CAATAAATTCTTCAATATATTCAGGCATTACTTTAGACTTGATAGTATTACCAGTTAATTTAATTTTTTCTTTCATTTCACCAGTTTTCTTATCTTTAGCCATTGAAAGTGTACCATAATTAATACGTGAAAGATTTAAACAAGAAATACTTTTGCCATCGTTATCTATGCTTATATAATTAGTTTTATTTGATGTATTACTTTGAAACTCTTCCTTATTATATTTTTCAATAAGTGCATCAATACCTACTTTATCATCATACTTCCACATTTCTTCAATTGTACCATCGTAATCCATTATTCCTTCAATTGCTCCATTTAAACTAATATTAGTTCTTTCAGGATATTGAAAATTAATACCATCAGTAACCGCAAGTAATGCAATACAACCATATTTACTAAACCAATTAATTGCATGTCTTAAATGAATTCTACCCACACAAGTAATTCTTGCTGCACAAACATTATCTGACCAGTTAAATGAAATATTCGAACCCAATGCACCAAATAATGAATTATTTAAAATCTTAATAGGTAATTGTTTGACTTTAGACATTGCAACATCTGCTGCAGTAAGTTCATTATTAATATATTTCACATGTATTTCAGGGTCAATTTGTCTTAACAATTCAACTTCTTCCTTATCCAATTTAGTACTATTTGCCAATTTTTTGTAAATATTACGAGTAGTTGTAAGATAAAGTAATAATTTTTTCATAACACCTGTAATATCAAAAATTGGAAATACTCCTTCTGTTAATTGAATCATAGGATAAAGACTGGCATAATCAATTTTAATAATACGTTTTGAATATCCTGTTTTATAACATCTTGCTAAACCACCACTAAATTTTTCATATTTATCTGATTGAGGTATTGCCAAATCATTTTCATAACTCCACGCAGTCATAAGCAAATTCCATATTGCTGCAGTACCCATTGTACAAATACGTTGATATGTAGTAGGTACTATTTTAGCAAGCATAAATGATGATTGATTATATAATTCATCGACTTGTTCTGTTTCCCACAAGTCATCAAGAAGATATTGTTTTACAAGTTTCTTACCACCAATAAATATAATTAAATTTTTTGGAAGTGCTTCTATTTTAAACCAATCTATAAAACCCTTACATTCATCAAGATATGTCTTTTTTAATACTTTATATTGTTCATCATCAAAATTGGTTTTATTAATTTGAAGTTTGTATAAATTTCTTGATACTTCCTGATATTCATCAGGTACTTGAACATAATTATTTTTTTCATCGATAAGAAATATTTTATTTTCATTATAATATTTACCAATTGAATTATCTTCTCCTTCGATATATGTTCTATTCTGTCTTGCCAATTTTTCAAACTTTGCAATATATTTTAATCCTGTTGATTTTAAATCAGAATTTACTGCTGCAGTTCGTTTTGCAGCATGTAATGTATCAATAATTGAATATCCCCACATTTCTGTAGCAGTATATTTGTCAGCAGTGTTACCATACTTAACAGAAACATTACCTCTTCTTTTTAATTGTATTCCTTCTTTAAGTCCGGTAGGTACTTCAGTTAAATCCATTTTTAATAATTTTGCTCTACCTAGAATAAAGTCAAAATCGAATGTTTCAGAATTATGTCCTAAAATAACTGCTGGATGTAAATGATTAATTAAATTAAAAAAATCTTGAATTAGTCGAATTTCAGATTCATCATCATTTGTTTTATCTACTTCCAGAATTGTTTCAAAACCACGATTATCTCTAACCCCAATTGCAAATACTCTGGCAATTTGATAACGTAAACCAGTGGTTTCAATATCAAATGTTAATTTATGAACATTTTTATATTCTTCATATCCTTTATAAAGTCTTGTTTGTGTTGAAATAAAAAATTGTTCAGTTGTTCTTGGTGCATAAAACAAATCCCTATATAAATAAATTGGTTCACCTTTTTTATCTTTAACTATCTGGTCATTATCATCAATTAATTTTTCATATGGGTCAATACCACCATCTTTAAAATAATTTCTAATATCATTATATGACCTACTACTGGTTATTTTATAACAATAACCTTCCACTAATCTTTTTTGATTACCAGTTTTTAATGGAATAATAGTAATTCCATATTTAATTTTTTTACTTTCAATATATTGTTCAGATTGACCTTCATATAATTTCTTTACTTTTGATAAATCTTTCATATAAAGAAATGGAATATATTTAATGTTTTCTATTCTTGATTCTTTATTTGGTTCATGTATTATGCATTGGGCAATATTTGTTCTTGGGTCGGTTTCAACATTAACTAAATATTTTAAATCATTATTATAACCTTCAAGAAATCCTTTAATTTCACCCAATATGTTTTGTTTATTCATTTTTAATGTTATTTATTTAACGTAACATATTTCAACGTTTTAGTTTTGTTATTAAAAGTATATATTTTATCACCATATTTATATTTATTGTCTTTCATTACCATGCTGGGATTTTCCATTAAAATACCTATACTCCAAAGACTTGTTGGTAAATTATTTGCAATAAATTTATAATACTCTTTAGATTTTTTTATCTTAAAATCTAAATAAATTAAATCACCTTCATTTTTTAAATAAGGTTTAAAGATTTCAATGAAAATATTGTGAATTTCTTCCTTTATATTATCATCAGATATATTAGCATTTGATAATAACATATTTAATAAAACATCTCGAATTGGATTCATATTCCAAGTATAAAGTGTAGCCATGTTATATGGTTGTATTAATTAAATTTATAATATTATTTATTTTATTACAAACAATGTTAATTTGATTGTCAATATCTTTAAGAAATTCTTTTTCATTAATTCTTATAATATGACAATTGTGCTTTTCTTTAAGAAAATTTTCTCTAATTAAATCACGTTCTTTTTGTTTTGTTTCGTTATGACTAATTTCATCCCATTCAATACAAATATTATATTTTTCAATATATCCATCAACCCAATATCTTATAAATTTCTTTTCACCGCCATTTAATGCATGTTGTATTGGTAAACCCAATTTTTCTGAAATTATATCTAAATAAATTATTGAATTTGCATTATATTTGGGAGCGTGTTTTAGCCATAATTCACCATATCTTTCAATCATTGTGTTTTTTGCTTTTTCAGAATATTTTTTATTCATAGTAATATTTTCAACACCGTATTTTTTAAGATTGGTTTGTTTTATCTTTTCTCTTACTTCTTTATTTTGTAGCGTATATTCACAGCCATATCTTTTTAAATTAGTTTGTTTTGTTTTTTCTTTAATTTCATTAGAATTAACTGGATTTTTATATCCATATCTTTCCAAATTGGTTTTTTCTGATTTTTCTTTAAATTCTTTAGTATTAAAAAAGTAATTAACACCATATTTTTTCAAATCATTTTGTTTTTTCTTTTCTTTAATTATATTAGATTGTGAATTATGTTTACAACCAAATTTTTTTATAGTCGTTTCTTTTATTTTATTTTTGGTGTCTTCACATAATAAATTTGTTGTAACACCAAATTTTTTTAAACACGTTTGTCTTGTTTTTTGTTTAATTTCATCTGAATTAACTGGATTTTTATATCCATATTTTTTTAAATTTGTTTCATAATATTTATTAATTGAACATTTGTCTGAACATCCGTAATAACCACCAGATTTAATATTTTTATTATAAACCTTATATGTTAAATATTTTTCTTTTCCACATATATCACATTTAACATGAACCATACAATGACTTCCATTTTTTAAATCAGAAACTTTAATTAAAATTTTATTATTAATTTTTGTAAAAACATAACCTTTATTTTGATAATATTTTTTATTACTTGCATGCCATATTGTTTCAACAAATTCATCCAATATCATTTCATATTTATTAACATAGTATTATTTTTTTATTTCAATTTTACCTTCAATATCTTTTTCCATGAAAAACCTTAATCTTTTGGAAAGTGATAAGCCATTGTCATCACAAAATTTTTTATATTTTTCAGATAAAACTTTCGATATTTTAATCGTAATTGTATCAACTAATATTTTTTCTCTTTTCATATTACTACTTATCTTTATATATAAATACTTTTAATTTTTAAAATAATTCTATTTTTTATGTTTATTTTTAATAATTTCGATTAAATCATTAATAATACTTTGATTAATGTCTGATTCGGATTTTTTCCCATCAATTACCATTGAAAGTTCTTGATGTTTCTTTTCACATAAATCGAAAACGTATTCATCTATAGTATCTTTATATACAAAAAAATATGCATTAACTGCATTGCGCTGATTTATGCGATAAATTCGAAAAACTATCTGGTCCATATCAGAAGGTGTCCACGGTACTGTAATAATACCAATCTTATTTGCTGCTGTTAATGTAAGTCCTTCAGAAATTGTACTTTGAGAACCCAATAATAATTTGGTTTTTCCATTTTCATCTTGAAAATCTCTAACAATTTCGGCTCTTTCAGTATCAGAAACATCTCCAATATGAAGTTTTGATATTTCAGGATATTTATCATGTAATTCATGTAAACTTTTTTTGAAAAAATCTACAATTACTAATTTATCGCCACATTCTAAAATTGAATCTATTAATTCTCTCACACTATTTGTTTTCAAATGACTAGTATATTCTCGTAACTTACTTAATATTGCTAATGGATGTATGATTTTTTTATCATTAAACTCATTAATTGTTCCATCTTCTAATTCATAATATATTTCATATTCTTTAGGTGTCATTTCAAGAACTATTTTTTGTACTGTTTTCTCTGGCAAATCGAGAAGCATTTCTTCAAGTTTTTTTCTGTATGTAAATGGGCTTATTTTATTAAATAATTCTTCGAATTTTGTTAAACTAATATCTGTTTCCCAACCAAAGCCATCAATATTATACGACATTCCACAATAAATTTTATAAAATTTATCTTTTGTTGGAAATTCTAATGGTGAAATTTGATGTAACACGCTATATAACTGATATGCGTGCGATTTTGCTGGAGTCCCGGACATAAAAATTTTTGATATTTTTCCATCATTAAAAATATCGTCTTTAAATAATCTTTTAAACGCTTTATACGTATTTGTTGAGGTTGAAGAAATACGATGACACTCATCTGCAATTAAACAATCTATTTTACCTATATTTAATTTATCAAACTTATCTTTTACCTTATTAAAATCAGATGAATTAAAATAATCATAATTGAAGATAATGTATTTACTATTTTCAATATTACACGTATTTTTTTTACCAACAATAAAAACTTGTGAATTGTTTGAAAATTTTTTTACTTCATTTAAGTAATTGTATTTCAATGAGTTGGGTGTTATAACAATTACTTTTTTAAAATCATTCATTTCTACATAACCTATTGAGATTAAAGTTTTTCCTGAACCCATCCCTAGAGCTAATAATGCATTTCTTACTACATTTAAAAACATTATTCCTACAACTTGATGTTTAAATAATGTTATATTTGGTTTTAAATTTTTTTGTACAACATCTATATATTTTTCATAAGTTTCTTCTAATTCTTGCTTGTATTTAACCCAAAATTCTTTCTTAATATTTAATTCGGCAATAAATTTACGTTTCTCTGCTTCAGCAATTTCAAGTTTTTGTATTTGTTGAATGAAAATATTTCGACTATCATCATTACCAAAGTCAAAATGAATTTTATTTGAACCTTTATATTTTTTGATTAAAGAAAATAATGACATTGTAGTTACTTCCCATACCATCATACCAGCATTCCATTTACGAGTTTCTTCAGGTAATGATTTAAGATTATTTATTAATCCTTCATTATATTGAAACCTAAGATAATATGCTTGTCTTTTAGAAATTCTTTCACAACAAACTATGAATGGGGGTAGTGATTGCATATAACTTTTTGACTTTACATGCAAAGATAATTAAAAAAATTTAAATGTCAATTAATATTTTAAATTACTGTGGTTTTTGTAATACTATTAGATATTATAACATTTATATATCCATTAACAGGTAATGTTATTTTACCGCAACCGCCCTCATTTCCAGATGAAATAAAGTCTAATTTAAATTCCATTTTATAATTACCTGCTTTTCTTGTATCTCTTAACTTAAACCTATATGTTAATGTATATTTTTCTTCTGCAGGAAAATCTGGTCTATCATTATTAACAACAAGATTTGCTGGTGCGTTAGCAATTCGATATAATCCATTTTCATCAATCATTGATACAGTAACTGCAACATTTTCTAACATATCTGCAGTAATATCATATTGTTCTAATGTATGTTGAATTAATGGATATTTTAATTCAGGAAGTGTGCTATCTTTCTTAATAAAAAAATTATTAATATTAAATGTTGAATAGTCCATTTTTATTTATCAGTTTTAGTACTACTATCAGTATTGTCTATATTATTTATTTTATTATCTATCAACTTACCGTCATTTTCAATTGTTTTCGCTTTGTTTTTACCATAAATAACACTACCTAAAAATAATGAATTAGCACCAATTACTGCTGCAATTTCAACTCCAGTATATTTAATAATATGAATTGCGAACTTTATATCTATAGTAAGTAATCCAGTTAATGTAGTTAATGCAGTTAATATAAATATTAATCTCATACTACTTTCAGAACCACTACCTCTAAAAAAATTTGCAATAAAATTAGTTAATTTCATGATTATATTTTTAATTATAAATACTAATATTTTATTTTAAAAAAATGAAACTTCACAATAAGTAATAACAATTTTTCCACTTGCTCCTGTACCACCAATTGATGTTCCACCCGTATATGCTCTAATAGCACCACCACCTCCACCACCCGGAGCAGTACCCGGATAACCATTTGAACTAGGTAATGTTATAGTACCATTTCCACCTGCACCACCACCAGCTACTCCTCCAGTACCACCTGAAGCCATAATTGCGTTTCCACCAGCATTTTTATTTCCAGCAGCACCGCCACCTCCACCACCTCTTGGAGCACCAAGAATACCACCCGGATAACTATTTGCACCATTTCCACCATTATATTTTATAGTTCCTGTACCACTACTTGCTTGTCCACCTTGTGTACCTCCCGTACTATCAAGTATTACTCCTGTACCACCTTTTGCAACAACAGTAGTAACATTAAAACTACTATCACCACCATTTATACCTGCAGCACCACCACTTCCAACTATAATAGTATAACCAGAACCGGGAATAACATTAACAAAACCACTTGAATATGCACCACCACCTGCTCCACCACCACCATATGTAATAGTTGTCTTTGTTGCACCACCACCACCAGCACCCCAACATTCAACTCTTATTTGTGTTAGATATAATGGACATGTCCAAATAAAAGTACCTGATGTATTATATGTTATAACCATTATTATATATTTAATCCTACTAAATAACCATCATAAGTATTACTTGATGTACTAAAGAAACCCAATACATCACGTTTACTTGCTGTTGTTGTTAATATTGGAGCAGTACCACCTGCCCATCTAATTGTACTAAACCAAGTAACTGTACGTCCACCAACACCATCTTGTGTAATATGTACAAAAAATTTTAATCCGTTTGTTGCGTTAGATACTGCAATTGTTATATTTCCTGCTGGCATTGTAATTTGATGATTCATTACCCTTGCATCAATAGTAACAGTAGCACCTGTACCGGGTGTATAACCACTATAACTTATTAATGATATTTTATTTGTATCACTTGGATGTACATGGTCTTGTCTTGACCAATATGTTGAACTACCACTTGTTGCTGTACTATCCATTAATGGAAGTGCAGTACTACCTTGTTTGATATACCATGCTGTTGTTGCAATACAAGTACTATTATTATTTACTGCAGGAGTAGGAGCGAATGCACTTGTTCCACCAGAAATCAATGGACTTTTTATACATGATGTACCGCAAACAATAGGTGAACATACTCTTGTACTACCTGTTATTATTGGTGAACATATATAAGTACTTGCATTAATATTACCAGTTACAGATAAAGTACTACCATTAAAAGTCATATTAGGTTGTGAACATATACAACTCATATTAACATATGTACCAACACCATTAGCAGTAGTACCTACCCAACAGAAAGGAACTGATGCTGCTTGATTACACCAACAACCTGTTCCATCTGCTGCCGAAGTTAAAACTTTTCCTATACCAGCACCTGTTTTTATTCTAATAACTGATGTTATCATACAAGTTGAACCTGATATAATAGCACCACTTACACATGAAGTACCACATACTATTGGAGAACATACTCTTGTTGAACCTGTTATTATAGTTCCTTTTACTGTACCTGTTGAACATAATAATGCTGTTTGAACACATGAAGTACCACATACTATTGGAGAACATACTCTTGTTGAACCTGTTATTATAGTTCCTTTTAATGTACCACTCATTGTACCACCACTTGTAAATAATTTACTTGTATCACTTGGATGTGTATGGTCTTGTTTTGCCCATAATGTTGAAGTACCAACTGTAGCAGTACCATCCATTAAAGGCATTGCTGTTGCACATTGACCAATATACCATGCACTATTTATTACACAATTACTATTATCATTTGTTGCTGGTGTACATACATTAACTACACCTGTAAATGTCACGCCACTTATATTTGCTTTTTTATTTAATATTGCATTTGTTGTTCCAGTATAACCACTTACAAATGACTTTGAAGCAAAAGTATTAGGTGCTGTTATTCCAGTATAACCACTTACAAATGATTTACTTGCATATGTTGCAGGTGCTGTTGTACCAGTATATGTTTGATATATACTTGTATTTAATTTACTTGTTAAAGTAGTACTAAGTGTACCACTATTAACATTTACATTAAAACTATTACCTGACCAACAAATACTGTTTCCTGCAAGACTTGAACCATTTAAATTAATAACACCAGTACTATATTGTAAACCAATTCCTGCAATGGCTGAATTTACATATAAACCACTTACATCACTACATAAACTTGAATTGCTTGCTAATTTAACTGCAATATTATAGTTTCCACCTACTGATGTAACACAAATACCATTACCACTAACAGTACCTTGGGTAGAATTGAATAATACAAATGTTAAAGGTGTAATTCCAATATAAATTGGGTTAGGTGTTGTGAGAATCCATGAAGTATTTTTATTGGTTGCACCACTGATAACTGACATATAAGCACCTGAAACAACATCACCAAAAACTGAGCCATTAAAATCTGATGCACGACCCCAATTGGTTGTTGATGCGGTATAAACACCATTTGTAGCACCACTTGCTTGATTTTTAACTAAAACTCTCATACCTATGGTAAGTTGAACACCACCAATTATTGTTAAACCTGAAAGTGTTACAGGACCTGTTGTTGCTACTTCAACAGCAGCATGTACTTGTAAACCTGTTGCAACTGTATCAACATATGCTCTTGAAACCAAAGAATTTGAACTGAAAGTACTACTATAATCATTATTATATTCAAAACCTCTTGGTATTGCTCTACTATCAGTAATTGTTACTTGAGTATTACTTAATTGAAAACGTATTGCTTCTGTACCATCACTTGTCATACCTTTTATAGAAATAGTACCACCACTGCTATAAAATTCCATACCACAACCATTTTTATCATATATTTGAGCACCACATGAACTTGCAATATTAATTCTTCTACTTTGTAAACAAAAATCTTGATTTCCACAAATTATTATTGGTGCAGTTAATATACCACCAAGGCAAATATTATGATTATCATATTTACAAATACCATTTGTTGCGCCAGTAATTACTTTAACGATTGCTGGTTGTGTACTACCAGTATATGCATTAAAATCACATGTTTTGAATAAAGTGTTGTTATTAGTACCACCGGAATTTAATATAAAATTACATAAATTTATATTATTTAAACAAGTACTTACTGGTAATTCTGGATTTCCAGTAAATATTGGACTTTCAAGAGATGAGAATGTTTTTCTTATTGTACTACCAGTTATAGTAAAATAAAAATTATAACCATCAAATTCAACTGCCCCCACTTCTGGACTACTAAGTAATGAACCACTTGTAAATTTAAGTGGTGCATTTGTTATAGTACCTGCTTTCAAATGTATAACAGCAGTTGGTACTATGCCAAAACCTGTGTTTCCAACAGCAGTAATTCTTACCTTTTCAGTCGGAACTGAATTAGTTGCAGTGTTAAATAATATATCACCATTATATGAACCAAGTAAACCATTACCTGTATATTGTGATATAATTGAGTTTACTGTTGCACCAGTATTAGCAATACGTGCTCTGAACCAAACGTGTCCAATTTCGTCACCATTTTGTACTCCACATACTGAACATAAAGTACCTCTCGTCTTAACAATTGCTAAACCAGTACCAATCGCATCATTTGAACTTAATTTTATTCTTAAATCAGCAGCATTAGCATTATTGGAATCCATTTCAATAAGACTCTGACTACCAACAGCAACATCAAGAAAATTTGCTTCATTGATTTGAAATTTATTTAGTCTTGTTATTACGCCACCACCAATATTTACACGACCTAAACTATCAACATACATATGTGGAACAGTATCATTTGGTGAAGACATTATTGCAAATCTATAATTACCACCACGAGCAAAACTATTTGCAATAGGAGCAATGATTGGATTTGTTGTTGTTCTTATTCGTATCCAATATAAATAATTTTCATCTCCCGGTAAGTCAGACAAATCATCTTGAATCCAATTTGTCATTAATGTACTATCCCATGATAATGAACCACTTTGTGTTAAATTTTTTGTACAATCTATATAATTATTATTAAAATTATTAATATCAACCCACATACTACCTGTCCAATATTCTGTAACTAAAATAATACCTGAAGCAATATTTAACATATTTACATAGATACTATCTATTTTAACTTGTGTTCCAAAATAAATAGCATTAACAGTAGTACCAGAATTAAATATAATAACATCACCACCTAAAGTACTACTATTTGCTTCTGCAGTTATATTATTATAAATAATAGGATTTGCAGTATAATCTAATGTTTGTTGAACATCAGTAAAACCAACAGTTGATACAACAAAATTTCCAATTGGTAATTGTCCAAAAGCGGCAAAAATAAATGTTGTTCCTAAACCATGTCCAGTAATATTTTTAAATTGAACTGTAATACCAGCATAAATTAATGTTGCACCAGTTGTACAACCGCTACTTATTGACCAAGCACTAAAAGTTTGTCCTTGGTCAATACTTATTTTCCATCTAAAAGTATCTGTTGTACCAGTAATACTATCAATTTCAAACTCAAAAATACTTATATAATTTCGAGTATATATTCCACCAATCGATATATCATTTGGACCACCTATTACTAATGCAGCATGACTATTCATAATATTACTTGGGCTATTGACACCAAATCTACCAGTTTCTGAAATCACTATTGGACTATTATTATCGTCAATATTATAAAGATACCAAAATTTTGCATTTTCATCTCTATAAGTTTCTGCAAGCCATTTAGCAACGCCATTTTCTGCCCATTGAACATTTTTATCAACATCTAAAGAACCGTCTATAATAAGCGCATTAGTTTCAGTACCAATTAAATCACCAATAGTATCTATTCCATATGCATGTACAAGACCTTTTGGTGTTATTGTTCCAAAACCAGTTAATCCACTTATTGTATTTATTGTAATAATTGGCGTTATACCATCTGCTTTATTAATTGTAATGGCAGATACTGTGTCACCAGTTGGTCTAATTTTACTTGAAACTAAACCCCCATTAAAACTACTTTCAATATTTGTACTAGCATTAATTTCAGTAACTTGTTGCAAACCTGTTGAACCAGTATAATTATTAATTTGAGTCTTATTGTAATAATTTGTAGGTAATGTAGTACCAGTAAAGTTATTAAAATTAATTATATTTAATTTAGTTCCAATTAATGTATTTGTTTTACCAGTATAGCTATTAATTTGTGCTTTATTATAATAAAATGTTGGTAATGTAGTACCCGTAAAGTTATTAAAAACACTGACATCTACTTTAGTATTTAAATCAGTAAGATACGCTAAAGTACCATCCGAATTTTGAATAGTTAAATTTCTAAAATTATTTGTACTAATACCTGATGTAATAAACATTACACCTTTAGCATTATCTACACTATCATATATTTGAAAATTATTTGATTTAAAATAATCAGGTGTATCACCAAGAAATTTCCAACTACTACCATTACTAAAATAAAATCCAGATGATTTTCTATTAGCAACATAAGTGCCACTACCACTTCTAACAACATAAATTTTACCACTTGACGTACCTGCAGCAGGTAAATCTGTATATAAATTTACTTGTGGATATGTTGAACCTGTTGTTGGTGTACTTCCGCTACCACTGAAATTACCATTAAATAAAAATATGTTTCCAGATAACAAATCTACTGTGAAAGTTGCCATTATAATATCTTTTTTATAAATACTAAATAGATTTAAATTGGCTTTTGTTTTTGCCAAAATAAAAATGATTATTGTATTATATATAATCTTATGCCGAATATGTGAAACCAAATCTACAATCCCAAGCAAAACCAAATTCTTGAGAACCATTTGGAAAACCTATGCTCCATTCACTACCTGATTTACAAATTCTTTTTATTTTCCAAGTATCTTTACTTATGTCTTTACTATTTGCTGAAACACCAATATAAATTTCATTTGATGATACTTCATCAATCAACATTGGTGATTCAATATTAGAAGGTAATTGAATGCTAAAATCTAATCCTTGTGCCATAATTTTATTTTAATATAAATACTTGAATTGTTACAACAAAATTCAATTCTAATTTACTTTTGTTTATTAACTGCTTCAATAATTTTATTTATATCTAATACATTTACCGTATCATAAGGAAACTGCTGTATCTGTCCTGCGATATCGAATTGGTCAAGATAACTAAATTTATTTAATTCTCTTACATAATTTGCACTTGGTATAACATTAATGTTTTCAGCATAACCAAAAACTTCTGGTTTATTTCCAATCCATACAACAGTACTTTGTAAATCCAAAGCTGCTGCTACATGCTGAGCAAAACTATCGATAAATAATCTTTTAGTACTTAATGGAAATACTGCATATAATTCTCTATGTGGTAAATTAAGTTGTTCCACTCCTTGAAGAACTGGTTGTTCTGGAGATTTAATATGTAAAATCCTATATGATTTATTGAAATAATTTACAAGTTTTTGAGCAATTTCAATTGGCATATCTCTATACCAAGATTTTTTTGAATATTGTCCTTGTGGAGAACCACCATGTGTTTGTAATAACATAATTGGTCTATTATCCGGTTTTATTTTATCTTTAGCAATTTCAATTTCTCTTGGATTTAAATATATTTTTGGTTTATATCCATCATAAGGAATATTAAACATATCACACCAAGATTGTGTAAGATGTTTTCTTTGAAGAATATGGTCTTCACTATGATAAACTTCATGTCTGAAAATTTTAGTTGTTGGTCGAATAAAATCTGAAAAAAAGTACTGCATTTGACCAAAAGTATAAAATCTAAAAACGTCTGGATTATAAAAATAAGGTCCGTCCCATGCACAAACAACCACAATTTTATATTCAGGATATGCTTTTTTTATTGCTCTTATTAAAGCACTAGACATTATACATTTACCATGACCACCTTCAACATGTACAATTGCAAATTTATCATCATCTTTTATTTTGTCATCTATTATCATAAATTTTCTTATTTATCATACTATTATAATTTTTTATAATATTTTATAAATACTAAAATATTTATAAAAAGTTAATAATATTAAAAATATTTTTTATGGATTATCTAATTGTTTCCAACCACCACCATTATAGAAATATAAATGATTATCTGTGCAACAAGTAAATATTGTACCTAGTGTTGGATTTGCTGGTGTTGTTGTTGGTGTTAAATTTAATATGTTATTTATTGTAACAGTACAACCAGTAACATTACCACAAATTATATTACCTATGGAAATTGAACAATTAATTGTTGATATACCACCAAGCATTGCTATTGAACAATCGCTACATGAAATACTATCACAACCAATTGCTACTGAATATTTACCACACGTACGACTATCAGCCATTGCTACTGAATAACAACCATCTGCTTGACCACCAGCCATTGCTACAGAACTATAACCACCTGCAACACCACTTGCCATTCCTACTGAATATGTTGCACTACCATATGTACTACTACCAGCTATTGCTATTGAACAAATACTACATGCAATACTATCAATCATTGCTATTGAACCACAACAATATGTAATGCTACCCACACCAATCGCTACAGAACAAGTTGCACCAGTATCAGTATAACCATTAATCATTGCCACTGAATTACAACCAAATGTAGTTCCACCAATCATTGCTATTGAATTTATTGCTCCAGTTTGTGTTGTTCCATTAATCATTGCCACTGAATTACAACCAAATGTAGTTCCACCAATCATTGCTATTGAACAATCGCTACAAACAATTCCATTAATCATTCCCACTGAATTAATTCCATATGTTTGACTACAAACCATTGCTACTGAAAAACAACCAACTGCATGAGCACAAACCATTCCTACTGAAAAACAATTATTTGCTTGACCACCAGCCATTGCTACTGAATATGTTGCACCGCTTTGCGTTGCACCTAAAGCCATTGCTACTGAATTAATTCCGTTTGTTTGACCACCAGCCATTGCTACGGATTCATCACTAAAAGTAACACTTTCAGTATTCATTGCAATTGAGTTAATTCCGTTTGTGTAACCACAAGCCATTGCAACTGAATTAATTCCGTTTGTGCAACCACAAGCCATTGCAACTGAATTACAACAATTTGAAATACTACCATTCATTGCTACTGAACATTCAGCACAAGTTAAACCACCAGTCATTGCTACTGAATTACAAGCCCAAGTACTACTATTAATACCAATTGCAATAGAACAATCAGCACAAGTAATACCACCAAGCATTGCTACTGAATTAATACAATTTGTCTGACCACTAACCATTGCTACTGAATTAAAACCATTAGTAGTACCACCAGCCATTGCTACTGAAGAACAAGCATTAGTAAAACCATTAACCATTGCTACTGAATTATCACAAAATGTAATACCACCAGCCATTGCTACTGTATTACATCCAATACATGTAATACTATTACATCCAATAGCTACTGAATTACTACCAAAAGTAGTACCACCAGCCATTGCTACTGAAAAATAACCGCATGCTTGACCACAAGCCATTGCTACTGAACAATCAGAATATGTAATACCACAAACCATTGCTACTGAATTAAAACCACATACAGCAGTTCCACTAGCCATTGCTACTGAATTTGTTGCACCACTACAAGTAATACCACCAGCCATTGCTATTGAATTAATACCATATGTAGTTCCATCATTCATTGCTATTGAACAATCTCCATATGCTTCTCCAATCATTGATATTGAACAACAACCATGTGTTGCACCAATCATTGCTACTGACATACAACCAAATGCAGCACCACTAGCCATTGCTACTGAATTTGTTGCACCAGTGTCTGTAAAACCATTAGCAATTGCCACTGAATTACAACCATGTGTTGCACCAACAGCCATTGCTACTGAATTACAACCATAAGTAATAGCATTACCAATTGCTATTGAATTAATACCACAAGCAGTACCATTAGCCATTGCTATTGAATAATCAGCACAAGTATAACCACCAGCCATTGCTACAGAATTTGTTGCACCACTATAAGTAGTACTACCACCAGCCATTGCTACTGAACCACAACCTAATGCTTGACTTCCATTATTAATTTGTAATGCATCTATTGTGTGGCAATAAATTAAACCTGTACTACCACTTAATATATTATTTTTATTGAATATTATTTGTGTATCACTTGAACAAATATTAGTTCCACCAGTACTACCAGAAATTACACTAATAACATAACCTTTGTCAACTAATGAACGATTAGTATAATTTACGCTATAATCACAATAATATTCAATACCTTTAAAACTACCAATATCGCTACAAACTGTAATACCTGTTGGTATTATAGTTATTGCACTTCTTGAACCACTTCTTGCACCAATAAACACTTTATTATTACATGCTAAAATACAATCTCTTGTTACAGAAAAATATCCACCATTAAAATTAGCAGGATTACCTTGACCAACAGTTAATGTTATTTGGGAATTAAGTGGTAATGATATTAATGTATCACCAGTTAATATACCACCTAACGATACTATATTACCATTTTTTGCTAAACCATTATTTGCACATAAAGTTGTACCACTGGCATTTTTAATTACCAAATTACCATCATTAGTACCTGTTTGATACCAATATTCAGTATTAAGTATATTTACTGTTAAACCACTATATCTTTGTGATTGAGGAATGTCAGCATTAACTGCTGCAACACTCACATATGGATAATTACAAGAATTTAAATATCTTGAATCAATTGGATTTCCAACATTAATCTTTAAATTATCATTTAATTGTATTGCCATTTTTTTATATTTTTATTTATTAACTTATTAACATTGATGATGTTACACATGTTTGTTTATTACTAATATAAACTTTATAACTTTGTCCTGACCAACAAACTGTTGTAACACTAGTTATATTAGATGATGGAAATAAATTACATGCAGGACTAATACCGCCACCAATAGAACCATTATTAAGTGCAGTTATACACCAACATGTTTTATCTGTATTTGATGCTGGATATGCAAACCACAAATAATCATCACTACCACTATTAAAATTAATACTAATAGAACTTGATGAACTTGCAACAATTTTAGTTCCACCACCTACCATAGCACTTGTTGCTGTTGGACGATTTGCTCCCGCAGCACCGGGACAAGTACATTTACCCCAAAAATATGGATAAATACCTGTTAATGATGCTGTTTGTTGTGTTGTATCACCAGCAGAAAGAGGTGAACCATAATTACCACCTGCACTATTTTTTGGCTGAACACCAGCACAATATGTTACACATGAACACCATGTTTGTGTACCCGCAGAAATAACATAAGAAGCAGCACATTTAGTTACACTTAATGCAGTGCATGCATAATTTCCAGTAACACCAACACCATTATATTTATAACAACATGCACCATTACTTATTTTATTACATGTTGCTGTATATTGTGGATTAATACATCCTTGATTTAATGTAGTTATTACGCATAATGTTGAAATACTACAACCAACTTCAAAAGTTCCTGAAGGATTTAAAGAAATTGAACTTGATGGATTAGTTAAAACTGGATTTAAAGTAGGAACTAATATTTCTTTTAGTATTTCGTTTGATGTTTTACCAGTTAAAATTGTTCCAACATCAATACCACCGACACATACTGAAGTAGGACTTGCTAATTTATAAACAGTACTACCAGTAGCACCACTTGCTTGAAGGTCGACATATCTTTTATCAACAACTTGTGTATTTCCAGTAAAATCAGGATGTATTTGATATCTTAAATCACCAACTGTTGCAACTTGAGTTTTACCACTTAATACTAATGAACTATTTTGAGTTTGTTCAACATGTTGATTTGTTAATTTAATTTTTGTATTAAATGCCATAATTTTATTTATTATATATTATAATTTTATTTTTCTTTTAATAATAAATAGTTTTTTTATTCTTAATTATTTAACTATTTAAATATTATTCGTTAGTTAACAAAAGCAATTGCACTCCAAAAAATTCCATTATATACAAATGTTATTGAACCATAATCAGTATTAATTGTAGAATAACCACCATTGTTAATACATGTTCCATTACCATTAATTGTTATTGGGTCTGCTAACGCATTTCCACAAATGTCGACAATTGTTATTTTTTGAGTGTAATTACAAACAACAACTGGTAATGATGGTAAAAATATTGGATGTGATGAAACACCAGATACAGCAATAATATCATCGCAACTATATGTATAATAATTTTGATTTAATGTACAATAATAACCATTAAGTTTTATCTTAACAAGATTTGAAGTACCGCTTATTTGTTCATCAACATATTCTTTATCAGGAATCCAACGTGGATTATTATTACAATAATTACCGCCATATGTTAAACCACTATTACCAAGATTAACTATTTTTAATGCACTTGAACATTTATTTGTAAATGTAATTCCAGTATTATAGATATTAATATTACTTCCATTTGAAAGATTTATACAATGATACATGCCAATATTTACACTATTACCAGATAATCCCCATTGTGCACTACTTCCATTTTGAGAACATATATTAAATTTTGAATCTGAATATATAGTATTTAAACTAAAATCTGCAAGTCCATAAATATTTGTACTATCTGATTGTAAACGCAAACTATTATTACATAAATTAATAGTAGTAACACCAGTTAAATTACCACCAAGTTTAACTTGTCGTCCTTGTTTTGTTAAACCATTTGTTGCACCAGTTAGTGCTGAATTAAGTATTGTTTGAATTGTATTATCAAGACAAACATTATGACTATCGTATTTACAAACACCATTTGTTGCACCAGTAACTGAAGTATTTAATGTGTTTTGTGTAATTGTAGTAAGACAAACATTATGACTATCGTATTTACATATACCATTTGTAGCACCTGTTAATACTGAATTAAAAACAGTACCATCAAGACAAATATTATGATTATCATATTTACAAATGCCATTTGTTGCACCAGTAACTGAAATATTTAATATGTTTTGTGTAATTGTACTGAGACAAGCATCATGACAACTATATTTTGTTAATCCACCAGTTACACCCGTTAATGTAGAATTAAGTATTGTTTGAATTGTATTATCGAGACAAACATTATGACTATCGTATTTACAAACACCATTTGTTGCACCAGTAATTGTAACAGCAAGTATATCTTGTGTTGCATCATTAAGACTAATAATATGTGTTGTACCTGAAGTTGTAACAGTAATTCCTGTTCCTGCTTTAACATCAGTAACATGATTAAAATAAACAAATAATAATGGAGTAGTGTCAACAATTATAGGGTCATCCGTTGCTAATACCCATGAAGTATTTTTATTTGTATCACCACTTAAAACCCATGCATATGAACCAGAAACTACTTCACCACTTGGTGTACCATCGAAATCTATTGCACGTGTCCACGTACTTGCACTTGCAATCCAAATACCATTTGTTTTACCACTTGGTATAAATGGTATTTGATTTTTTATTAAAACTCTATCACCATTTAAAAGTATAATACCATCAATTGTTGATAATCCACTGAAAGGATATGTTAAATTTGTTGTAGTAGCTACTTTAACTACTTGTTTAGGTTTTAAACCAGTAACTATTTCATCCGCATATTGTTTAGTTATAAGAGAACGATTAGTGAAATAACTTTCATAATCACCACCATATTTTATACCACCATTGTCTTCATAAGAAAATGAACCACCTGAAAATAAAAAAAGTAAACCAACATTATCAATACCAAAAATAGTTGTTAAACCACTTGTAGATACTTGAAAATCGGTGAGATTTGATAAACTTATATTATGTAAACCAATACCATTAATTGTTGTTCCACTTAAAAGATTACCACCTAATGCAACTGTTGTTCCACTATTTGCAAGATGTAAACCATTTGTTGCACCAGTTAATGTACCACTTCCACTTCCAACTTTTATCCAACTACTTGTTGAAGTATAGTTGTTAGCATCACATAAATAGAATAATCCTCTATTTACACCTGAAGCAACTGAAACTACTGCACCATCATAAAGCCAAACACTACCACTTCCACACCATGTTGCAGGTAATGTTAGGTCAGCATATGTACCAACTAATTGTTTTGCATCGATAGGTGCTTTTAAAAGACCTTCGAAATTTGCTGCAAAATTAAATGTACCTATATTTCTTGACATATTTTATATTTTAAAAAACTAATCTTATGCATACTGCGCTTCTATCAACACCATTATATGTATATCTACAATAACCAATTGAATTTCCTTGTATTGTTTCTGATGATGTGCTACAATTCCATAATGCTAATGAACTTCCTTGTGAACCACCCGGATATTCCCATTGTGCTGAAACAGTATTATATTGTTGAACACCTACTAATGGTCTATTAGTTGGTGTACTGAGCCAAGCACATGGAATTTCAAATTTTTGTTTATTTGGACTACTATCTGAAACTAAATTCATTTGAACATTATTTGCTGTGGTCATATCTACTAATGATTGTTTAGTTAAAACAGTAATACTTGAAGTTGTTCCAAAAAGAGGATAAACACCTACAATTGAACTGTTTGCAGCACTTGTACAACCTGCTGATAGTGCTGTACAATATTGTGTACCTTTACTACCTAAAGCAGGACTACCTGCATCATAACAAGTACAAACTCCCCAACTTTGTGAACTTATTATAACACTATAACTTGGATTTGTTTGTATTGCAGGTGATGATGCACAACTCTGAAAACCAGAAGGCATTCCACAACCAGTAAAACAATATGAAATTGCACAACCACTTCGTTTATCTGAACTACTACAATATTGTGGATTAATACAACCTCTATTAAATGTTCCAGTAACTGTTTGAGAAAGACTACAACCAATTTCATATAATCCTGAAGCAGTTAATCCAATTCCAATTGAAGGTGCTGTAATTGTACCACATAATTCTGGAACTAAAATTTCTGCTAATATTTGATTTGCTGTTAAACCTGTTAATGTTGAACCAGCAGGTAAACCACCAACAGTACATACTGAAGGTGAACCATATGTATATTTTTCACTACCAGTACCACCACTTGAATATATTACAACTGTACTACCACTTTGAATTACTGTGGTATTACCACTACCTTTAAGACTTCTAAATAATAATGAAGCACCAACTTTAGTACTATAAATACCAGTACCAATACCAATATTAGCACCTATTGTTGTACCACCACTACTTGAAGATATGAGAATTGTACCACCATTATTTGTTACAGTAGTACCACCTGTTCCAAGAATACTCCTGAATTGTAATGTATTTCCAGTTACACCAGTATAAATACCAATACCAATACCAAGATTTTGACCTCTTGTTAATGATGAACCTGAAAAATATATAAAGCTATCATCGTTTGTTATTTTAATAACACCCGGATTTTTTGATTTTATTGTTCTAAATCTAAGTTCATTATATCGTATATTATTAAACACTGGATTACCTACTGTAATTGTTACACCTGTATTTAAACTACCATATGCTGTAACTAAAACAGAACCATTATATGTACTTCCACTCCATGTTGCATTTGTAAATCCACTACCAGTATATCCAATAATTGGAACATAATTTCCAATATATGAAGTAATATCAACACTACTTAATTGCCATGCATTTAAACCTTGGTCAAATAACCATGAAACTGTTCTTGCAGAATTTATATATGCACGTCTAAGTGCCCCATGATATGTTGGTGTACCAAGTCTTACAATTCCTGAACTATCTCTATAATAATTATTATATTCAGAATAATAATTACCAATATATGAACCAAAACCAGCACCACTTAAATTAAGTGTTTGTATACCTGTTTTTCCGCTAAAAAATCCAATATTTGTTGCACCAGTTATTGCATTAATAATATTAACTGTTCCACCCGTAACTGTTTTTAATATCAAATTACCATCAGCAACACCATTTTTAAACCAATAATCAACATTATTAATGTTGACTGTTAATCCAATATATCTTTCACTTGAAGGAATTATTGCAATTACCTCTGTTGTTGCGGAATATGGCAATGGACTACCACCAACTGTTCTTTCACTTAAATATCGTTTATCAATTGGTGCAGGTGCTGAAACTTTTATATTTGTATTTAATTGTGTTGCCATGTTTAACTATTTTTAAATGTTATATTATAAGGAGTACCACCAGCTATTGTACTTGTTGGATAATTACTAATGTAAAATTTATAATTTACTCCTGACCAACAAGAACTTGGAGAATTTACTGATACTGTTGTTGGTGCATTAAATAATCCACCCGGTATTGATTCTGTATTTGTTGTTGGTGCATTTGAACCTTCCCACTTAGTTTTTGTTGTTGATGTTGCGGGAGTTGCAAGCCAAATATATTTGCTTGTAACATTATAATTTACTATGACATTACTACTACTATCAATTACACATTTAGTACCTGTTGTAAGTAATGCTGAACCAGCAGTAGGAACACTTACACTATTTCCATAAAAATATGGATATATACCACAAACAACAGCACATGATGAAATTGTATCTGCAGAACATGTACAACCTGTCATTAAATTTCCATCACTTTTTGTAGGTGCTATTCCTGCAGTATAATCAACAACACCAAATGCAGTATTATTACCAGATGATATTGTTATACTTGGCATTATGCATGTATTAGTTATTCCCGAATATTGATTACCACCCATATCTGTAAAAACATAACAATCAGCAACGCCTGTTCTATATTGAGTACCACCACAATATACGGGAAATACACTACCCCTGTCAAAATTTATTGTTCCAGTAAATGCAATACTACAACCTATTTCAAAAATTGTTGTTGTTGGTGATAATGAAAGTGAACTACTTGGCGATATTAATGTAGGATAAAGTACTGGTGCAACCATCATTTCAATTATACATGATAATTGACAACCTATAATAGGAGTATTAATATCTAATCCACCAACAGAACATGTTGTAGGTGATGCACCATTATATATTGTCGAACCACCTGATGCAGATGATTGTGCTAATGATATTGTTTTTGTAGTATCACAATATGTTAAAACATATCCATCTGTTGAAAATGATGCACCACTTGCAGTAAGTAATACATTAGTTGGAATTGGATTACCATCAGTAAGTGTTAAACCAGATACAGATGCTATTTGAGTCTGACCTTCTAAGGTTAGTGTACTTCCACTTAATTGCTTAAATTGAGTATTCTCTAAGTTTGGTCTTGCGAAAAATGGCATGTCATTTTGTATTTATTAAAATACTTATATTATTTTTTAATATTTCTGAAAGATTTTTCTTTTCAGTATATGGAATACGCAATAATTTAATATTATTGTTTAATGCATATTCTGTTTTTAATTTATCGTTTAATTTAGTTTTTTCAAATTTTATATTACCGCCAAAATGTTTAAAAATTTTATGGTGTTGTTCACCATCATATTCAATTAATAAATTTTGATTTGGCAAATAAAAATCAAAAAATAATTTATATTTATTATTTTTACAATCATCAAATTTTTTTTGATATTCAAATAAAACATTATTTTCTTTTAAATATTTTATAATATTTTCTTCGCCTTTCGAATTTTTACAAATAGGACAACCTTGACTACACAAATGAGCATTAGGTTTTTGTAAAAATTCACCATGTTTTTTACAAATTATATTTATCTTTTTATGTGCATTAACATATTTTACTAATGAATAATTATACTTATTATCATGTATAATATTTGCCTTTTCAATAAATTCCTCTATCGTTGATTTTTTACTTGGATGTGAACACTTTGAACAACCATGACCATCTAAATGGTCAAATGGTATTTGCTCAAATATTCCATGTTTTGAACAAACTATTTTAATTTTATTTCTATTACCCGTATATTCAACCAAAGAATAATCATAAATATTATTATGTATTTTATTTGCTTTTTCAATAAATTCTAATGTAGTTAATTTATTTTTCATAATCTTTGTAACTATATGACCGTACCCCTAATTACCAAAACTGAAGTTTTTGCTTCAGTTTTATTTATAATAAATACAATTAATTTAATTTAAAATCGAGATATATGTAAAATAAAAAACCCGTAAGAATTTCTTACGGGTTTTAAATAAATAATTTAAATTTTATAAAGTAAATTTTTCTTGCTTTCTAGCTTTTTTTCTCAATTCGTTAACTTCTCTATAAGCATTAGGGTCAAATTTTTCTCTTTTAACTATACTTACAAGATGATTAAATTCATTTTCAGTAATCACTTGACCAACATAACTATTATTAGTTTCTTTTAAAACATAAGATTTTGGTGCTTTTGCAAAAGTTGATTGTCCTTCTGTATCAAGAGTTGCATCAAAAGTAAGTTCAAGTAGTTCTTGAATCTTTTCCTGAACATTAGCTGTCATATTCTGTTTTGTTTTCTTTAATGCTTTTTCAAGTAAATCAACAATATTTTCTTGATGAGTTTTTTTCATTTCATTATATGTTGAAGTAAATTCTTTTCCAGAACTTTTCTTCTTAATTTCAGAAATGATAGCCAAAGAACCATAACAGTCACGAATCATCAAATCCCATACCTGTTCAGCATATGTGAATGAAGGAAATTTGTCTATTGCAACAATTTCACCATCTATTAAAACAATAATACCAATAAGATTACGTGGACGTTCAAAATGTGCAATAAACTGTTCAAGTTTCTTATCATATTTTTCGAAATATACATTCAAGTAATTACCTGTACCAGATTGAGTATCACTACCCAATTTCTGAATAGCAGGATAAATTCTTGAATAACCACCTGTTTGTCCAATTGTATCAAATAACATTTCACGCATTGATACGGGTATCATACGAAATTCATTAGTTCCACAAAAATAACCTGTTTGTCCACCTTGTACACAACCTGCATCATGATAAGTGGTATTTGCATATTTTTCCAAATAACCCGCCTTTATCATACCATGATTTTGAGCACTTTGTTTAGTCATAACAGCCATTTGAGTAGGTACAATAACTTCTTTATTTTCTTTATTAGTAAAACTAATTTGACCATAAGTTTGATTACCTGCTTGAAGCGAAGTTAATGGATTCGCAAATCTAGTATCCAATGAGTTTTCTTCATCAGTTGTCAATGTTATTATTGACATATTCATAATAGATTGAATAATAATATTTCCATTTGAATCTTTATGTGGTCTACATCCCTTTAAAAGTTCAGTAAATTCTCTTTGATTATTCATAATTTTTTAATTTTAATGTTATTAATTTTACATTCGTTTAAATATGCCTCATATGCTAATTTTTCATTCGAATATCTACCAATATATTTAATCTTTCCATTAATTGTAATTCTACTAACCCAAGGATTAGTTTTATCGTTTGGAGAAAATGAAACTCCAATATAATTAGAACTACTTTTCATTTTCTGTCTTGCATGATGAGTATTTTCTCTTGCAGTACACCATTCTAAATTATTTAATATATTATCTTTTTTATTACCATTTTTATGATTAATTTGTTTATAATTAAATGGATTTAAAAGAAATGCATTTGCTACTAATTTATGTACTAAATATGCTTTATTAATACCTTTCTTACCTAATGAAACCATTAAATATCCACCATTTATTTGATATGTATTTTTCAATGAACCTTTTAATTTTCGTTTAACACCCATTTTATTTATCACAAATCTATCAACACTTCTTAATCTACCAAAATTACTTATTTGATAATATCCTTCATAATCAATAACATCCTTCCATTTTTCAAATAAAAATAATTTTAATTTATCAAGTATCATACAAATTATTAATCGTTTATATTAATTTTTTTAATTCTTTTAACAGGTGCTGCTTCAAGAGCCAATACCTGATTTTCCAACCAACGTTTTGTATCAATTTCAAGCAATCTTGCATTGATTTGAGGCTGTAATGCGACTGGATTATTTATTGCCATTGTGACAACACCTTCACCCAATTTTCTTACATTAGCACCCATTTCAGCACTTGTAATTGGTGATATTTGGAACATTGGAATATTCCTACCACTTTCTGCTTTCCAAATTGAAATAACTTCATTAGTCAATCCATCATAAGCATTTTCATAACCATCTGTTAAAATAAAAATTGCATCATATGGTTTTAAAGAATTTTCTTCTTTTAACAAATCAATAAATGATGTTGCCAAATCAGTAATTTCACCTCTAGTATTTACTCTGTTAGATTCTTTTGCTGAAGCAGTTAGAACCAATGCAGTAAAATCTGCAATAGCCATTGGTGTATTTTTTGATTCATTTTTATCACCAGTCATAGATACACTTTTATCGACAATAACACCAATATTCTGGTAAAAGAATCCCTGAATTTTTTTCTTTTGTGCAAGTTTTACAATTGCTGACCTAATTTCGTCAGTAAAACCATTTTCATAACCAGTTTTGTAAAGTGCAAGAAAATCAGTTGCTTTTTCCAAATCAACAGTTTTTTCAACACCCAACTTTGCAGTTGATTTGGTTTGACGAACCTGCTGATTTACAGAAGTAACTTCAACATTCTTACGAATAAGTGCTTTTGTTGCTTCTTTCTGAATATCAGTTGACCACATTGAATGATATTGTGGATGTTTTACACTTGAAATTAAACCAAGTAAAACTTCTTCTGGTACATTTTTAATACCAGTAATATCAATTTTTGCTTTCTGATATTCACTTAAAAGAGGAAATTCAGTTGCATTATATGCTACGCCACTATCTTTTTTAAATAAAAATAATAACAATTTGAATGCTTTAATTGAATCACCATTGAAATATTTCAATATACATTCATTTACAATACTCATTTCTTTTTCACTTCCAAGCAAAGTTGCTCCATTAATATTTATTTGTTTTTGAGCAATTGAAAGTAATATTGATGTTTTCTTAACACCATATGCATGCCTAAGTACTTCAGCAATTTTATTACGATATTTCATTGAATAGAATTCAAGATTTGCTTGACCCCAAATAAAACCAAGCATAATTTTTCTTGTTCTTTCATTGTTTACTTTTTCATTCTTCAAATCAATGAAAAGACGTAATACATATGGTAAACCATTTTCGCCAAGATTGTTTAATGCAGAAAGTACTGCCTTATCACTTAAACCATTATCATACCAATCAATTGGATTAACAATATTACATGCTCCACCCCTTAAAGTATTTTTGAATTCATTCAAAAGTACTTCAGAAACAAATCTACCAGTAGCTCCTTTTTGACTTGCTATAATCAATGGGAGTTCCTTTGAAAGTTTATACAGGTTCTTTATTTGACCCTGAATTGCTTTCATTTGTTCGTCTTTACTGTGATAGTAAGTTGCTGAACTTTTACTACCAGATGCAATAGTAAGACCATCAATTAATGATTGCTTAACTGTTGCCAACATTTTCTGTGTTAATACCAAATTTTCCATAATATATAATTTATTTATTAAGTGCAAGTTGAATTTTCTTTGATTTTTCAACAAAATCACGTAATCTATTTGTTACATTTTTACTCATTTCATCAGTAAGATGACCACCCTTTGCCATAAGCATTGTTTCAGCAACTACCGCAATACCTTCTAATATTATTGCTTGGTCATGTTGCATTTCATCAATCCTCATTTTCAGTTCCAAATAATCCTCAGAAACATTTTGTTCAGGATAAAACGCTTGATTTAACCATTTTAATCCTTCTTCACCAACCATAATACGTTTTATATATTTGTTACTTTCTAATGGTTCGCATGTAAAATAACCTTTATTAATAAATTCTGGAAAAGGTTTATTATGTTCATCAAGAATTCCTCTCAAACGTAATTGTTCATAAATTTTATATCTTCCGGTCTTACAATTACTATTATTCTTCAAAACATTTGTTGCTTCACTTAAAGAAAAAACAATTTTTCTTATTTTTTCTTGTGTTGCAGTAATTCCATATTTGAACAACTCTTTTATTCTGTCATTACACCAAAAATAAAATTCTGGTGAAAGCCACTGTGCAAAAATTAAAGCAATATCTTCATGTATCCAAGTTCCTTGTGCAGATTTATCATTACCACCCTGCCTAATCATCACTAAATCAGCCGTATTGATATTCTTCAACTCGGCATATTTAGCAATAATTCTTTGTGCAGTATCAGTTTTTAACCAAAAATTTGGTTTAACATCAAAAAGATTTGCCATTTCCGTGGCATTTATCATAACATTACTGCCTGTGAGAAATGAAATTTCATTTCCTTCAAATTCAAATTTTTTAATTTCTTCTTTCATGATATTTTAAATTGAATTTTTATATTATCAAAATCTAATTAATTTTTGATGCCAAATATATAAAAAGTTTATTTAAAATCCAACTATTATACCAAAAGAATATCAAAATATTACAAAAAACAAAAAAATGGGCAAGTATTGATTAATTTCTTAATCAAATCCCCGCCCATTTCTATTTTAGAAAAACACTTCTTTCAAATAAGAGAAGAAGTTTAGTTGTAATTTGGTAAGTTTGTCCCCTCTCTCACGAAGGGGATTTCATTTTTACAATTTACTGTATTCACAACAAGTTCTTCAGTATTCCTTTTTTAGAAAAAAAAGCACTTCTGCTCGAAAAACCATTTTTAACCAATTAAATGTTAGGTGATATAATTTGTTTTTGTAAAAAACTCTGATATCAACAACTAAAAACTTGCGGGTTTAATTTGTTATTATTAACAACTTTTTACCGCTTTATAACTTAGGGAACAATTTTAAAGTATTTGTTGTTTTTGTTTTGCAAGTTTAACTGACTTGTGACTTAACCAGCTTGTCTAATTATTCAATTTTGGCGAATAATGATGGACTCGAACCATCGAAATTACTGTAAACACTTTACGTTTTCCCTTTGTACTATTATGCAATTATATATCGCATTTAAATTTGTGGGGAGAGCAGGATTTGAACCTGCACATCATTGTTTTAACGACAATTGCTTTACCTTTTACTGAAAATACAATCAGTTCTCTCTGTTAAGAGAGCAGTGAGATAGTATTTTTTGTTTTTTATTTTGCTATCTCCCCATATATTTTAAAGAACTTTAAAAATTAGAAGAAATTTGTTAGTATTGTTTTTCTGCCGTCACTCATGGACGGCATACATTATTTTTCAACTGCTGTAAACACTATCAGTTCTTCTCATTTTGATTAAGTTGGCGCAGTCTTCTTTTGTGACTTACTTTCAACGGAGTGTATGCCGTGACCTCTTAATCTTTGTAGCGGGAGAGGGACTTGAACCCCCGACCTTTTGGTTATGAGCCAAACGAGATGCCTCTTCTCCACCCCGCAATATACTTTTTAATCTTTTTAAAGAACGTTATATCATTTTGACGATGCAAATCTATAACACATTTTTTAATTGTGCAAGTTTTTTTCAAAAAAAATAAAAAATATTTTACAACGTCTGGAAAAATAAATACGTAGAAATTTCAAAAAAGTTATTGTTTTTTATAAAATATTTTAATCATCTTTTATAACTCTCTGATTTTGACGTGCTTTATTTAAAATATTAAATACATTTTTTTCATTTTCTTGTGGCTCATCAGGGTCAATTAATAATTTATTTTCCAATTCTTTTATATTAATATTTTTATTTGTTCTTTCAATTAATGGTTTTATTGTTAAATTTTCTTCTTTAATCTCACGATTTTTTTCAACAATATTATTATCAATTTCTTTAACAAAAACTCCCGGTGGAACAAATTTAGTTAAATCTAATGATTTTTTAATATCTTCTAATTTTACTTCTGGTTGATTAATAATTTCATTAATTGTACTACCTGATTCACCATTCCATTCAAATGGTTCTTTTTTTTCATCCCTTTTTATTTGTTCTTCATGAAATATTACTTCAGGATGAATTATTTCTTCATTTAATTCTTCAACCACACCATTAATTTCCAGTATTGCTTCGTTGGCAATATCAATTATTTGTTTAATTTCATTTTGATTTAAATCTATTCTTGTAGTACTAATATGAATATTTTCTATTTGTTTAACAGGAACACCATGTATCTCACCTTCAATCTCTCTTCTCATTTGTTCAATAAAATCACTACTTTCAGCTTTAATCGGTTCGGTCTTAACAATAGGTTCTTCTTTTTTTACAATAGGTTCGTCAGTATTTGTTTTTATTACAGTTTCATTTTCTTTTACTGTATTTTGTTCAATTTCAAATTCAGAATTGTTTTGCAATAATCTATTAATTTCAGTAGAAGATAAATTTACAACATCAACAGCATTTTTAGAATCTTCAGCAAGTTGACTAACAACAACATGCATTTTATTTGCAGTACTTTCAACTTTATTTACATCATTTTCATCGTAATGTTTCAGTTTATTCTTTACAGGATATTTTGAGTCAGTTATAATAATTTGCATTGTATCATTATTAAAAATACAATCTTCAAATGTTTGTCCATCTTTTGCAAATCTTGCTTTAAGAATACTAATATTAGCAAAATTTGCATCTTGTTGTGCTGGTGTTTTAGCAACTGACATAAAAAAATGTGCTTTTTGAATTCTTTTAATATTGCCACCTGTTTGTTGTGCTCCAACAATTGCAGCACCAAAACCAGAACGATTAGTTTGAATTGCTGACCATGCAGGTATATCAAAATCTGAAGCAAGTGCTTCAAAAGATTTTACTATTTGTAATTCAGCTTCATTTCTATCTGGTGATTTTTTATGAGATTCAAGGCAATCAAGATAATCTATTACAAGTATATCAAATTTAAAACCATATTTTTTTTGATATCCTATCATCCAATTTTTAATATCCAACATTGTAGTATTTTCCTGACTAAATTGTTTAATCAAAAGTCTACCTTTTCCTTCTAATGATTCTGCTTTTTCTGTTGCAATTTTAAAAACTCTTGCATTTTCATCCTCATCATCAAGTTTACTTAATGCAGATTTTGCCCAAATAGTATAATGTTTACGTTTAATCTGTTCTTTTGTATCTTCAATTATAATTTGTGCAACATTTTTTTCTTGTTCATAAGCAGTATTAGCAATAATTGTAAGTGCAGTAGTATTATGTGTTAAAATATAATCATCAATTATATATAAATGGTCATTATTTTCAACATATATACATGTTGCATCTTCTTCATGTGAATATTCAATATTTTTTATAAATTTATTATATTCATATTTATCACGAATTACAATTCTATCAAGTTTGGTAGGTAAAGTACATGGTTTAATACCATTGTTTGGAAAACTTATGGTTAAACAATAATTTTTTTTACCTAAAACTTTTACACCATTTTTATTATACGATTTAATTTTTTCGTTAATTCTACATGTTCCACCCAATGATAATACTAATTCTCGAACATTTTTTGATAATTCTTTTGAAACTGTAGAATAAATAATTGAATGATTTTTACCAACACCACCATCTGAATCAATTAAACCTTGTAATAATTTTTCTCTATATTCGATACAATTATATAAATAAATATTAGGAATAAATTTATTAGTTGAATCAGTACCATATAAATTAAGTTCTGTTTCTAAAACATTTCTCGAATTTATTAATGATATTCGATATAATTTTTTATAATTTTCTTTTCTTCCTTCATATTCATGAACAATAACATTTTTTTCAAGATTACATATTTTATCAACAATAAATAAATCTGATGTTATAATGTGTGGTTGATTTTTTCTTGTTAAACATCCATCACCCAATAATACCCCCATTATATAAGGGTCAATTTTAACCTCTAATTTATTAAATTGAATTGGTAATACATTAGGTAATCTATAATTTAAATTATTTTTTATTTTAATATCTTCCATAATTTCAGACGTTTTTAATATCTGAAATGTATGGTCAGGAATACTTAATGTTTTACCATTTATATTAGTTTTTTGATTTCTTTGTTTAAATGAATTAACTGCCCATAAATGTTCTACATCACAATAAGATATTGTTTGGTCTGAAAAAGTAACTTTATATATTTTTCTTTTACCTTGTGGATATACTGCTAATATTTTTTGTTTTTTTCCGTCACTACCAAAAATATAATCATTAACTTTTAATGTACCATTTTCAACCCAACCATTTGGTGTTAATACTTTATGGCTATTTGGCAAGGCTTTTCCTACACCTGATGGTGTTAATATTAAACCAATTTCACCTTTACCAAGACCACCACCAGTCAATGAATCTATTACACCAATTCCAGTAGGTATTGGTTGTCTAAATTCTTTTCTTAATGCTTTTTCAATACCTTCTATTACTTCTTCACAATCATCTTCATCCTCACCAATATGTGTAATTTTTTGAAATTTTTCTTCAATTGCTGCAATAACATATTTACTTTTAATTTCACCATTTTTTACTTTATCAATAATACCTTCAGCTAATTTACGATATTCTTGTTGTTTAATAAAAGAATTTGTAGATTTTTGTATAACATCTCCATCATAAAGCATTTGTTTATTAATAATTCTTTCATTCCAAAGTTCAATACGTTTAATTACAGCAAATAATGATTCTTCTTCAATTACATTATTTGGAGTTTTATATTTATTAATTGCTTGATGAATACTTTGATTTTGAAGATTTGGAACTTTCTGAAATTCTTTAAAATATTCTAAAATAATTAAAAATAATCTTCTAAGATTTGGGTCATCAAAATATTCAATTGCTATATCTGGAATTATTTTTTCTGCAAACTCTGGTTCAACTAACAACTGCCACATAAGATGTTGTTGAAATTCAGGACCTAAATATGATGATAATGTATTTTCTGTTATATCTGCCATTTTAAAATATGTGTGTGAAAAATCATTACAATTTTAATAAAAAATAGTAATAATAATATTATTTTTCTATTTAGTTTCGTCTAATTTTTTTTAATATTTCTTCTCTTTTAGAAATAGAAAATTCTCTGATTTGATTAATTGATAAGCCACCCAAATTAATTAAATCATAATCATCCCACATATTTTTAATGTCATTCTTTTTTATTTTATCAAAAATAGTATCAGCAATTTCAATAACTGCATCTGTTAAATCAAATGACCATCTTGCCACAGGATTAAATCCATCAACATAAAATAATCGTTCAACAATTGGATTACTGTTTATATAAAAACCGATTTTACATTCAACTCCTTTAATTGTTTTTTCTTCAATTTGTTGTACAATAGGTTTTGGATTATAATGTGTATCGACTTTATCACTAATAACGTAATAATTTCGTTTTGATAAAGTTTTTTGTAATTTTGTTATTGCACGTGGAAGAATATCTCTAATATCAATTGAATATCTCGTAAATGGATTAAATTTATCTGCATTAAATGCTTTTTCACATAACAAAATATTTTCTTGATATAATGAAAATCTAAATTCGTTATTATTTTCTTTTTCGCTCATTTTGATTATTTTTAAATTGTTAATAACTATGACAAATATAGTGTGAATCTACTAAAAGTAAAAGACTTTTTATAAATTACCACGATTATTTTTTATATACTCTGTAAATAATTGCTTTTCATTCATAATAACTGTATAAAATGGTTCAACATATTGAACAAATGTACTACCATACACTGATAAGAACTGGTCTTCATTCATCATTTTAAGTAAATTTGTGCTTCCTCGACCTTCTGGAGATAATGGTATTTCTAATTGTTTTAATTCTTCAATTGCTTGTTCATTAAGCATTGGTTCTCTTAAATTAACTAGTTGAAAATTTGTTTTTAATCTTTCAACACCTTCTGGACTTATTAATTTTTCTAATGCTTTTAATGGTTTCTTTTTATTGGCAATTCGTTCTTTATTTATTTCATCTGCTCTTCTACAAATTTCCCTAACACTAATATGTTTGAATTTCAATTCAGGAAAATGTTCTAATAATGTTTTTTCACCAATACCTTCAATACCTTTAATATTATCGGCATCATCACCACATATTATTTTTAAAACAAGTGCATTCGAATAATGATGATTAAAATGCATTAAATAATTAGAACGAGTTACTGGTTGGTCAATGTTTGGAAATATTATTGTAATATTTAAATCCAATAATTGAGCGAAATCCCTGTCATTAGAATATAGGTGAATGGATTCGAGATTATTATGTTGTAAACAGTATGCAGCAATCAGGTCATCAGCCTCTACCTCAACTACTTCAATCTGTCTGAGAAACAATTCCTCGACATATGCTTGTACTCTTTTTCTTTGTTTTAATATTGATTCTTCCTTCTCCCTTTCTCTACGAATTTCAACATCACTCATTTCAATTTTTTCATACCAATTTTTGCTTTTTCTATTAGATTTATAGTTAGTATCTATTTGGTGGCGCATAATCCCACCCATTTCTCCGTCCCAGCATATAATGACCTTTGTTATCATATGGTTTTTAATTAATTTACGTGTTGTAGTTAAAAATTGATAAACTGCTCCAAAATGTCCAAAATTAGAAGTATATATATCTTTAGCTCCATGATATGAGCGTTGAAGTAAATATGACCCATCAATTAATAATGTGCGTATTTTCATACTTCAATTAATTTCAAATTTTGACATATTTCACCCAACCAATTATTTTTACATGCAATTCTATATGCGCAAGTAAATTCTTTTTCAAAGTCTCTCATTTTTGTAAAATTTTTTGCAAATTCAATTATATTTTCTTTAGTCCAAAATAATGTTGGATATCTTTTTTTATAATTCAACATTGGGTATATAATATCTCTCCATCCATTATCTCTTATTTTTAAATATAATGCGTTATTCTTTTTCATTAAATCTCCAACCGATTTATATTCAATTATTATTGATTTAACATAATCTAAATCATCATATTTGTGCTTTTTACCTGTCCACCCAATAGAACCAGTTTTTGCTCGATTTAATATGTCCCAACCATTATTTTTATATTTATTAAGATATTCTTCTTCTAATTTAATTGCTAGTTCTACTTCGACATAATCAGTTAATTGTTTATATATTGGAATATAACTCGTTTTATTAATATAACTTGTTACAGTATCACCACTTTTATTCATTCTTTTTATTTGCCTTTGTTCCATGAAATATGTTAAACCTATATATACCGAATGACTTTCAATAAATTCAACAGCATATATACATCTATAATGTGCATTATTTAGTGGTTTCATGTGTAAACAAATATCATTAATATATTTATATCTCTTTGCTGCATTATATGCACACGAATCAAACAATCTAAAATCACGTTTATTATTATATTTTAATGCTTCTTCTTTACATTTTTCTTTAGTCCAATATCCTCTAGGTTTTCTCATAATAAAAAAAATAAAAAATCTTTGGTTAAATTTATTAACCAAAGATTTAAATATTATTCAGCTTTTTCTATAATATCAAATACTACTTTTCCATCAGTATTTTCAATACGTTCACCTGTGCCAATATCATCAACATTTAAATCATCATTACCAAATAAATTACGAAAATATAATATATTTTTCTTTTTATATTCTTCAACACCTTCAGGAGTTATAAATCCTTGTGGTACTGAAATTATTGACCCTTCCATCGAAATACCACCAAGCGGTCCATCTATTTGATTTTTTAATACATTAACTTTTACTGACACACCATATGATATTTCACGTTTTTTTGAAATAGCTGTAATTTTCTTAACACCTTTTGACACAATACCACCAAAATAATACTGCAATCGAGGCGTGTATTCCCATGTACGTCCACCTTTCATAGTAATTGAATTATTCATTGCATCACGACCAATTTTCTGAACAACAAATACTGTATTTGTATATTGTTTTGTTGCTTTCCTACTATTTGGAATAACATCATTAAATAAATACATAAATTCTTTTTCATACGCACCTGCATTCCAAAAATTGGAATCTGATTCATTTTTTTCTGCAGCATTAATTGTTTTATTGCAATTCAACGTACCAATTGAGTCAATTGCAAATGCTAAATCAAATGGTAAATTACCATCGCTTTGTTCACGTAATAAGAAACGAACACAATTCGCTAAATCTTCAATTGAAGCATAATTTCTATTTTTATCTAAAACTCTTCCAAAATGTTCTAACAGATATTCATTATCAATAAAAATATGTTCTTTATCCCAATCAAAACCCATTGTAGTTAATCGATATTTACTTAAGTTATTTTCTAAATCAATTATTATTGGAAGCAATCCCATTTTTTGTGCATTAACAATACCTAACGCTACTGCAGTGGATTTTCCGCTATTAGAAAATCCGCAACATGCTGATACGTAGCCCTTTGGGAAGCCCGGAATTCCAGTTACCTCCTCCATAGCATCATCAATTTTTATCCATTGTAGTGGTTTATCTGGAATATCTTCAACTCCTACCTTCTTTTTAAAATTTTCAAGACTAAATGTTTTTTTTGCAGTCGGTTTTCTTACCTCATTTGAAGGTACTTCAATTTCATTTTTTTTCATAAATTTTTAATTTTTTTAAAATAGATTAAAAAAGGGGAAATAAAAATTCCCCTTTTATTTAATTAATTACTTTTTAAAAAGGAAGGTCGTCATAATCTGGACTACCTGATTGATTTTCTTCTGCAGTAATGACATTTTCTGCGGTTTCTGCAAGTATTTCCTTACCTAAATCAGTAGCATCATCTTCAAATGTACCGACTTTTGATTCAGTAATATTACTTATAGTAACTCTTGGATATTCATCATCTAAATCTGAAGCATATTCAAAGTTTTCTTCATTTGCATCAAGATTACGAGTACGAGTATTAGCTGCTTCTTCCAAGTCAGGACGACCCGGAAATACCCAATGTTTATTATTTGCATCAGTATCATCCCAATAAGGACTTGTACCGTTAGCCACTGCTTCAAGAAATTCATATGGTGGCATTCCGGGTGCTTGTTTTGGTTTAAATACATCTCTCCATGTTATATCATCTTCAAGCCATGCTCTCATAATCAATGGGTCATTATTTAATAATGATTTACCTTTTGCTGTGATTGCAGAAATTGCTTTATAAATATAACCATTGAATTCACTATCAGTCATAGTTAAACTTAAATCAGTACCATTATTCTGGTCGGAAAAATCTGCTTGATGATTTGACATATAATCTTCCAGAATTGGAAGAAGTTTGTCAAGAGTACCCTGATTTTTGTAGTTGTGTTTAAATCTCCAAAATTTAACACCATCTTTTTCAGCACCTTTATCAATTCCACGAACAATATAAAATTTCTTGGCTTCCCATTTAATGGCTTCCTTATAAATTTCATCATTCTTAGCTTTGATTGCTTTTTGTGCATCATTCATATTTTCCTTTTTAATTCCTTTTAAGGATTGGTCTTGTTTTGCAAGCCATTTTTTATGTCTTACACAAAGAGGACATGGCGCAGGTACAAGAATAGGATTACCAGTTGCTTGGTCGATTAATGGCTTATTATCTGCTCCCAATTTAGGAACTTTAGGGTCATTATGAGCAGGACAGTAAATTACCGTTCCATGTTTCTTTTTTCCACCAGCAGCATTAGTAGTAACAACATGAAAAAATGCTTCTTCAATATGTTTTTTATTGGGTTTTGGGGGAAGAATTCTGAAGATTTCTTTTGCTTTACGTGGTACAAAGTACTTTGCTAAAAGGTCTTCACGTGATTTTCTTTTGTTTGTTTGAGATTGTTTTTTCTTATAATCAGAAAACATTTTTTTTAAATCTGACAAATTACCACCTTGGGCATTTGTCGTTGAATTTTGATTTTCCATTTCAATTTTAAATTACAGTAAAGTTATTTTTTCAATTATAAAAATTGCAATACAAATATATTTCACATTTTACATAAATACAAGGATTTTTAAAAATAAACCTTTTATATTTTATACATTAGTTAAATTATTAGAAACTATTGTAAAAGAAAGTGTTTGTTTATTTTCATAATAATTACCATTTTTTAATCTTATTTGTAAATGATAATCTTGAGGTATTAACCATGATGTATCAAGATTAAATTCATAACCAGTATTTGTTCTATTTACCGATGTAAATGGTATTACATCAATTTCATATTTATTAGCTATTGTAGTAAATAATCTATATTCAATATCTAAAGGTAAGAAATTATTTTGATTTGGATATAATTCTTTTATTGTTAATTTTATTTTTTTTACTACACCTGAAATAATATTTTCTCTTTCACCAATTCCCCAAAAATAAAAGAAATAATTATCAAATTGAATTTGATTTGATTGGTCAAATGTATAATATTTATCAGGAGATATTAAATAAAATTCTCCAACATGTTCACTTTGTCTACTGTTTATTGTAACAGTCCACACATCTTTAAATAATACAGCATCTGGATAATTTTGTGAATCAACAAAATATGTTATTTTATAAATACCTTTACCCACATTAACAATTGATGTTCCACTTAATATATCAATTAAATTATCTTCATTATCATATATATTGACTTTATTTACTATAATATCTTGTGAAAATGCACCAATATTTATATATAAGTACAAATCATTACTTTTATCTAAATAAAAATAATTTCTATCATCAGTAATGGTATCATCAATAATAGTTTCAACATATGGTTCATACCAAGTATTAGTATTTTTTGCATGAAAAGCAACCGCTTCTCTATATGCTGTTTCTTGTGATTCAAGATTATTTGGAAATTTAAGACCAAGACCATATGAAGAACCAGTAAATGCAGATGTTCCAGTATAACCAGTACCAAATAATCTTTGATTTATATAATTAGTAATATCAATATCAAGACTTTCATTTCCTTTTTCAAATCTTTCAGTAGCTATTGTTTGAGTTACACCACTAATATATGCACCAGAATTTATCCATAAAGTATTTGTTCTTGCTGAATACCAATTTGATGCTTCAATAATTGGTACAGCAATTACTGTATCATCATATATAAAATCATAACCACTACCTTCATCCCAATCTTGATTAATATTAAACAAATTTAAATCAAAACTACTTGCTCTATTAATTGCTTGTGTATATGATTTTTGTCCAAGATATTGCGAAGCATAACTAATTGTATTAGTCATATGTAATATGTGTTTCACAATTCTATTTGGATTAATAAGACCATCAGTAATTCTATTATGTAATTCAGTTAAGTCAATATCAAAAATAAATCGACTAACCTGTTTATTAGATGTACCATATGATACTTCTGTAACAGGATTCTGCGAGTTATTGGTCTTATTATTAGTAATAAGAGTTGTGTTCTTTTTAAAATAACTTCTAAATATCGACATCTTTTTAATTTATTATTGTATTTATTATAAATACTAAAACATGAAATATAATACAGAAACATTTATTGAAAAAGCTAAAGAAATTCATGGCGATAAATATGACTATTCTTTATCGGAATATAAAAAAAATCATTTAAATGTATCAATTATTTGTAAAAAGCATGGAGTTTTTAAACAGATACCTGCTAATCATACAAGAAAAACTAATCCACATGGTTGCCCTAATTGTGCGAGTAATAAAAAATTAACAACCAAAACATTTATTGAAAAAGCTAAAGAAATTCATGGCGATAAATATGACTATTCTTTAGTTAAATATATTGGCGCACATGATATTATAAAAATTATTTGTCTTAAACATGGAATTTTTGAACAAAAAGCATTTGCCCATTTGCAAAATTATGGGTGTCAAATTTGTGGAAATAATAAAAAATTAACAAAAGAAATATTCATTAAAAAAGCTAAAGAAATTCATGGCGATAAATATGACTATTCTTTATCGGAATATAAAAATAGTCACACTAAAATAAAAATAATATGTCCCAAACATGGAATTTTTGAACAAAAGCCAAATAATCATTTATCAAAACAAGATTGTTATAAATGTGGAGAAATTATTAGAAGCAATAATAAAATTTTAAAAGCTAAAAATAGTTTTATTGAAAAAGCTAAGAAAACGCATGGTGATAAATATGACTATTCTTTAGTTAAATATATAAACTGTAGGTCTAAAATAAAAATTATTTGTCTTAAACATGGAATTTTTAAACAATCACCGCATTCACATATAAATAATCATGGATGTCCTGATTGTTATATTTCAAAGGGTGAATTTAAAATTAAAGAAATTTTAAATAATAAAAATATTAATTTTATATTTCAAAAATCATTTGATAATTGTAAAAATGAAAATAATAAAAAATTAAAATTTGATTTTTATTTACCAAAACAAAATATTTTAATTGAATATGATGGAAAACAACATTATGAACCTATTGAATATTTTGGTGGCTTGAGTTCTTTTAAAATTACAAATGAATATGATAATATTAAAAATAATTATGCTAAAAATAATAATATTAAATTAATAAGAATACCATATTATAAATATAAAATTATTAATAAAATATTAAATTTTTTATGAAAACAATAAAGACTACTATTAAGTAGTCTTTATTTTTTTATTCAAAAACAATTATTTCTTGTTTCCTGTGCTGCTTTTTATGTTTTGAAACATCCTTATGAATTTTATTTACGGTTTTAGAATAATTTTTACGTGCTGTATATTGTGATGTATTTTTTTTTGAATGACATCCAATTAATAAAAATACAAATAATATAATTAATATAATATTAAGTATTTTTATATTTATTCCAAAGTTCAAAAAATTCTTCTTTTTCATTATCTTTTAAAGAATTAAAATCTTTTTTTTGATATTCTTGATATTTTTTCAAACTATCGGCATTTTCTGCTTCAACATTTGAATTTGAACCGACCACTGATTTTGCACTACTTGCACCAATAATATTTTCTTCTACTTTAATACCACGTTTAGCTAATATTTCTCTTGCTTCTTCTTTTGTCATTCCACCCATAACATTAGCCATAGCACCCGGCATTTTTATTGTCTTTTTTGCAATTTGAATTTGATGCCACGTTGCTGGGTCTTTTTGCTTTAATTCACTTTCACTATCTTCTTTAATTGTAAGGGCTTTAGGAGTTTCATCATCTCCAATATTATCTCCAACATTTTTTGGTTCATATCCAAGCAAAACATCAGTCATTTCTTTATCATCTGGTTCATTATTAAATTTTTTTGCAAATTCAACTGGTGAACCCATGTCCATATCTGGATTTGTTAAACCATTTTCTTCATTTCCTTCTTCAGCATCTTTTGCTGCTTCAGCTTGTGCAGAATCTTGTGGAGTATCTTTAACAGTATAATATTCAGGATTTTCAGTAAGATGGTCTAATACAATTTCAATTGCAACTAATGGGTCATCAGTATGTTCTTTTTCAACTTCCAAACCCTTTGTTACTTGGTCTGGGTCAAATTCAAGTAGAGATTTACCATCACCCTTACCACCTTGAATAATTTCACCTTGTTCTTCTTTTTCTTTTGCAAGTTGTTCAATATTTGGTTCTTCATTATCAAATGACTGATGTGACATTTGTTCATCATCTTCATTTAACTTCGATAAATCATATTGTAAACCAATATAACCAATACTTGAATTCCATGACATAATATAACCATCTTTTTCATAAGTTTGGTCACCAGTGCCATGTCCTAATTCTTGACTACCTTGATGTTCTCCGGGATAATGCCATTGTTTTAAATATTCTAATGCAGCATCTTTACCTTTTGTACTAAGTATTTCCAAAGGTTGATATGCTTCATCACCTTGTAAAAAAACAATATCTTCATATTTATCTTGGTCAGTACTTTCACTAACACCAGTTTTAATTTTTAATTTTTTTATTTTATGTTTTTTTTTCGGTTTTGGATATTTTGTTATTGTTTTAATTTCTTTTGGAATACCCATTTCTTCTGGATAATCTGTTTCATTTAATTTTGCTAAACTCGCATTATATATTTCCAATGCCACGTTTTTAACCATTGCAATATAATCTTCTTTTGATGTTTGAAATTTTTTAGCACCTAATTGCATATCAATATATGTTTCAGCATTATTAATTATTATTTTTTTCTTTTCTGGACTTAATTGTTGTTCATAAGTTCTTGAAAGTAAATTTGTTGCATCTAAATTTTCTAAAAATGGTTCAGCCATACTTGGATAAACTCTTTTCTTTCCAGCAGCCATATGACTTTCAGGGTCTGGTTTTTCTAAAGCAGGTGGATTTATTTTATCAATTTCTGCCAATATTTGATTTACTGTTGGTGCAGAAACACCTTTTGCAATCAAATTATCATATGCTTGCATAATTATTTTTTCCTTTTCTGGAGAAATTGGTTCATCGGGTTCTGATGGTTTAATATTATCTGGATTAACAATATCTGGTTCATCATCAGTAGAAATATCTGTATCACTATAATCTGGTGGCAAATCCAAAACATCTCCTTCAGGTTGTTCTTCTTCAGGATTATATTCCTGTATTTCACTTACATATTTTTCCAATTCAGGTGAATTAACTCTTACTTCAGGATTTGTTGGTTTTTCATCTGCATATGCTTTAAGTATTTGCATTCCTTCTCTATTTTTAGCACCAAATGGATAAGAATCAATTTTTTTTATAGCTTCTTCATAAAGTTCATCAACTTCAGGTTGTTCAGATTCAACATCAACAAATTCACTAACAATATCAACTAATTCTTGACCATGTTGAGCATTAAATTGTTTCAATGCATTTACATCCATTTCAATAGTTTGACCACCACCTTTTGTATTAAATGTGAAACCATCTAATTGTGCTGAATCAACATTAAATACCCCATCTTGTTCACTTTGACTTGAAGTAACTTTGAATTTGAAATTTACATTATTACCACCTTTATCAGTGCCAATTATTTCAACAAAACTTTCATCACCACTAACTTGATTATTTGTATGTTGAATATTTAATTGATTGTTTTTTAATTCTTGAAATGCATTTTCAAGAACTGAATTTGAATTATTGTTTTGTACAATTTCTTCATTCAATTGTATTTTATTAACCCTTTGGTACATTTCAAGAAATCTTTCTTTACTACCAACTTGCGTAAGTATTTTCATATTAAATATTTTTATTCAAAAATTATTGAATTCATTTTACCGAATTCTCTCATTAATGCACCTGCAAGTGCATTCGCTTCATTTTCTTCAGGACTACCAGTATCATTTGAACTTGAAGTTAATCTTCCATCTAAATATTGTCTATAATGTATTAACTCATGCACTAATGTTCTCAAAATATCTGCTAAATTTCTATTAGCAATAACAATTCTAATTTTTTTTATCTCTGGTGTATTCTTTCCAAAAGAATGCATTTCTTGTGCTTCTTTTTCATCATTAGATAACACAATTTCTGGTAAATCTTTATCTAATTTTAATTTTTTATCAACAAATTTAATAAAGTCATTAATTATTGCTATTCTTTTTTCTTTAGGAAGCAATGCTTCATTCAATCCCATTCGACCAACTTTTTGCATCATTTCAAAAAGTCTATCCTTTGAGCCATATTGATGAAAAATTCTCATTATTAAATCATGTCATTAAAACTATTTTGCACATCTGTTTTAGACTTTTGTGGCAAATCATCAAAATCTGCAACAAATGTACCATCAGGTAATTCTTTTATACCCTTTTCCATTTCCTGATTACGTTTTTCATTAAACCAATTTCCCGACCAAAAATCATTTAAATTAAAATAATATGGATAACTTACATTGGTTTTGTTCATTAACTTTTCAGAATTAGTTGGTTCTCGAACTTCCTGAACATCTGCATTAAGTGCTTCTAATTTAGTATTTATACCTTGAACAACATTATTCAAACCTTCTAATTGGTCATGAATACTTTTCATGGCTTCAATATTGTGTTTTATAATTTCATTTTGAACGTCATTAACCTGATTATCAGGTTCAGGAGCACCCATTGGATTCGCCATAAGGTCTGAGGGTTCACCAGTCATAGGTTCTGCTGGAATTTCACCACTATCACCACCTGTTTTATCAAAAGCAGGTATTGGTGCATCAGTACCAATAGGTTGGTCATTTGAAGGTGCTGGAGGTTGTTCTCCACCACCCGGTTTTTCTGCATCTTCTTGTTCACCAGCTTCATTTGTTAATATAGGAACTTTATCAAATTCCTCATTACTACTAACTAATGGACGATATTTAGGGGATTCGTTGATTTTATAATCAACACGATAGTTAATCTTTCTTATTTCTTCTGAAAGATTAATTAAATTTTCATTTTTCATTTTAATGAATATTTTTAATATACTTCTCTAAGTAATTGTCTTCCATCCGATGTAACGAACTGTTTATCAATACGTTCAATAATAAGACCGTCTCTTTCATCGAGAACAACTTTTTTAATCTTATCAAGTTTTGCTTTTTCTTCTAATTCTTCATCAGTTTTAAGAGTTTCAACAAAATCTTCAAGTGCTTTTTCTACTTTATTTTCCATAGTACTTATTTTTTAATAATAAATACTATCTTATAATCATTTTGACAATATCACAACAAGATATCTTTTAAGAAGAGTAAAATTTGGGAATATTTTATAATTCAAATTCACATTTCTTGATTTTATTAAAAAGAACTACCACCAATACCGCCAGTTTTATTTCTATTTAATGGTATCCAACCCTCTAATATATATTTTTTAAGAAAATCTCCCTCTAATTTAATTGCCTCATTAACTGAAATATAATTCGTCAATTGTTTTCTAATTGGTATTATTCCGGTTTTTCTTATATGTATTGTAACACTATCTTTTTCATCAGAATTTCTATTATATTCTCTTTTAATTAAATTATATGTTAACCCAACATAAACATGATTATCAGAAAATTCATATGAATATATACATCTTTTATATTTACTTCCAATTGGAATCATATGTTGACAAATTTCGTCAAGCCATTTGTTTTTTAACGAAATATAATATACGTGAGGCGACTTTTTTATAAATTCTGTTTTTGTGTTATATTGTAATGCTCTTTGTTTACAATTTTTTATATTATTCCAATATCCATTCGGTAATTTTTTAAATTGCATGTGCTGACAAATTTCATCAAGCCATCTATGATTTTTTGCTGCCTCATATGCCTTCTTATCATTTTTTTGAAATTCTATTCGAGAATTATATTTCTTTGCATTTTTTTTACATTTATTTATACTCCATTTAATAGCAGAATAATATGGTTTTTTCATATGACTACATCCAATATTCAATAAATTATTTTTTCTCAATATCTCATATGCTCTTGAAGATTTTTTATAAAAATCGTTTCTATTATTATATTTTTTTACTTCCAATAATGAAGAATCAACATCCCACTTTTTATATTTTTTCATAAAAAAACCGTTAGTTTAAATAAATACTAACGGTTTATAAATTTTTTAATTTATTTTTATATTATTATTACAATATACCTTTTTAATAATTCAAAGTTTGGAAAAATTTTATAATATTTTTCGTATATCGAACCATCTATATCACATATACAACTATAATTCTCTGAATTACCGTTAAATGTTAGTTTTTCAATTTCTATTATTAATTTATCAACATCAAATTTAAAAAATCGATACATATCAAAATTAAGACCATATATTTTTTTATCGCATAAAATATATAACATACTATTTTTTAAAAAATAATATTTGTCAATACTTTTAGGAATAACATCAATTATGTCTTGAACATCTTTTAATTGAAAGAAAACGGGGTCTAAATTAACATAAGAATATTTTGGTGTAAAATAAAATTGTGGTGCAAAATTTACAAAAGAATCAACTCCTTTAACATGTGATGCTTTACCTTCCTCAAAATTACATTCCCAATATAATTCATTGGTTATGATTCTTTTCTTAAGAATATCTGCATTTTGAATTATTAAATTATCGGGATTACAGGCTTTCATAAATGACCAACCCACATATAATGTTGGCATGGTTTTGTCTAATGTATCATATATAATAGATTCATTATAATAATTTACATATTCAACCCTTGTATGATTTACTAATTCTTTTTCAAAAATAACATTAGCAATTTTCATATTCTATTTTTTTAATAATAAATACTTTAATAAAATATTCATAATTCTTCAATTCTTTTACTTTTATCATCAATTAATAAATCATAAGCGGGTTTTGAATTCATAATGACATCATGAAATTTGCAACCCCAAACAGTTAATTGTTGACCAGTTAGTTCTGACCAATCAATACCTGTGTTTTTACCTCTGGAAGTCCAGTAGACAATAATATTACCTTCATCATAAAGTTTATTAATTTTATCTATATTCTCTTTAATTGGTTTGGCATTCATATAACCGCCTTTGGTATCACATATTGTGCCATCAACATCTACATAAATTAACATACTTAATTATATTTACTATCTAATTTAATTATTAATCTTTTTTTATTTGACCTAACATCTGGCATGTAAAAATAACTAATAATTCTATTTTTCAATACATCTAATATATTTTTTTCATTTATTCCTGTCCATGATACTTGAGAATCAACAAATTCAAACAAATCAGCATCATCAATAATTATTAAACCATCATTAATATATTTTTCCTCAATAATTATTAATTCTTCTATTAATGGAACATCTTTATCCCCCTTACCAGTAGTACCTGCCGAATAATGCCCATCTAAAAAAAATATAATTCGTTTATCATTAAATCTATTAATTAATTTAGGCATTTCTACAACTGAATCACCCCAAATTATTTCAATTTTATTTTCATTAATAAATCTTTCCTTTGATACTTTATAAAGATTTTCAACAATTTCTATTGAAACTAATTGTTGAAATTCCGATTTAATATTATTAATGGTATCGCCTATTAATGTACCTGTTTCAAGAAATAAATCAAAATCATTTTTAGATTTATTTATCATTAGAAATATTTCATTTAATTCATGTAATTGCATCTCAATTATTATATTTTTGATTTTTATCAATTATTATAAAATAATCATACTGTCCCATTTGTATATCCAATTCTTTTGTTCTAATTTTTTGAATTGATATTGCATATGGCTTTGCCATCTCAATAAATTCATGAATATCTTTATAACCAATTGATATAGAATCTGACCAAAAATTACAATGACCTTCCGGTAGTGGGGCAGAATCATTATATGATTGTTCAAAAGGAATTGTAATAATTAATCTCTTTCTTGTTAATGTCAATAAATTCATAAATGCTTCCTTATAATTAATTAAATGTTCTAAAACTTCAGAACATATTACACTTTCAGCATTTTGAATTGGAAATGAATTGAGATTAAATATATTACTGTGATAGTAATTTAATATGGAAAAATATTCTTCCATATTTTTTCTAAACTTTTCTGCTGTTTGATAATCTGTCGAATATACTTTATAATTCATTTTAATTAGATGATAATCAATTTTACAATCACCGCATCCAACAGTTAATACTTCTTTTTCAGTATTATATATTGGTAATGCATCTATTATTGAAACATGTCGTATATCTAATATTGGTATCATATGTTTGGTATTGAATAATTTACATTCTCTGTTATTTTATTATTTAGATTTCTTACTCTATTATATACATCAACACCTCTTCCAAAATAAACAAAATCAATATTTTTATCTAATCCACTACATGCATGATAAAAAACTGAATCTGGAATACAAACTGCAGATGCTCTACGTAATATTTCAAATTGAATATTAATATTGTATTCATCATATTTAAAAGTTTTACCAATTTCGATAAAATATTTTAAATTCTTTTCTTTTCTCAACCATTTTTCACCAAATCCATTAGGTAAATCTTTAGTAACACCTGCACCAGTTGTTGTTTGTATAAAACCAAACGGATTTAATCCAACATATTTATTAATAATTTCATTAGTAATCTTTTTTTCTTCATCAGAAATAAATATATCAATATGTGTCGATTCTAAAGTCAATCCAAGTAATCCTGCATTTTTAAATATCTTATGTATTGGTGGTGGTTGATTTAAAAATATTGAAATTAAATCATTTTGTGCTGCAATTATTTCTCCAGCTTTTTCTACTTCAACGAAACCAATATTTGCATTATCATAATCATTCCAAGGGTCTTGTACATAAAATATTTTATCCACATATGGATTATTTGCAAAAATTTTAGAAGATTCAAATCTTTTCATTATTGCAACATTAACCCTTGTATTATTTTTTCTATACCATTCTCTTAATGATGGAGTTAGCATCAAACAATCCCCCAAACCATGTGGATATGTTATTAAAATATTCATTTTTTATATTTATTAAGTAATTCATCATCTATTGCACAAATTAGATGTTTTTTATTTTCATAATCTTTATAATTAAACCATCCTTTTTCATAAATATTTAATTGTATTGTCAAATCAACCATCTTATGACAAATTACTATAGAATTATCATTTTTACTTTCTTGCATATTATTAATTTCAAAATCCCATGCAGTATAATTCGGTTTTAACATTTTTTTAAAATATTCTGTTCTCCAAATTGATGGTTTCAATGTTGTTCTGTAGTCCATTTCTTTATGAAGTGATAATGAACTATTAGTAAATTGTGAAGAACCAATTAACATGTTATTTGGAAGTGCACCAAGAATATATTTATCAAATCGTTTTTTTTCTATTTCTGCTTCATCAAATACATTAAACAATTTTTCAATTTCTGTTGGTCTAATAAAAAATAAATCATCTAATAATATACAAACAAATTCACTTTTAATTTTATCAAAATATGGTATAAGTGCATTTGTCCAATAACTTCCAAAATTATTTTGGTCGCCCAATGAATGAAAAATAAAATTATTTGGTAATTCATTTGATGGCAATGTGTAACCTAAAATAGTTACAAAAATATTATCACTCCAATATTTATTAAAAAATTTAGCATAATCTTCCATTAAATGAACATACTTATCACAAGTTATTACAAAAAATTCAATCATATTAATTTAAATAAAAAATCTTTATGTGTTCCTTCTATTTTTCTTGATGTTAAACTAACAATATTATATTTTAATAATAAATCAATTACTTCTTGAGCAAGACAATGATTTGGTGCTTCTCTATAATCTCTTAATTCCATATTAAGTCCAGTAATTAAATTATTTTCTAAAGTTTTTTGTGCCCCATATAACATATCTAATTCACTTCCTTCAATATCTGCCCAAATAAATATTTTTTTATTTAAAAGATTATATTCATCAACAATCTTATCTATTGTAACACTATTTAATTTAACCTTTTTATATGCATTATTGTTTTCAGCATCTCCACCATAAAGCCAAAAATCTGATTTGCCACCATCTTCATATCCCATATAACCTTCGATTTCTTCACAGTTTTTTCCAACAACTAATTTTAATAAATTTCCGGGATATAAATTACTTTTTAATATTTCATATCTTTCATTTTGTGGTTCAAAACCAATAATTACACAATTTGGTTTTAAATCTCTTACAGACCATGCTTCCGACCCAACATTACCTACACCGCAATCAATGAAACAATCAAAATCAATAACATTAATAATTTCAAGTATTTCGCTATGATGAGTTCTATCAGTTTGTTTATAGTTTTTTATTCTATTCCAATCCCATAATCTTTGATTTTTTATTGAATCATTATTCATATTTTTTCTAAAATTTTTTTTGCCCAATTTATTCTATCAAACTTCAATACTGTTAAATATCCTTGTTCTGCAATTTTCAATCTTTCATCTTCATGCCCAAGATAATATTTTATTTTATTTCGTAATTCTTCAACATTTGTGAATATATCAAAATCTTGACCAACAGTAAAATCATTTTCCATTGAAGTCCAAGGTTCTGTTAATAAGAATCCTTTACTGGCAAGTATTTTATATGTTCTATCTGAAGTACCACCTTCCGTAAAATTTAAATTAATTTTTGTCTGTGAAACTACTTTAGAATGTTCGGCACTATATGCTTCAATTATTGGAAAATTGATTGCTTTATGATATTTAAATCTATTATTTCTAAGATTACCAATAAATGATACATCATATAAATAAGGTAATTTTATTGGATAATTACATAAATGGTCATAACCTTCTTGTAAGAAGAATACTTTATCACCACCAACTTGTTTTGCTGCTACATATGAATCCCAAATTGAACAAAAAATTAAATTACATTTCTGAATTTTTTCAATCAACATTTCATTATAATTTGCATTCATAGTATCCATATACCATAAAACCGTTTTAGAAATTTTATTACATTCATCAACCACCCAACTCATTATTTCATTACATTTACTGAATACCACAGCATTAGGTTTTTCTTCTTGACATAATTGAATTAATCGTCTATCACGTTCATAATCACCATATTTTTCGCCAATTTCTCTATAATTAAATTCTAATACTTCACAACCATTTTTTCTAAATCCATCTGCTTGTGATACATTAGTTGAATTAAGATTAAAAACTGCTGCAAATATTATTTTCATTTTATTTAAGAATTTCAACTATTTTATTATAAATAAAATTAACTTTTGGATTCCAACCCATTTCCGAATAAAAATATACTGGAGTATTATGGGGATTCCAATATTTTGTATATCTATTTCGATTATATTCTTCTGACCAAACTAAATGTGGTGTACCGCAAAGGCTTGCTAAATGAAGTGGTCCTGATGATTGTCCAACAACTAATTTACAATTATTCATCAAAGCAACAGTATTCTCAATTGGTATATTTCTAAAATCCTTAACACCTTTGAGTTCAAAAGTTTCAGTAGTACCAATAATACCAACAATATATTTTTCAGATAATAATTGTATAAGTGATTGCCAACTATTTAAATCCCAATTTCTATGATTTCCAACTTCTCTATTTCTCGGATGTACAAGAATATCAACTTTTTCACATGGTAAATCGGATTTATACTTAATGTAATGTTGTCCTAAAAATCTATCATCAAATAATGAAAGATAACCAGAACCATTCATTTCAAAACCAATATTAACTGCTGGTTGCCTAAAATCATAATTAATGCCATTAATTTGAGATAATAAATATTCCTCATTAATACCAGCACAAGACCAACCATCAAATTGTAAATTATTGGGTGGTAAATTAATTATATGATATTCATCACAAAAATCTCGATATAAAAATTCATGACCTGCTTTACTTACTACAATAGTTTTTTTAAATTCTTTTGATAATCTACGAATAAATCCTTGCCAACAGCAAAGTTCCCATCCAAATTCACCTATCCAAGGACCAGCTAATAATATTTTTTCACTATTTGGTTTAATTTCGAAAGTTGTTCCTGCAATAACCATATTAATTAATTGTTTTAATTCCAATATTATTTGCTGTTGATTTTTCTCTTTTTTGCCTATCAAATACAACAACACTATCATAAAAATGAATTCCCGTTGTGTTTTTTGTAAATTCTGTTACTTTTAATTCAGGTGCTTCGCTATAAAAAGAATGAAGTTCATCAATTAAATTCTTAGTATATTCTATAAATGTTAATGATTTCTTATAACCACCATTATAACGTGCCCAATAATTAGTATGAAGGTCTTCACATAAATATACACCACCATCATTTAATGCGCCATATAATTCTTGAAAACTAATTATTTGTTGATGCATATAATGTCCACCATCATCAATAATAATATCAAATTTACCTTCAGATTTAATTAGTTCATGTAAAAAATTGGTATCAGCTTGGTCACCAATATAAATTTTAATTCTTTCTTCTTCAAATTTTTTACAACGAGGTTCAATATCGACACCAATAATTTCTGCTTGGTCACCAAAATATTCTTTCCACATTTTAAGTGAACCACCTTGCCAAATACCAATTTCTAACACTTTTATTTTTTTTCCAACAAAAGAACTAAAATGCCTTTCATAAATATCAAAATAATGTAACCATTTATCTATCATATTTCTATTTTGATTTGAATTAAAATAATCAATTAGTTTCATAGAATTTAATTTATTTAATAATTTTATTTTTATAAGTATTATTCCACCATTTATTACATCATTTGCAAATACAAGTGCTTCATCACCTTCTGACCATGACATTAAATAATCACGTATCTTTTTCATACTAATAGTTACATAAGAATCATCAGTTGTTGATGCTACACTATTATTTATTTTAACGGAAAAAGAATTTTTTAAATATGTATAATGATGCATATACATTTCAGATATTTTATATGTACCTTCATTCATTTTTCTAACGGAGTCTACCAATACGGAAGATTTTGTAACTTCAAATTTTCTATTATCAATTTTAAGTACACTTGCTACAAAATATGTATCTTTAAAATAATGATTTTCATCATAATAATACGAATAAATTGGAGAATATAATGTATCTATATTATTATCATACATGAAATTAATTTCGGATATTAATTCATTTACATTATATCTTTCATCTGAATCCATTGGCATTATGAACGTGCAATCATTTTTTTTACAATAATCTAAACCAATATTTCTTTTATTTAAAACACCTTGCTGTATATCTTTATCATTAATATCATAATAAACAATATCATTAACCAATTTATTATTTAATAAACGCTCTAAAATTTGTTTATTTTCTTCTGGTTCTAAATTTCCTATAAACCCAATTTTTTGATGAACGATAACAATATAATCAACATAATTTTTAATTGATTTTATCGACTTCTCAATTAATTCTAAGCCATAAAATGTATTATAAGCAACACCAACTTTAAATCTTTTATATTCTTTATTTTTAAATCTTTTAGATATATTATTATTTTTCCATATATTATTTTTTAGTAATAGATTAATCTTTTTAAACATATCTCGTTCATTATCAAACTCATATATTAAATTACCAAAATAATTTCTTTTTGATTTTTCTGACACAATTACACTACCATTAATTAATAATTCAAAAAGTCTAACTTGTTCTTGTAAATTAGATTCATAATAGTGTAAATTAACAATAATTTTTGAATTAAAAACATATTTATATAAATCATCACCAAATACTGAATGATTCATACATTTTCCAAAATTATAATTTTTATACTTATTACAATCAACTTCAGGAGCAAGTATACAAATTTTATATTTATCATATAATAATGATAATATTTTTGCTCTTTTATCATTAACTGAACCTAAAAATAATAATTCATATTCTGGATTTGTTATATTATTTGTTCTAATTAATTCTGATACGTATTCTAAAGGAACATGAATTATATTATTAAATCCTTCTGCTTTTAAAAAATTAATATTATCTAAATCATAATCCCAAATTTCATCACATTCACTTAATGATTTTTGTATATGTTTTGTTCTATTAACAACTTCTCCATTTTTACTATTTATATTGTACCATTGACTTTTATTATCATAAAGTTGCTCTAATTGATATATAACAATTTTATAATTTGGATATTTTTCTCGATATTCTGAAATATTAAAATCTATATTGTAACTTAAAATAACTAATGTGTTATTATATTTAAATTGATTTTGAAATTTAGATAATACCATCGTTCTCACACCTTCAAAAGGATTGTATTTTGTTTTTCGTGTGATAATACATTCCAATGGACAATTAGGTAATTGAATGAATGTTTTTTTAGGAATTTGAATATTATGGAAATTACCACCTCTTAATTTAGTACGTTCATCATTAGATAATTTAATATCTGGTCTTGTAATATCATTATTCATTTTTAATTCATTTTTTTTACTATCAATAAAGGCATGTTGATTCTGATGAATTTCAATTCTTTTTTTTATTGTTCTTTTTACTTCATTTCTTGTTTTTTTCATTTAATAATTCTATCATAATTACTTAACATTATAATTGGTTCAATTTTTTTTAATTTTAAAAATCCCCATTCATTTAAACCAACTAAATTATCTTCATTCCAATTGTTATAATAATCAATTTGTTTTTGAATAGCAACATCATTATCATAATTAAGTCTTTTTGCTGCATTTCTTATCTTACTATCAATATTCTTCCTAACCAATGTCATATGATGCATTTGTATAACATCAGGTTGAAATATAACATATCTATCATAATTAGGTCTTCTTGTTGGGTCAACAAGTACTGGCGAAGGATAATCTTGTATAAATGAAACATTATTTCCTTTAATTGGAAAAAATAAACTAACCATAGTATCGTGTGGTTTATCAATTAAATACGAGGAAGATTTATAATAATCATTATAATCTGCAAAACCAACAAAATTTGGATTTTCATCATACCATGCCAATAATTTAGCAAATTGTTCTTCAACATAAAATTCATCACAATCCATTGACATATGATGGGTACAATATTTTTTTCTTGATAAATTAATACCAATATTTCTTTTAATAATTTGATTCGAATGAGGTGAAAGTGTTTGTTGATTTTCATAAAATACTAATTCATCAATTAATCCCTCATTTTTTAAATCGTTTAATATTTCTATTAAATTTTCAGAACATTTATTTCCCCAATATGATTCTGTTTGATATACAACCGATATAAATTCAACCAAATCTCTTATTTGAAGTATTGAATCTTTTAGTAATTCTTGTCCATCAAAAATATTATAACATATACCATATTTTGTAAATCCCATATTATTTAATCATTCTAATAATTTTATTTAAAACTTCTTTATTTTTTAGATAAAATGGATGTAATCTTTCAAAATAATCACTATTTAATTTTTCTAATTTATCATTACTTCTATCTCTTGACATTGATTCATAATGATATGCAACTGCATCACAAACTGTAATATTTTTCTTACCTTTAATAAGACAATTCAAATTCAATTCAACATCTTCAAAACATTCAATATATGATTCATTAAAATATCCAATATCAATAAATACTTGTTTATTAATCAATAAAAATGCTCCTGTATTTCCTAACGAATTATAATTTATTCCAGTAAAATAATTATTTGTTTTTCTAAGGTCAGTATGTGTTAAATGTATATTATCGGTTGTATCTCTAACAATTGCAATTCCACAATGCTGTACACTGGCATCTGCGAAATGCAATCTAATTCCAATTGTACCAACATTTTCTTTATTTGCATTATAAATTTCGACACACCTACTTAATACATCATTTAATAATTTAACATCATCATTACAAAATAAAATTAATTCAGTATCTTCAGATACATGATTTCTCACCATATCATTATTTATTTTACCAAAATTATACCAATCATATTGAATTAATTTAACTTTATCACTTAATATCTCCGAATATCTATTAATAACATTAGGACTACTACCAGTATCAGCAATAAGTATTTCATAATTATAATAATTAACACAATCATTCCATGAATTAACATTATTTTTAATTAAATTAAAATTATTTTTTGTTGGTATAATTACACTAACTTTAGGTGTTTCTTTTAATTTAATATTAAATTCTTTATATTGTGGTGGTAATGATAATGGTAACTCATCTTTATATTTATTTGCAAATTGAATTCTACTATTCTCCCATTCTTGATTGGTCATGCCTATTGATTTATGTAAAATTCTTATTGAAGTGGTTACTCCTATATTACAACCATCAAGGTAGTTAGGTATTACCATTGAAATTTCGTAAAAATGAAACCCTTTAAATTCTTCATCAAATTTATGCACAATATTATTACAATCAATTGCCATAAACACACCATCAATAACTACTACTTCTTTTACATTTGGTATTTCCTTTGAATATTCGCTAACCCAAGTACTTATTCCATTCGTATGCTCTACTATCCCAAACATTTTAGTTTTATCGGTCCACCAACAGCCATTTTCGTGAAGAAAAGTTGTACCAGCTATTCCAATAATATCAAAATTAGTATTATTAAATTTATTTAATAATATTTTACCCCAATTTTTTGTTTTTATTAAAACATCCGGATGTAGGAATACCATAATAACATTATCTTTATTATAATCGACAATTGCTTTATTATATATTGAAGTTAATGAATATTGATTATAATTAGTGTAGCACACAACATCATGGTTAACACCAATAGTGTTATGAATATGATTTATAAATTCATTATTCTTTTCATCACCTAAATGTGATGAAAATACTACTATTATTTTATTTTTTATCATATAAGATTTATTTAAATTATAATAATTTTTTTCTTACTTCTAATAAAGCATCATCAATTCTTTCGCTCATCCTTTTTAAGTTTGTAAATGATGCTCCATTATTAATTAATATTATATCTTCAAATCTATCTTTAGATATTAAAAATTCAATAACTTCTTCTTTTGATGGACAATCAAATAAATATTCAAAAAATTTTAAATATTTATTATTGTTTAAATTTACTTCAACAATTAAATTATTATACATAATTGTTTTGTCAAAATATTCTAAATAACATTTACCATCCTTTTCACGAACTCTTGCTCTTATTTCCCTTTCTATTTCATCATCAGTTAATAGTTTAGGATATATCAATTTATAAAAATTTAATGATATTATTTTCACTAATTTAAAAATTATTTCATCTGAAGTTGGTTTTTATTTAGACCAAAGAGTATTAGAAATTACACCAAGGTCGTAATTCCTCCCATCCAAGATTGATTTTCACCCAAGCACCTATAAAATCTCTAATTTGATTGTAATTAAGACCATATTTATCTTCAAAAATCTTCCAAATTAATGAATGTCTTATAAGAAAATAATTATCTTTATAATCCAATTTAAATAACCACTCATTGTTCTCATTATAAAAAGTTGTTATTTTTTCACCAGTAATCTTAAGTGTTGAATTATTAAACACACTGAAAAGAAAATCCTGCATTTCCTTTTCTTTTAGTTTATCTAATTTTAAAATTGTTTTGAATTTAATTACTTCTAATGTGCTATTTTTTATATCAATTTCAAAACCTTCAGGTGCATTAATCTTAATTTCATTCATAATATTTATTTTTTTAATTTATTTATTTTCTTTAAGAAATTTAATAAAATCTTTTTTTAATGCTTCTCCAATAATTTCATAAATTTCATCAGTCTTAACATTTCCATTGATGGGCAAATCAATCAAAACGGGAAACCCAAATATTATTCGTTTAAATTTTCTAAAACTATTGGGATGAGATAGTGTGATGTCTTCTTTATAGAATTTAAATTCATCTACGATATGTGGTTTATCATTATAAAACCGAACTTCTATCATGTCATCATTTTCTAACTTAGATATTGTTAAATTCGGGTGTAGCGACTCATTTTCATTATTTGTTAATGCGTATTCATATATAGCATTTTTTGATTTTAATTCATCAATATGGAAAAATATTATACTACCAACATCAGTAATACGATTCGTTAAAATACCCTCATATATAATATCATTATCATCAATAATTCTACCAGACGTAAATTTTTTATTTAAATAATTGCGAATATTTTCTTTGCTTTTCCAAACTTCGGGATATATTTCTGGTAATGGGTTCAAATCTAAATTTAGAAAAACATTTTTTTGTGCACTAATCCATTCTTCATCCTTTTGATGATTATATTCATAACATTCAATGCGTAATTTATTATTATTCACATATATTGAATGTTCTATATCATATCTATAATTTATTATTGGCTTATTTAACCAACTTAGAGATTCTAATAAATCTTTAAGTACATAACTTGCAGAAATAGTGTCATTTTCATTAAGAATTGATTCATTAACTTCATTTAATTTACTAATTAATGTTTGATTCCAATCCTTTTGAAATTTTTCGTTAGAATTTTCTGGCATTAAATAATTCCATTTTTCCATGATTATTTTAATTTTATATTAATAATATTTTATATGATTACAAATATATAACATTTAAATTAAATTGTCAAGTATTATTATATTTCTCCGTTATTTAAATCCAATATTATTTTTATTTTCAACATAATTTTCATCTTTTTCATAAAAGACATCTGCTAATGATACTTCACTATCATATATTTTATTAATATTTAATTCTATAGCTAATTTATTTGCATTTTCAATTGTAAGTGCTTTAAAATTATGTTTAAATAATGTTCTTCCCTTTCTTAAAAGCGCATTATCTATATTATCTGCAACATTATATGTTAAAATTATTTTTAAATTTAATGCTTCCCCTAATAAACCATCGCCTAAATTTAATAGTGTAGATATATTATTTGTATTAATTTTTCTTGATTTAATTAAATTTTCACAATCCTCTAAAATAATAACGCTATTTTTTAAATTATTTAAAATAAATGATTGTAATGATGGGTCATTAAATCCTTCAATGTTTTGAATTGAAAGATTATAAAACTTTTTATTAATAATAGATAATAAATATTTTATTAATGTTGTTTTTCCCGAACCCGGAATTCCAGAAAATAATAAAATACCGCATTTATCATTATTAATAATATCAACTATTTTATTAATATCTAAATCATTATAATAATATTTTTTTATTTCTGGCGCATGAACTTCATAATCTTGTAATGAAAAATTATTATTCTGATGGGATATTTGATAAAATTTTGGTTTTTTTATATCTTCACAAATTCTATAATTAGATATGAATTTTTCAATAAATTTATTATGTTCAATATTATTAAGTAAAAATATTAAATAAACACTAAATGTTTTATTATTAGAATTTTTAAAAATTTGAATGAATAAATCTTTATTTAAATTTGTAAAAATGCTGTCATTAAAAAATGGTATAACCTCATATCTTTGAATATTATTTCCTATTTCCAATAGATGATATTCATCCCTTTTAAAATCAGATGAATTAGATTGAAACATAATTAAATTATTTTTATATAAAAAATTAATTAATTCATCATATTTACAATAATTTCCATTTAAAGAAATAATTTTATACTCTATTGAGTTATTATAATAAATAAATAATTTTTTTATAAATATATCAGAATTACTAACAATATCTAATATATTTGAAGAATTCATAATTTTATTCATAATTTTATGTTTTAAATTAACTACAAATATATAAAATTATATTTAAATAATAAATGTTATTATAATATAAGTTTAAATTTTATATTACCACAATTATAGATTCTTAAATATTTTCTTTCTAAATTTTATATTTAATTTTTTACTAAAAGTCTTGTTTTAATTAACCAAATATTTTTTGAAAATATGTATACTAAATGTAATCCAATATCTGAATAATCATCAATTAAAAATTATGACGGAGAATATTATGTGTTGAAAGAAAATAAAAGCAGTTATATTTTTATTAAATCTTTTTAAATAAAAATAAAAAATGTTTGTTAAATTGATTTAATTTTGTATATTTGCTCACATAGAAAAAATTTTTTAATCTAAATTAGAATCATATGAAAGATAATCAAACACATGAATTAAAATTTTTAAATAAAAATAAAAATAATTTTGAAAAATTAAATCAATTTATTAATATTAATCGAAATAATATTCGTTTAATATTAGCATCTCCCGAAATGTGTGAATATTTAAAATCATCAAATGATTGTGAAAACATTATTCATAAAGGTTATCCAGAATTTACTCATATAAAATATAAAGGAATTTTTGTTATTGAAATCCCATTAAAATTTCCAATAAATGTAATTAATTTTATATTAAAAAATAATGATATAAAATTCAATATTCCATGTATTTGTGGAATATATAAAGATGAGAAACATTCATAATTATCATGCAAAAGACCTATAATAATTTATTTAATTATTTTTATATGCAGTTAATATTGCCTCATAATCTGCAATTGCTTTATTAAGTGGAAATGGAATTCTAATTAAAACACCTTCAGGAATATCAAATTCATTGGCATATATATTATTTCCGTAAAGTATTATAAAATCATAAAAAGGATTTCCATAATATTTTTGAGATATTTTATCCAATCTACTTGAAGGAGTCCAATATTCATATTTATCACTAGAATTAACAGGCAAATTTACAAATGGCATAGAATCTATTGTACCATCTGAATTTTTTAAAATTGAATATCTATCATAGTCTTTGTATGGCATTATTTTCCTTGTGTATTTTGTGTTTGTAATGTTTTATTTACTGCATCTGAACTATTTGCTGTTGGAACATCATTTGATATACCATTTTTATAACTCATTTGCGCTGCTGAAACTTTTGAAGGACGTGCATACATGCCATTTTTACTAAATGTTGAATTTGCATATTGATTAAATGATACTGCATTTTGTAATGCATCGATAGGTCCTTCTAATGATTGACCGCCAATTAACTTCATTTGTAATGTGATTTTAGCCATCATAGGTTGCATACCAAATCCTTCCGGATTCATATCCCAAGTAGTTTCATTATAATCAAAAGTAACATTTTCAATAATAACTTTTGTATAGAAAAAATCACCTACTCTTAATATACAAATCGGTTGTCTACCAAAAACAGAATTTCTGGCTCTTAATGTACCTGCAGCATCAATTTCAGGAATAAATTGTTTCGCAGAACCTTGTCTTGTACATTGCTGTAAAAAAGTTAAACGTCTATGAAAATTTTCTGGCGTTTGTGTATGAAATGCTGGATAATAATTATTTTTAATTATTGATTCAAAACCATTCAATATTGCCTTTTCTCTTGTTGCAAAAATATTATCATTTGGAATAATTTGATTATTATATTGTTTAATTAAATATTCAGTCGCTGCTATTTCATTTTTTATTTTTTGGACATCTTGTTGTTGATTTGTATTTTGTATTTGTTTTTTTGATTCAATATTTTTATTATTTTTTTTAATATTAATTGATGCACGTCTTTCTTCTTTCACAGTTTTTAAAGTTATACCATTTACTGTTGCACCTTCAGCACTACCGTCAGCACTACCACTACTTAAATTTGACACAATATTGATTCCTAATTCATTTAAACTTACTTTAAAAATCGCTTTTAAACGTTCCTCAACTAAATGTTTTGCTGCTGCAATTCTTCTATCGCCAAGTGCTTTATTATAAGCAGCTTCATCTTTACCTTGATATAATTTAGATGAACCACCATCAATTATAATATCATAATATTTTCTATTTTCAGGATTACTATATACATCAGATAATATTTTATTTAATGAATTATTTTTATTAGATATATTATATTGTGGAATCGAACTACCAGTAAGAACAAATGTTCTATTTTCTGTATCAGCACTAAGTCCAACAACTTCATAAATACCACCATTTTTACTATCATTTAATCCAAAACCATTACCATCTTTTTCTGAAATACAACCTTCTCTAATTTCATAATGAAGTGGATTATTATACATATCTTCAATAACAGTATTAACTTGTGCATCAGTTGGAATATCATTAGGAAAAAATATTTTTATCTCTGGTGCTGATATTGGTGCAACATCGGCTTGTTTTGTCGGACCTGTTATTTGAGTAATTTTATCTTGAAGTTGTTTTAATGATAATTCTAAATCTTCAACTGTTTTTTGAGGTACTAATTCATTACCGCCAAATGCAAAAAAATCAGCAATATTTTTATTTTGATTTTCACCTTGATAATTTCTAAGTTGTTCTGGATAATCAATAAGTAATGTAAAACTAAGTGTTGCAGTTCTTTCTGAATTCATATAATTATACATTGGTTCATTTCTACCAACCATTACTGTTGATTCATATTTAGCACTTGCTGTTTCATTAAGTTGTATATCATATGGTGGAAACCACATAATTCGTCCTTTAAACGGTCCAACTTCACTTAATGGTATTATAGAATGCCATTCATCATCAATAATACCATAACTATCATTTGGAATTGCAACTATTGCAAGATTTTCAATACTAAACATCATATTTTTAGGATTAAGAAATGGATTACCATTATCATTAGTTTCCCATTCTGGATGAATTTTTGGAATTACAGTTTTATAAATAACTGAATTTTGATTACCACCATAAACAATATTTCCTTTATATCTTATTGTTTTTGCAAATCTATCATACTGGTCTACCATTGTATGTTGACGTATACCTGTTTTCCCAGCTATTTTACTTTCACTTGCATAATTACTATTATTTGCTTGCCATAATGGAGAACCATTAAAACCAATAATTTCATTATTACTTTCTTTAAATACTTTTCTTGTAATATCAACAAAATATCCAGAACTTGCATTTAATAAATTTTTTGTATATTCTAATAATCCACCATTTATTCGATAATCAATAATATTTGATGTTGAATTTAAATTATTTGTTTCATCATCAGCATTACCATGTTGTTGAGCTAAATAGCTTTTACTGTCATCATTAATACCATCTCTACCCCAAACTAATTTATCTCCAATATCATCAGTAGTTATATCTGATTTATTATCAACAAAATTATTAATATCTTCTTTAAGTGTAGATTTATTTGCTGTACCAAAATTTTTATAAATAAAATCATAATTTGGAGCATATTCTTGAATAGTATTTCCTAATGTTATATATGAATATGCGGTTTTTTCATCATTATTAGCATAATCAATAGAACTTTGAATAAAAACATTACTTGGTTTTTTTAAATAAGGATATGCATTTTTATTATTAAAATTAAAAAATATTCGATTATTAATAATGTTATTTACTGGTTGAATTGGTTGTTTAATATCAACTCCATTTTGAAGAATTGTTGAACTACTATCATCAGGTCCGATTTGTTTATAAACATTTAAATTTATTCCTTGATAAAAATACGTTAATTGACCTTTACCAGTATTTTTTATATAATCAGCATTTGTTGAACCAATTGAACCTGTAGTATGTAAACTTGGTTTAAAAGGATAGTTATTACCAACAGCATCAGTATTAAAAAATATCTTACCAATAAATCCACCCGCTTTATCTAAAAGACTTTTATCATCTTGATTATTTATTGTAATTGTATTATTAATATTTTTTTCAAAAGGACTTTTTCCTTTTAATACATTTGAAAGATTAACTGTTGGAAGGTTTTGTTGTGCAAGATGTGATGCTGAATTATAAAACATTTGTTGACCCAACATTCTTGTACCAATTTCAGTTAATGGTGTATTTGAAAATCCTCTTAATAATAAACTATTTTCAATATTAAAATGTTGATATTGTGGTATTACACTTAAAATACTGGCAATAGAATCTGCAACCTTACTTTTATTTCTAAGTGAAAGTTTATCTGTTGATTCATATTCATTATCAAGATTATATAAATTACGTGGTATTAATTGATTTCTAAATTGTTCACCACTTACAAGTAACCTTGAATTTCCATTAATATCAGCCATTAATATTATTTTTAAATAAATACTTGTAGAATAAATTTATAATATCTATTTTTACATTGGTGAAAACTATCCCAATCTATAAAAGATTAATTACTTATTTTTTTAAAATAAAATTGAGGGTGAAATATTTTTTATTTATAAATAAAATTAATAATTATGAAACTAATTTCAATTATGAAAATAATTGAACATAGTTATCCTATGTTGTTAAATTTTTATTAGATTTGAAAAAATTAATAATAAATATTATAATTTTGTTCTTTTATTTAAAAGAAAGAGTTTTTGAGTGATTAATTAATTTAACTAAAATAGTTTCGTAGAAGTTTAATGAAAAAACTTGTCAAAGTTATAATATTTTATTTTAATAATCAAGACTTTTTATAAATTATATGAAAATAAATATTATTTTCCTGCTTTACCTGTTTTTAATGCTTGTTGTTTATCAATTGCTATTACTGTATTATAAACTTTATGCATAAATTTATCACCATCAAGATTTAATGTAACATCATTTTGTAATGTAACTTGACCACCATTAGCAAATTCAACTTTTAATGGAGATTTTAATAGTGTTGCTAAATCAGCTAACATACCACCACCTTTAGTATTCATTTTTGATATACTTTCAACTGCATTTTGAACTGCAATAAAATCATCTTTACTACCATGCATTACAGCATTTATTTGTTTAAATGATTCTCCTACTTTTACAAGAGCATCAGCATGTTTTGCTATAGTATGCATAGTTGCAGCAAATGTAATAAATCCTAACGCACCAAAAGTAAATCCCATCATTGCTAATGATATAGCAGCAATACCAGCACCAACTTCTAACATAGCAGGACCTGCTCCTTTTGATGATTCAACAAGTTTTGCTAAACCCATTGCCATAAATCCAATACCAGCAGCAGCAATACCAATACCAGCACCAATACCTAATGCTGCAAGAGCTAACATACCTAATCCTTCAGTACTTATTGTAGCTGCCATACCAATAGCAATTATTGCAGCAGCAAGTGCAGCACCACCAATTACAAACCAACCTAATGATTTAACAATATCTTTTAATATTTTTGCTTTTTCTGGTGTTAATTTACTTAAAGAATCAGCAAGTTTACTAATACCAACAGCAGCAACTCCAATACCAGCACCAACACCTAATGCTCCCATTCCAATACCAGCACCAATACCAGCAGCAGCACCACCGCTTATGCCTTTACCTGCACCACCTTCAACTGCTTCAGTAAGTCCACCACCTTTACCAAATTTACCAATATTAGTAATTTTACTACCAATACCACTTTTTATAAAACTATCAATACTATTTTTAATTCCAATAGAAGCTATTTTCCATGCACCGCCAGCAGCAAGTAACATTAAACCTGCTTTCCACCAACCACTAGAACCTTTAGTAAAATCACCAATCCAGTCAGCTATATTAGCAACTGGTTTTAATATTGTATTAATACCTCTTAATATTGGTAATAATGCTGCTTTTAATTCATTAATTGTTGCTTTAAATACTTCATCAAATGTTTGTGCTTGTTTTGCACGTTCTTCTAAACTAACTCTTTCCTTAACAAAACTTTTAGCTTGGTCTTGTGTTAAATTACTAATATCTCGCATTTGACCAGCAAGTTGAACTTGATATTTACCTGTGGTAGTGTTAAAAAATGCAGCACCTTGAATAAGTTCTTTTTCACGGTCAGTTAAACCCATACCTTGTAATTTATCTGCCATTGTACTTATATCAAGTTGTCTTAAAGCCATTGCTTTCATTTCATCAGCATTAATACCCAATGCTTTACCAACTTGGGTAAGTCTATCCATATCAGCAGGACTAATAAATTTTTGAAATGTACCATCAATATTTTTTCTTAAAGTAGCAATACCTTTAGTTAAATCAGCAATTTTTGCTTGTAATTTGGCTGGGTCATTACGAGCGAAATATAAAGTTTCAAACATATCCATTTTTGCAAATTGACCACCCATTACTTGTAATTGTGCCACCATACCAATCGCACCTTCAAGTGTTCTTCCCATATCTGCAGCATTTAATGCACCATCAATACTAATTTTAAATTTTTCAGCATATTCTGCCATTTGAGCAAAACCTTTTACTCCTTGCTGAAAAGTATATCCTTGTAATTTTTTAAAATTATCACTTATATTTTTAAGTACCTTAGTTGTATTAACACCCATTCTTTCAGAAGTATCAACAACACCTTGAACATAATCCATTGTTGATTTAGCATCAATACCCATTATTTCAAATTGAGCACCAAGTTTTGTTGCTTGTTCAATTCCAAGACCAGTACCTTTACCAATCATTGTAATATCTTTTACCATATTAGAAGATAAAACACGTGCTCTACCAGTTTCATCAGCAAAACCTTCCATTATTCCTTGAACATCTTCAAGGCTTCCACCTAATCTTGCAACAAAACCAGCAGATTGTTCAAATGAATCTCTCATCATATCTGCCTTAGTACCTGACATTCCGAGATTAAGAATAGTACTTTTAATATTTTTATCTTGTGATTGTAAAAAAGTCCAAGTTTGTTTTAAAGCAGAAGCTAATCCACTTGCTAAATCAACAATTTTTTCTCTGGCTTTTATTTCTTTTTGAAGTTGTTCATTAATTAATTGTTGTTGTTTTGATAATTTTTTTAAAGTATCGTATTCAGTATTTTGTAATTTAATTAAATTATTTAAAACACCTTTTTGACGATTATTTAAATCATTATAATTTTGTTGTAATTGATTAATAAGAGATTGTCTTTCACTTCTTCTTTCTTGTAAATCAGCTACTTGTTTTTCAATATCTAAATTACTTTTATATGTAGTTTGCAATTCCTTAGTTAAATTAAGGAGTTCTTTCATTGCTTTTGTTCTACTATCATCAGCCATAATAATATTTTATATTATATAATATAAATACAAAGACCAAGATTTTTATTTTCTTGGTCTAAAATTGTTTTTATTTCTTGCTTGTTCTTGCAATCTTTCAATTTCTTCATTTTCTTTTTGTAATAAAAATAAGAAATGTCGTCTACGATATATTGGTAGATTCTCGATATAATCTGCTTGAAACTTAGCGTGTTTGGTTAAAATGTATATCTCTTCATTAACCATTTTTTTATACTCACCCGCTAAGTGTTGGGGAAAAAAAAATCAATACCAACTGCTAAATTTGCAGTAAATTTAAAGCCATCTTTAGCAATAAATTCATATGACATATCAACATCTGGACTGACATCAATTATTTTTCTACGAATAGTAAATGCATCAAGTGCTGGCATTGCGTCCACAAATTTATCAATATATGCTCTATCTGATTTTTCATTAATTGCAACAATATGTGCTTTTAATTTTAAAGTATTATATTGACTATATTCTTCATTATATGCTTCTTTTATTGATTCTGATTTTTTAAAAAGTTTTGTTTCTTCACCAGCAGTAAGTAATTTAATAGTAGCAATTTTTTTACGCATTGGTAATTCAATTGTAAAATAACCATATTGGTCTGGCATTTCTTTAGTTTCTTTATATCTGAGTTGAAGTAAATCAACAACTGCTTTAAAAGGAACACCTGTTCTTGGGTCAGTTACTTGTACAGTATATTCAGGACCATAGCTTGAACTACGTAGGAATAAGATAATTGCATTACGGTCACCCGGTAATAAATCTTCTGGATTAACACCAGCAGTTTTAATTTTTCTTTTTAATAACATATCTAAAACCATACCACTTTCAAGTAATGAAGGAGTTGTAAGTAAATCCTCATCTTTTGAAGTCATATATTCTACATTAACTTCATTAATTTGATTAGCATAAAATAAACCCTTTGAAGGTAATTTAACAATTTCATATGAAGTCATTAAATCTGGGTCGGTTTCTTTCATCATAGTTTTTTCAAATTCCTGTGGATTAAATGTTGGTGCTTTTGGTATTTCACCAATAACATTATTAGATATTGGTTGTGATGGAATTATACCTTCACCACGTTTTTCTTTATATTTTTTAAGCACTTCACCAATACTTTCTTTTGGCTGTAATTCTTCTTCTTTTCCCATGTTTTTATAAATTTTTATATTTTATTATTGTTTTCAGTAAATAAATACTACGAAAAAAATTTTCAACATAATTCAAGATTTTTAAATAAAACACGTATTAATATATAATTGATACTATTTAGAAAATTTAGTGTTATTTAAAGTAAAGAATTAAATAAAAAATGAAAAAAGAAATTGAAAATAAAATATTAGTTATATATATTGGTGTTGCAGGTATTCGTAGTGTGGATATTGAAACTTTCACACAAAAAGTTACAAAAAAAATTATACCAGCAACATTTCAAGGTGAAATAATAATAATACCAACACAATCAGTAGATACAAGAATTGAATGTATTAATCCTATATATATAGTACAATCAGAATTAATTCAAAAACATACTGAATTAATGAAAGAATTAAATGAACATCTCAAATATCAATTAAATATATTAAAAGATAATAAAAAAAGAAAAAAAAATGAGTAAAATAAGAATAGGTATCGTTATTGACGAAATATTAAGAGCAAAATGGCTTCAATTTGATAGATTTTATGCACAAGAATTTGGTGAAGAAGGAATTCCTGAAAAACAACCATATGTTTATGATTTTTTTAAATATTATCAGTGGAAAGATACTGAGGAAATAGTTAAAGAAATGCGTGAACCAGAAGAAACACCAGAAAATGTTAATCCAATTGATTATCAAGTAGATGAAAAAACTGGTGAAGCACCTGCAGACTTTTTATTATTTAAAAAAGAAGAAAAAATAAAAAAAACAGCACGTGAAGTATATAATCGTTTTATGTATGAGGATTATTTATTTGAAATACATGGTGCAGCACCAATAATGTATAAAAATATGGATTTACATGTTAATAATTTTTTATTAAAATATGCAAATTCTGCAAATTTTATAGTAATGAATGTTGAAAATAGATTTAGTATACCACCCACACTTTTTTTCTTAAGTAAAATATCATGCAGATTTACAAATTATAAATTTGTTGATAAAGCAATAGATATGTGGCGTGATGTTGATGTACTTATTACTACTGACCCTGAAATTTTAAATGTAGGTACACCTTGGGGTAAAAAATTAATTAAATTAAAAAGACCATATAATGAAAATATTTATACTGGTTTTTTAGAAGTATTACAAATTGCAGATTTAATTGATAACAAATATTTTGAAAAAATAATTAAATATAAAAATAAATAAAATGAGTGAAGAAATAAAAAATGCAACACAAGTTGCTGAATTAGAAAAAATAGAAAAAATTAAGGTATCATTAGATAGAATAGTAAATAAAAAATCAAAATTTTTATTTTGTGTACCTGAATCTACTAATCCTGTTGCAAGTGTATATGAACTTTATTTTCATGCCACTGTAGTAAAAAATATGGGATATGAAGTAATAATTATGGTAGAAAAGGGTGATTATGTTATACCTGTTTGGATTGAAAAAGAACTTACAAATCATAAACATGTACCTATGTCAGACCCTAAACTTACTGTAGGTCCTGAAGATATTATGATAATTCCTGAAGTATTTTCAAATGTAATGGAACAAACTAAAAATTTACCTTGTGTAAGAATAGGTCTATTACAATCGGTTGATTATATGATTAATTCATTAATTCCGGGTACTGATTGGTCTTCATTTGGTATATATGATATCATTACCACCTCTCCAACACTTAAAGAATGGATTGATGTATTTTATGGTAAAAAATTCAATATTAAAACATATAATATTGGAATTCCTGAATATTTTGAAAGGTCAAATATTCCACAAAAGCCAATAATTTCAGTAATTGGTAGAAATGCGAATGAAATTTCAAAATTTGTAAAATTATTTTTTTGTAAATATCCACAATATAGTTGGGTAACATTTGACCCAATGGTTACAAAAAGCAAACCACCACAACCAATGCGTAGAGTTGACTTTGCTAAAAGATTACAAGGCAATTTTGCTGCAGTTTGGATTGATAGAATTGCAAGTTTTGGTACATTTCCTCTTGAATGTATGAAATCTGGCACAATTCCAATTTGTTTAAAACCAGATATTATGCCTGAATATATGATTGAAAGAGATGAAAATGGTACACCAATTAAAGCAGTTGAAGGTGCTGGTGTATGGACTGATAATTATTATGACCTTCCTGTATTAGCAGGTGATGTACTTGTTAAATTTTTAGATGATAATATTAGTCCTGAATTATATGATTTAATGGAAAAAAATGCATCTAAATATAATCAAAACGATAGTGAAAAGCAATTAGTGGAAATTTATTCTAATTATATAACACAAAGAATTAATTTATTTCAGAATGTAATACAACCAATACAAGAAACTAATATAATAGAACCACCTGCTGTATCATAAAAATAATTATAAAATTTAAATAAAAATAAACATGAACGTTTCAATAATAATTCCAATACATGAATATAATGACCAGATTTCAAGTCTTTTAGATAAGGCAATCGAATCTATTAATAAACAAGAAAATATAACCGAATTACCTGAAGTACTTATAGTATATCCATTAAATCTTGATGGTGAAATTATTCCATTTAAAGATTCTATGCTTCGTAAGTATCAAGATAAAATTAAATTTAATTTAATACAAAATCAAGGTAAAACTGATTATCAATCACAAGTTAATTTAGCAGTTGATGCTGTAACTACTAATTATTTTTCAGTACTTGAATTTGATGATGAATATGGTACAACATTTTTTAGAAATGTAGAAAAATATATTCAAACATATCCAGAAATTGATATTTTTCTAACCATGATGATTGAAGTTAATGAAAAAAATGAGGGTATTAAATTAACAAATGAAACTGTTTGGGCACAACAATTTGTTGGTGAAAATGGCGAAATGGGTTATTTAAATGCTAATTCATTAAAACAATATTCTGATTTCAAATTAAGTGGCGCAGTAATTAAAAAATCTGACTTTATTAATCTCGGTAAATATAAATCTAATATTAAGTTAGCATTTATGTATGAATATTTACTTAGAGCATTAAATAACGCAAGTAAAGTATTTACAATTCCAAAAATTGGTTATAAACATCTATCAACACGTGAAGGTAGTATGTTTGATAGCTATTTAAAAAATATGCCAGTAGATGAAAGAAAATTTTGGTTTGAAACAGCAACTAAAGAATCTAATTTTTCTAATGATAGAGTAATCGACATGTCAAGACTTCAAAAATTAATTGTCGAATAAATAATTTGATTATTTTGATTCTATGATAAATGAAAGAAAATGAAAATGAATTCGAAGTTAGTGTACCATATTTTGCAGAAAAGGAAGAACAAGCAGTTATAGATTATATAAATTCTAATTCTTTAGAAGAAAAGAATAAAATTTATAATGAAATTCTTATTGAACCTTTTAAAAAAATGATACAATCCATATTAAGACGATATCCCATTCATATTGGTAATTACGATATGAGTGAGGTTGAATCAAATGCTCTTACACATTTAATCGAGCATATGGTAAAATTCAATCCAAATAAAATTACTAAATCGGGAAATAAAACAAAAGCATTTAGTTATTGCCAAACAATAATTAGAAATTATTATAAAGACCATAGCAAAAAAAGTTATACTGAAAAGAAAATTAATTTATCTTTTGATGATTATATTGATGAAATTAATCAAAATGTTGAATATACCTATGAAATTGAAACAGAAAGTCAGCATCAACTTGAGAAATTAATTAATTCTGTAATATCCAAAATTGAAGATAAAATCAATAATGACCCAATAATGAAAAGAAATGAAATTATTGTTGGTGATGCAATTGTTAATGTATTAAAAAATTGGCAAGTATTATTTATGGAAGATACTCCAGAAGGAAAATATAATAAAAGAGTTACAAATAAATTTGCTAAAAATAAAATTTTATTATATTTAAAAGAACAAACAGGATTATCCACAAAAGAAATAAGAATAGGCATTAAACCATTTAAAGAAATATATTTTTTACAAAAAACAGATTTTTTGGATGATTAAAATTTATCAAACAATAATTGATAAAAGTCATGGTAATTGTATGCAAGCAGCAATTGCCAGTTTACTTGAATTATCTCTCGAAGAAGTACCAAATTTTAATACATTAGGACACGAATGGTTTAATACGTTTTATCATTTTTTACATAAATATGGATATAATTATGATGGTGGTCTTTATAATAATAATCAATATAGAACAATAAATAAAAGAGAAGGAATACCAACTGTTAAATTACGAACCGAATTTTATAGATTAAAAAATATGGAAGGAGTTAAAGGATATTTCTATGCAAGTGTATATTCACCTAAATATTATAATCCAAATGATAAACCACCCACAACACATGCAGTTATTATTGATAAAAATTTAAATATTGTACATGACGTTAATCTTGAAAATATAAATATTATAAATTATCCAGAAAGTAAAAAACTTAAATATAATGGAATTCTTGATATTTTTATGATAAATCCACTTTCTAATTAATGTGTATTTATATGTACTAAAACTATAAAATTATGCCAAGACCAACTCGTAAACAATTAAAATTTGATGAAGAAAGCGTAAATAAATTACTTCAAGAAATTTATGACGAATCTCATAACATAAAAGCAAAAATTACTAGACTTTTTACAAAATGGGAAACTAAAGTAAAAGAAAGTGGCGAAGTTCAAGCTATTGGTGACCAAATTGTAAAATTAATTGCTGCTGAAGCTAAAAACCAAGACCAAAAAATCATGTTACTTCGTTATTTAAAAGAAGTTGTTTTTGATAATAAGGTTGGTGGTTTTAATAATAATTATAAAAGCAATAGAGAAGAAGAAAAGAGTGAAGTAACTACTGACAGAAGAAACGAATTACTTAAATTCGTTGCCGATGAATTGGAGAAAAAAGAAAATAAAAAAAAATAACGAATAATGAGTTTATCTGATAACAAAAGAGGTGTTTTTACCACTATTGGTGCATATACTTCATTAAATCAACAACAAAAAACACCAAGGTCAACTGATTTATATCCATCTGTTAATAATAAAAAAGATATAATTCCGTTTTTACTTGATGTATTAAAAACTGTTGCTGGTAGTGAAGCGTTAAAATTAGTGGTGGGACAAATGCTTACAAAAGTTGTTGGTAATTCAGAACCAAAATTAAAAACAGCACTAAAAAAACAATTTATACATTCAAATTCTGGGGATGCATTACCATCAACATATGCATCAGACGGTGTTATAATGCCAGTAAAAAATGTTGATACCACAGGTAAATATAAAGTTGATAAAAATTCAAGTGAAGGTAGTTTATTATATAATACTTCTACTCCAAATTTTGATAGTTCAGCACATGATGCTATTTTAAATTCTGGTACTGATACTCCATATAATAATATGACAATTAATTATAATGCAACATCAGATAGTTTTAATATAAAACCCCATAATAGTAGTAGTTCAAATATTGGTGATTATTTTAGTAATTATATTGATAATGCGCAAATACTTGACCAGAAAGAAATTGTAAGTAATACTATGGATAGTATTTATGGTACACTTACAAATAAACGAAATAAAACAATACAACAAACATACGATGAATTACAAATTCAAAAAATGTTGGAACAATTATTAAATGATGATGATTCATTTACAATTTCACCAAGTGATTATGCAGATTTACTTCAAAAAGCACGTGAAATGGTTGATGGTGTTGTAAATTATGATATGGGTTGTGGTATTATGCCAGCACAATTATCGTATGATGATTTTAAAAATTTAGTTTCATCAATATCTGGGTCAACTGACCCATTTGCAGTTGGTAATGCCGTAGAAGCAACAATTGACCAAAGTAATAATACAGAAACATCTACAGAAAATAAACAAACAATAAAAGATGGATTTTTTCAAAAAATAATTGGTGCAATTACAATGGCAATGTTATTAGCTGTAACTACTGCACCACAAATTAGAGTATTATTGGGTGTAATGAGTGCTTTTGAAAATAATGGAGTTGTATTAATTAGCAATCCAAAGGATGATATGAAAAAATTTAAGATTTGTATTAAATGTATTGCAAAAGAAATAATAAAAATAGTTGCAGAATTTATTTTTGCATTAGCAATTTTATATCTAATAAAATTATTAACACCAGTAATAAAAAAAGTAATTAAAGAAAAAATAAATCAATATATTAATATAATTTTAAGTTTAACTGGTACAAGTAATATTGCATCAAGTTTAACAGGATAAATTTTAAATAAATAATATGATAGTAGACCAAAAATTAAACAAACAGTTTGTGGGCGTTTATCTCATTGATAATGGTGATATAGAAGGCACACAACTCGCAACAACTGTAAAACCAAATTGGTTCAGGATACTGATGACCAAATGGTTTTTGGGTTGGAAATGGATTAGTATTAAAGAACTAAAGGCAAATAAGTAACATGGCAATTGATTATAGTAGTATTAATGCAATTATTGGGGGATTTAATAAAGTATTAAGTCTTTCATCTCTTGGTGGACCGCCACCTATTCCAACACCAATGATATTAATTGGTGTTCCATTACGTCCCGGTCTATCACCAACTAAAATTGCATCACGTATTATTGCCAGAAAAAGTGAAGCGGGATTACCTGTTGGTGTTTTACCTTCAGGTGGTGTTAATCCTGATGAAATTATGGAAAGAATTCGAATTGAAGAAATAATCAAAGCATTTCAACAGGATGCTGTTATTACTGTAGCAGTTCCACCCGGAATAACTCTCACAGGAACAGGCACTTCACCATCAGGACCTGTTTCTGTGTATGGTTCAACAATAATAATAATGACTGCATTTGGAGTAATACAATAAATAACATGAAAGTACAAACTAATTATGAACCCAAAAGAAAAGATAGATTTGCAATTAAATTTAATGACATTAATATTGAACCATTTGTGGTACAAAATATAATATTACCAAAATTAATTAATAATAAATGGAAGATTATAGCAAATATACGCCAATTGAATTACTTAAAATAGGTAATGATATTAAAACAAAACATGATGCTTTAAAGCAAGAAATTGTTGATTATAGTTTTCAAATAGAAGAGCTTGAAAAATTAATCAATGAAAAACTTGTATTATTAGATGAACTTGAAAAAAATTATGTTGTGATAATTGAAAAAATAACAATATAAATATGTCATATAATAAACCATATATACAAACAAGTAATCCTAACAAACAACAGCAACCCACAATTACTCCACAAAGAACAATATACTATGGTGAAGTTATGAGTATTGATGATGATGCTGATGGTGGTAGAATTAAAGTAAAAATACCAGATTTAGATAATCGTACAACAGATATTAATGATTTACCTTGGTGTTATCCATTAATACCCAGATTTATTTATCAGTATCCTCAAATTGGCGAATTAGTTAGAGTATTTCTTGAAGATATTAAATTTCCAATGAGAAGTCGATTTTGGACAGGTAGTATCATATCTCAAATACATAAAATAGGGTTTGATTCTAAATTTACCGCAACATCTACAACAAATTATGCATTAGTTAATCCAGAAAAAGCAGCATCAACATATCCTGATGCTGATGGCGTATTTCCAATAAAAACTGATATTGCAATTATTGGTAGAATTAATACTGATGTAATATTAAGAATAAATGAAGTACATATTAGAGCAGGTAAACATGAAAATGATAACATATTAAAATTAAATACAAAAAATCCTGCTGAAATTAGTTTAGTTTTTGAACCAATAAATAATACAACAACTGCTACTATAAATAATACATCAACTTGTTATTATAGTAATACTATAATTACAAGTGATAAAATTGCAATAATTTCACATACTGGAAATCCACAATTTAAAGCAGCAAGACTAACTTCTGATGATAGAACAAGAATATTTAATGAAGGACATCCACTTGGAAGAGGGGATATTATTGTCGAAGCATTAAACGTTTTTAGAGATGCAATAATTAATCATATACATGGATATTCAGTACTTCCTGCCGATAAATCAGCTATCATCAATAAATTAGAACAATTACAATTAGACCTAATATTACAAAAAAATATTGTAATTAATTAATTAATTTATACCTTTACAATCTATGAATATTCAAATACCTAATGAATTATTTACATCATTTAATGATATTACATTTTATGATGAACCACATAAATATTATATTGATGGTAAAGAATTAATATCTGTAACTACTTTAATTCATAAATATCAAGAAGATTTTGATGAAGAATTTTGGTCTGATTGTAAAGGTAATGAATTTAATATAAGTCCCGAAATAATTAAAAGAGCATGGAATTTTATAAATAAAAAAGGTACTATTAAAGGTTCTGCAATACATGATTATGCTGAAAATCTATTTCAAAATAAAATATTCGAATATCCAAAACAATTAATTTTAAATGAATTTGGTTTTGACCCTGTATTAAGTGAATATTTAATAACAAAAAAACATGTTGATAAATTTTATAATGATGTACATAATAAATTAATACCAATTCGAACTGAAATGATTGTATATGATAAAGAATCATTGATTGGTGGAATGCTTGATATTTTATTTTATAATATTAAAATGGGAGTGTTCCAAATTTATGATTGGAAAACAAATAAAAAATTTAGTAAAGAAAATAAAGGAAGACATTTACTTAATGAATTATATTTATTAGAAGATTGTGATTTAGAAACATATTCATTACAACTTGGTTTATATAAATATATTATTGAAAAAATTACTGGTGTTAAACTTGGTAAATCATATATTGTTTGGTTTTCACATAATAATGATTCATATGAATTAATTGAAGCTAAAGATAGGTCATATTATGTTAATCTAATTATGAATAATAGAATTGCTGAATTATCTACATTAAAAAAGCCACAATTAAGTGGCTTTTTAATACTTAACTAATTGATTATAAATTAAGTATACATCTCCAAGGTTGAATTTCTAAAACCACGTTTGTTAATTCATCACTACTATAATCATTATCCATAAAATCAATTGATGTAATCATACATTGTTCAAGTGTCCATTTTTCAATTTCAACGCCAGTTGGGTCTAATGCCTTTAAATAAATATCTTTTTTATATCCTGCAGCATAACCCATACGACCTGTAAGTGATTCAGCGTGTAAACGAACCCATTCCATAAGAATTTGTGAAGTAGAAGGACCGATTGGGTCAATAAATGTAATTGACATTGTATCCCATGTATATCTACCAGCTACATAGTTTTGTTCATTCATATATTGAATTGGAACACTATTGATTTTTAATGAAGGTCTTTTGAACTTTTGTACTTGCCATACTTCAAGTCCGATTGTATCTGAGAATTCCGCAAAGAACCTATTAACTCTTTTTGGTTCGTATTTAAACGGAATCGTTCTTATCATTTCTCCTGCCATAGTATTTATATTTATAATTTACGTTAATATTATTATTTTTAAAATTATCTTTACATAATTTAATTATAAATACTATGATTGAGAAAAATATATCAAAATCGGAATTAATTAATTATTTTTTAAATAATAATGGTTCGGGATATAAAACAAAAGAAAAACACATATTAATTAAATTTATTGGTTTGATTGATTTAATTAACAATTATCATGATAATTTTTTTAAAACAAATGATTTTCCATTTACACAAAAATTATATAATTATTTATATAATATAATTGAAATTCCTAAATGTAATAATTGCGGAATACATATTAAATGGAGAGGTATATTTAGTGAAGGTTATTTAACATATTGTTCAAAACAATGTAAAAATTCTAGTAAAATTAGAATTGAAAAAGCAAAAAAAACCTGTTTGAAAAAATATGGTGTTGATTCACCATTAAAATTCAATATCTTTAAAAAGAAAAGAAGTGATACTATTCTAAATAAATATAATATTAGTAATATCTTTGAACATCCAGATATTAAAGAAAAAACAAAACAAACAAATTTATTGAAATATGGGAAAGAATTTGCAATCCAATCAGAAATAATAAAAAATAAAAGAAAAGATAATAATTTCCTTAAATATGGTGTAGAAAATCCATTATCATTAACCATAAATAAACAAAAAAAATCTAAACTGAATAAAGATTATTTTGAAAAAAAAATAAAACAAAGAAATTATATTGTTTTAAATTATTTGGAAAATGATATTATTGTAATAAAACATCCAGATGGTCACATTTTTGAAACACCCAGACATATTGCTAATAATAGATTTAATACAAACGCAGAATTGTCAACAAAATTACTTCCATTGGGTGGTAGTATCTCAACTGGTGAAATTGAAATTAGAGAATTTTTAAAAACCCTAAATATAAATTATATTACTGGTAATAGAAGTATATTGTTTGGTAATGAAATTGATATATATTTACCAGATAATAAATTGGGTATTGAGTTCGATGGACTTTATTGGCATTCAAATTTATTTAAAGATAAAAATTATCATCTCAATAAAACTGAAGAATGTGAACAACTAGGCATACAATTGCTTCATATCTTTGAAGATGAATGGATATACAAAAAAGAAATTGTCAAGTCAATTATTAAATCTAAATTAGGTATAGTTGAAAATAAAGTTTTTGCAAGAAAATGTGTTATCAAAAAAATTGATAATATAACTTGTTCTAATTTCTTAAATAACAATCACATACAAGGTAATATTAATTCTAAGGTTAAAATTGGTTTGTTTTATAATAATGATTTAGTGTCGGTTATAACTTTTGGTAAAAAACGTATTGCAATGGGTAATAAAACCAATATTGAAGGTGAATATGAGATGTACAGATTTTGTAATAAACTTAATACAAGTGTTATTGGTGGGGCAAGTAAGTTATTAAGTTATTTTACAAAAAATTATAAACCTAAGTCAATTTTAACATTTGCAGACAGAAGATATAGTCAAGGTAATTTATATAAACAATTAGGATTTAATTATATAAAAAATACTGAACCTAACTATTGGTATTTCAAAAAAAATGAAATAATTAGATATTATCGTTTTAAATTTAGAAAAGATGTTTTGGTTAAACAAGGTTTTGATAAAAATAAAACAGAAAAGGAAATAATGCAAGAAAATCAATATAATTATATATATGATTGTGGTAACATGAAATATATGTTAATTTATTAATTTTATATTATTCAGGTAATCTACCAGTTCTTTGATACATTCTAAATTCATCCTTACCAAGACTTTCAATAGTTCTTTTTGGTTTTATTGCAACATCAATTTTTATTTTAATTGGTTCATTAACTAATTCAATTTTTGGTAATTCATTAATTGCTACTTGTTCATCTGAAAGATTATTATTCTCAATAATTATTTCTTGTGGTATATCTAAAAGAATTTCTGGTTGTACTTCAGATTTTTCTTCAACAATTGGTTTATTATCAACTTCTTCTATTTCAATTATTTCTTGTTTTTTAGTTTTTTCTATGGATTGTTCAATTTTATTGATTTTATCCCTTTTACTTTTTTTTGTCATTATTTCTTATTTAAAATTATGTTATTTTTATATAAATACTTGAAAATGAAAAAGACCCACTAAATAAGTGAGTCTTTTCAATTTATAATTTATAAATTATGCTCCAACATCAATAAATTTAATATTGCCACAATCATATATTCTTGGAATTTTTCTTTCTGACATTATTTGATGTTCAGTTTTATTTTTATCAAATCCTTGTTTAACTAAAACATCTTTTCTAAATAAAAATCTATGTTTTCTTTCCTTTCCAACAACATACCAATAATTAGGTGCTGTGTTATATTTTAAATTAAATCCTAATTGTTTATATAAATTACCATTTGAATATCTTCTATTAGCAAAACTAATCACATTAAATGGTTTATATTTTAATTTAAAAAAAGAATATAATTTACTAGCACCGCCAACAACAATAGTATTAAGTTTATTGCAAAAACGTAACATTTCATACACATTATCATTTTTTATTTTATTACCAAGAACGTTTCTTAATTTTCCAAATGTCATAATAGATACTAACTCATTGTTATAATATAATCCTAATTTAATGGATGCATTAACATTACCTTGTATATGATTTTTTATTAAAAATTCGAAGGCTATTTTAGGATTAATTTCTTTTATTTGACATTTTCTTGCAAATATTTTATTATTAATAATACCTAATTTACTTTTTATCATTGATTCAATAATATTATATTTTTCAAGTAATTCATCTTCAAAAAAATGCAATAATGTAATATTTTTTTCTTCACATTTTTTTGTTTTATTAATATGATAATCGTCATTTATATAATATTCGGAATGCCAATGAAGTCCATTTATTTCAATTGCTAAATTATATGAAGGTATATAAATATCCAATTCACCATCAATTGTTTTTCTATCATTTGGAATATAATTAATATTATTATTTTTTAAAAATTTACATATTTTTAATTCAAATGTTGTTCTTGGTGACCCAATTGGTTGTAATATTGTTGATAATTCAACATCATGATTTAATCTATTTACTAATAATTTTCTATTGTTTTCAAAAACATGACCATTAGGATGTGAAACTTTTATATTATCATCATTAAATTCTAATATTGAATATCCTTTTTCTGAAAATCTTTTCTTTAATAATTTATCTCTATTTAGTTGAACTTTTATTAAACCACGATTTATAATTTTATTACCATGCGTAGCATATGTTTTTTTCATATTATGAGTTGCTAATAATCTAATACTATTAACTTTAAATGTACTATCAACACCATATTTTTTAAATACCGCTTCTTTCGACTTTTTAATTCTAATTTCTTTATTTTCTGGAATACTTTGCCAAATTTCTCTACATTTTTTAGAACAAAATTTTCTTTCATATTTTATTCTTTCAATAAATAATTTATTACATATTAAGCAATGTCTATTTTCTTTCGATTTTTTCTTTTTATTTAAACCAGAGCATTTATATGAACAAAATTTTTTCTTTTCTTTCTTTTTTGATTTAAAAATCTTTTCACAATACTCACACTTTTTTTCAACATAAAATTTATTATCTTCTTGTGCTCTATGTGCTAATTTACAATCTTTAGAACAAAATTGTTTTTCCCTTCCTTTTTTTACATAAAAAATATTATTACAATGTTTGCAAATTAAATTAACTATTGTTGCCATATATGATGAATTTATATTTTTACTAACCAATTCGGTTATGCAAATATAAATACTTTAAATAAATAAAAAAAGCCATTAAATATATATTTAATGGCTTTTTAATATAAAATTATAAATTATGCCCCAACATCAGCAAATGATGCACCAGAAGGAGTAATTGTAAATGTAATTCCAATAAATTCAACAGCACGTGTTGGTTTTAAGAATATTTCACCATACAATTCGTTTCTATCCATTGTTTCTGGAGTATTATTTGAATTATCCATTTTAATTCTAAAGTCATTCAAACCTCTTTCTCTCTTAATACTGTCAAGAATAGGATTTGCTTTTGCCAAGAATTGGTCAATTGTTGTTTGGTCATTTTGTTCAAATACAAGTCTGATAGCAATATTTGCAATAAGAACTTTAATTTGAAGTAATAATCTACGAACATTGATTCTATCAAGTGCACTTTCTTTAACTTGTAAAGTTTTTTGTCCGAAGATTGCTGTACCTGCTTCTGCAAAATCAGCCATTGGGTTAATTCTACCAGCATATAAAATATCACGAGCTTCTTGAGACAATTTGTATCTTGATTTAATTGCATTAGTTACACCACGATTTAAACCAGCAGGTGCAAACCAAGGAAATTTTACATTATCTGTAAATGCCATTGCTCTTACAACTTCGCCAGTAGCTGGAATATAAACATTAACATTATTTTGATTATCTCTTATTTGAATCCAAGGGAAATATGTACATGAATAACTACTATCAATATCAACATCATTAAGTAATTCCACAACTTGTTGAGCAGCTTCTACATCATCAGGAACACCAGTATTACCATTATTTGTTATATTTATATCAATATTTGGTGAATCAATTACATATAATGAATCGGTTCTTTGTTGTTCAATCATATCAATTGTATCTTGAACTAAAATACTTTGGTCTGACCAGTTAATACCCGGAGTTGAGAAAAGATTAATTGTAACTTGTTCTGGGTTTGAAAATGTATTTATTGCTGTTTGCCATGCATGAAAATCATTTGTTGGTATTGTTTCTGGATGACCGGGATGACCACTAAATATACCACCCTGTTGATAACCATCACCATATGAACGGTCTTCACCATTTATACCTCTATTAACATCCCATCCATCAAAACCACGAGCAGGAACAAAAGTGAATTTTCTTGTTTTAATACTATAATATGGATTTAGTGGGTCATTGGTATCAAGATATGTTTGTATTTGTCCCGCACCAACTTCAAATTGACCAATATATATTGTACCATTAGTATATATACCAGTTGCACCAGAATCCATATGGAATCCTTTTGTTTTAACAAAACCGTTTTGACCATTATAATTAAAAAAGTTCTGATTAATACCACTACCAGTTGAATTGGTACTATCATAACCATGTTCAGAAATACCTAAAAATACTTTATTTACTTTATCAGTTTCGCTATATTTTGTTTTATAGAAAATTTTTGGTGGGATACCATTAGTTGTTGGGTCACTTGTTGCTGACATTGCATAGTCATTAAATTCATAACCTTCAAAACCTGCAGGAAATACATCATTTGGAATATCTGTTGCAAGTTCAACCATAATATATTTACTTGCAAGATTATAAATACCATCAGTAGTACCAATTTTCTGTGCAATATAACTACTAAGTCCTTCAATCATTGTACATTTTGAATATGTTTCAAGTACTATTGGACTTGCATCAGTATCGTTAAAATCACGAACAACTACATCAAATTCATAAGTGTCTGGATTAATATTAACAATACTTATTTTAATTTCATCATTTGCAGCATCACCATCAGAAATACTAATAAATTTGAATAATCTATTAACATGATTACCCATTAATTGAGATACAACCCAAGGAGTTTCAGGTGTTTGGAATCCAATTTTATAATTTGTAAAATTATTTGAAGTGGCAGTAATTAATGTTGTATTAATACCATAACCAATACCTTCTGAATCTAATTTCTGAATAAGGTCAGGATAAATTGCTTGAACCCAAATTTTTGTTTTTTTGTCTTTTGGTGCTGAACCAATTACATTTGGTAAGAAACTACTTGAGTTTGGATTTAATGATACTGTATAATATTGTGTACTTCCAGTACTATATGCTCTTAGCATAAATTGACTAAATAAATCACCAACACCAATATTTGTAGTATTACCACTTACAGTAAGTATAGTTGTATCAAATGTTGTAAGTTGAGTACTATGTGGTTGAATTATTGAAGTACCTCTGCTTCTAATTACAGCTAACACCATATTTTCATATTGACTATATGAAGTACCTGTAAATAATGTTACTTTATCTCTAGTTGTACCACTTCCAGTCATACTCAATGTAGTTGCAGTAAATGTGTGTACATATTCAGTAAATGTATTACCAAGATGTTTAGTAAATCCTGAAGAATACGTACCTGTTTGACCCTGATACATCAATGCGACACCCAAATATTGGTTATTTGTAAATGTATGGGTTGAAACAACAGGAATTCCACTTGATGCAACAGTACTTGGGTCAACACCAGCACTTAATGTTATTGCCCATGCATTTCCAGCATCATATCCACTAAGTCCTAATACTCTGGTTACCCAAAGTTGATTAGTTTCACTAAGATATGAGTTGGCAACATATGGTAATTGATATTGGAGATTTCCATTTGAAAGTTTTTGTGTGCTTTGTCCACCAAATCTGCTTGTGAATTGAGTTGAATCTTGAACGAATACAGGTTCAAAAGCAGGTCCTTTAAGTGTTTCTCCTACAAGACCCAAACAGGTAATTCCCACATTACGTACAACATACGTTAAATCACGTTCTTTAAATTTTACACCCGGTGAGGTGAATACAAATTCTGCCATGTTATTTAATTATTTTATTTTTCATTATTATTTTTCATTTTATAAACAATGCCTTATTGTTTTTCAAATAAATACTAAAAAATAATTGAAAAGAAGATTTGTCTTAATTATTATCATCTTGTTATTTTGTTCATAAATCCAGATTTTATCAAATTTTATTTATTTCGGTTTATATTTTTAAAAATTTCAATTTTTCTATCTTAAATTCTTTTAAATTCTTCCAATAAAATTTTATATTTATTTTAAAAAAAATTTTATTTTTAAAAAATAAGTATTTATATTTGTAGCACTAAATATTATAAACATATGAAAAATATTATAAAAAATATAATTATTGATAATAATACTAATAATATTATATCACGAAGAGCAACAGAATCATTTTTTAAAAAAAATTATAATGAAATTTTTAATCAAATAAACAATCAATTCAATTCAACCATATCATTTAATGCAAAATTATATTTATTGTTTTATGATATTCATGAAATACCTTTATGTATTATTTGTGGAAAACCAGTTAGATTTAAAAAATTTAGTGAAGGATTTTCAAAATATTGTTCAATGCAATGTATTGGAAAAGACAATAATATTAAAATCAAAAGAGAAAAAACATCAATAAAAAACTTTGGATTTAAATATACATTACTTTCTGAAGAAAAAAAAGAACAAATAAAACAAACCAATTTAGAAAGATATGGTATTGAACATCCGCAACAATTAGATAGTGTTAAAGAAAAAACAAAACAAACTAATTTAAAAAAATATGGTGTTGAACATCATCTTAAATTAAAATCTCAACAAGAGAAACAAAAACAAACCAATTTGAAACGATATAATGTTGAAAATCCAATGCAGAATATTCAAATTAATAATAAATCAAAACAAACAAAAAATAAAAGATATGGTAATGAATATTATAATAATAAGGAAAAACAAAAACAAACATGTTTAACTAAATATGGTGTTGATTGTACATTAAAAGATAATAATATTAAAGAAAAAACCAAACAAACAAATTTAAAAAAATTTGGTGTCAAAATTCCATCACAAAATTCAATAATAAAAAATAAAATTATTCTTAGTGTTAAAAAGACATTACGCATAAAAAATAAAAAACTATGGGCAAAAAATTTAAACATAAATGAAAATAATGTTGAATATACTATATATGATGAACTTATTATATCTAATTTATGTAAAAAACATAATAATTTTACAATAAATATTTCATTATTAAAAAATCGTTTAAGAGAAAAAATAGAAAATGTCTGTACTGAATGTAACCCAATTTCTGAAAATGTTTCAATTAAAGAAAACGAAATTAAAGATTTTATTAATAATGAAATAAACATAAAATCAGAAAAAATACGAATTGATAATAAAGAAATTGATATTTATTTACCAGACAATAAATTAGGTATTGAGTTCAATGGATTATATTGGCATTCAGAATTATATAAAGATAAGAATTATCACCTTAACAAAACTAATTTATGTGAACAACAAGGCATACAACTGCTTCACATATTTGAAGATGAGTGGGTTAATAAAAAGGAAATTGTTAAATCAATAATTAAATCTAAGTTAGGTATTATTGAGAATAAAATATTTGCAAGAAAAACAATACTTAAAGAAATTAATAATATAACATGTAATAACTTCTTAAATAATAATCATATACAAGGTAATATTAATAGTAAAATTAGAATAGGTTTGTTTTATAATAATGATTTGGTATTGGTTATGACTTTTGGTAAAAAACGTATTGCTATGGGTAATAAAATTAATATTGAAGGAGAGTATGAGATGCATAGATTTTGCAATAAACTTAATACAAGTGTTATTGGTGGGGCAAGTAAATTGTTTAGCTATTTTACTAAGACATACGCTCCAAAATCAATTTTAACGTTTGCAGATAGAAGGTATAGTCAAGGTGGTTTATATAAGCAATTGGGATTTACTTTCATTGGCAATACTAAGCCAAATTATTGGTATTATAATAATAAAATTAAAGAAATTAAAAGATATTATAGATATTCATTTAGAAAAAATATTCTTATGAAACAAGGTTTTGATAAAAATAAAACAGAATTTGAAATAATGAATGATAATGGATATTTAAAAATTTATGATTGTGGTAACATGAAATTTGAAAAAACTTTTGATATTAATATTTAATCAAATATTTTTATAAGTATATATGAAAATTTATAATTGTTATTTTGATGGTAGTTGTGAACCCAAGAATCCCAACGGAAACATGGGTTGGGGTGTTTATATTACAAGTGAAGACAAAGAATTTAAAAAATCTAGATTTTATAAAGCAAAAATTGGTAATACTTGTAATATTGCGGAATATCTTGCACTAATAATGATTTTTAAATTAATGAAAAATAAAATAGGTGTGAGAATTAATATTTACGGTGATAGTAAACTAGTTATTATGCAAACATTGGAATTATGGAAAATAAAGAAAGGATTGTATATTCCATATGCACATCAAGCAATAGAATTGTACAGAGCATTAAGAAAGAAAAATATTATTACACTTCAATGGATACCTAGAAAAGAAAATAGTATTGCAGATGAATTAAGTAAATCTAAAAATACAGATACTGGTGTAGTCAATAATAATTATTAATTAAAATTTATAATTCAAATTCATTAAAATCTAATTTAAAATTTAGAAATGGAATATTATTTACATAAATTTATAATAATATTTCATAAAATTATGATATAAATATTTTATTATAAATATTGATATTAACACAATATATTCCAATAATAAGTAAATATAAGTTAATGGATTATAATAATTTGGTGTTAGGTTATAATAACCATCATAATCCATTCCCTCTGCTTCAAATATTAATAAAGCAACTAACCAAGCATATAAATATTTCATAACTTTTCGTTTTTAGTTAAACATTTAAATCATTTTTCTATTATATACGGATTTCAATTAAAAATGTTACAAACATATGTAAAATTATTATATTAAATTCTATTTTTAAAAATATTTTACATAGGTAAGGATTTCTTGATGTTAGTATTTATAAAAAATAATATTTATGAATAAATCTCAAAGAATTTTTTTAGGCACTGGCAATACAAGTACTAAAGGTCAAGATAAATATATAAAAGTAAAACTTGAACAGGATGTTGAAACACTTGAATTTTTAACATTAAATCTTAGTACAGAAGATGCTTATCAAAATTTTAATGCTGATTATGGTGTATTAGTTGGTAGAGTAACAGCAAATGATGGAGTGGGTGTTCCAAATGCTAAAATAAGTATATTTATTCCATTAACTGATGCGGATGCAGAAGATAGCAATATATATAGTATCTATCCATATAAAACACCCAGAGATAAAAATAATGATGGAAAAAGATATAATTTATTACCTCGTGTTTCGGAACTTAATCAAGAAACAGGTACATTTAAACCTAAACAACCTTTTGGTAGTTTTCCAATAAAACCAGAATTAGTTGTAAATGAATCATTTTTAAATGTATATAAAAAATATTATAAATATACTGCATTAACAAATAGTTCTGGCGATTATATGATTTTTGGAGTACCAACAGGTACACAAACAGTTCATCTTAGTGTTGATATTACAGATATTGGTAAATATAGTATGTCGCCTGCAAGTATGATAAATGCCGGATATTCACCAAATCTTTTTACTAAAAATGCCTCTGCAGTAAAACCAGCAATTGATTTAACAGATTTACCAAATATTGAAACACAAGAAATTACTGTTGATATAATTCCTTTCTGGGGAGATACCACAAATTTTGAAATAGGAATAACACAATTAAACTTTAGAATAAAAGCGATATTATCTTCATCATTTGTTATATTTGGTACTACAATGACAATGGGATTATATGGTATTTTTGGTAATCCTGCTGCAAGTCCTGATAATTTAGGTTTTTATAGTTTGGATACTGATGATGGTAATTCTGGTGGTCAAAATAGAAATAATATGGATATAAGAACATATAGAACAGCCAATCCAGTAATTAGAGTATTTACATATACTACTGATGTACCACTTGTTGGTGGAAATATTGATTGGATTCATGCTGATACAGAAAAACAAATTAGAGAATTAGATAAATCAGAATATATTGAATATAATACTAATGGTGATTTTTTATTAAGCATTCCATGTAATAGAGTTAAAGTAATAACAAGTTCAACTGGTGAAGAAACTGTTGTTAATGATAATTCAACATCAGGTGTTTTTACTAAATTTTTTGGAATGATTTTAATTAAATATCCTGACCTTATAGAATTACCAGAAAATTCATATTGGTCTTCATCACATAATTATGCTGGTGACCATCCACAACATAAAGCAAGGGGATGGTTTAAAATACCACAAACAGTTGCTTTACATTCTAATGAAAGTTTTGTTACGTCCGATATTCGTATTAATCCAGTAGGAGCATTAATGAGTGATAATGATTTTTGGAGAAAAAGTTATTATGTTTTTACTGGTGGTGGTGTATATAGTGTCGCTCAATTTTATCCAACAAAATGGTCTCACAGTCCTGCTTTTAATACAGCAAATAATGTAAACACTGAAAACACATTTACTACTTCTATTGGTCATGCTTCTATTGGTGGTTCTTGGTTTAAAGTTGCCGGAACTGATTGGGTAACACAAAGAGAAACAACTGACCAACAAAATTATATTATTACTCCATCAACAGGTATCACAAATCCTACACAACGTCAATATATATATGATTTTGCACCAAATGTAATTACTTTTGATAATTTATCAAATCCTGATAATAAAGGTAATAGATATTTTGGTGGTCAATGGTTAAATTTTTGTTTGTGTTTTCCTTGTTATGGTTGGGCATTTTCTCCTGACTCACCAAATAGACTTTACGAGTTTGCAGATGTTTATCATAGTCCTAGTGATATTTCCAACAATTTTTTTATTCAATCAAATAATCAAAAATTATTTGCTGGAATAAAAGATAGTTCCAATATATTAAGAGGTGATGCATTTCAAACAGCATTTATTAATATTCCAAAAAGTGAATTAACACAATTAAGTAAAATTCCAATAAAAGGTATTAATATTAGAAAATGGAATAATGCTGACCCCGCATATAATAAATATAATGAATATAATCCACATAAAATACAATTATCTGTTTCAAATCAATATTATAAATATCAAAATTCAAAACCAATTGGTTATAATACCAATGGTCAAGAATATTATTTATTTGGTTGGGATGAATACGCTCCAACTACAACAATTCCTGCAGATGAATTAAAAACAGCTTATTTATTTAAAGGTATGTATGGTAATGATTGTATACAATTATTGGCTGATTTCAATATTATATAACAAGAAACCCTCTTAAAACTTAATTTAAGAAGGTTTTTTATGTTGCTTAATATTTAAATAAAATTGCAAATTCTTTTATTTCTTTCCACCTTAACCATTATAATAATTCCCATTTAATACGATTACAATTACAGAATATATTGTCTTATTAAATCTATTATATAGTATATTTGAATTAAACAAATATAAATGAGATATGGATGATATGATAGATAAAATTCTTAATGATATTAGAAAACTTGATGTTATTTTAACTGATGAAGAACAAACCATATTAATTTCTTATTACAAAGAAAAGAAATTTAGTAGTCTAAATGATATGATTATTGCTTTTGTTATTAATGAAGGCAAAACTTTTGATAGAACGAATTGGACTGCTTTTTTAACTGATAAAATTAATTATGAGAAAATTAATACAACTATAATAATTGATGAAGATATTATAAAATATTGTAAAGGACTTATATTATATTTATTTACTCAGATATTGCCATATAGAACCAATTATGACAATTTTTGACTATTTCTTTTTTTATCTCGTAAAATACACCACTCTTTTATTTGTTTATCTGTCATTTTTTCGCCTTCTTTTAAACCTAATTTAGATAATATTTCTATATCGGGTTTAAATTCATATTTGTTGGAATCTTTGACAACTCTTATTATTTCTTTAAGACGAACATAATCATTATCATCTATTGATGAATAATTTTCCTTTTCCAAGTTAATAATTCTATTCATTATTTTTTGTTTTCTATAAATAGTATTAAAAAAAATTTATACCATTAAAAACCCTCTTAAAACTTAATTTAAGAGGGTTTTTTTAATGCTTGTATTTTTATTGTTTAGATAGATACTCAGTATATCCAAAATCCAATAATACCATTTTATTATTGGTAGGTGCTTTTATAATTGTCATGGTATAAGGAGTGTTGTCATCTATAATATTCAAACTTAAAGTAGTTCCAGATATTGTCCAATTATCATAAACACTATGAATTGAAGCAACTTTATCATCAGTATTAATACACTTAGTATCTTGAAACTCATAATTATTACCAGTAACAAAGTAATTCAATTTTCCATCAGTATATACTGAATCACAATGCCATTTTCCCAAATATTCGGGATGAAGCTGACCCGGTGTTTTAGTTACCGGAGTAGGTGTAACATTACCATCGTCTTTTTTACTACAACTTACACTAAGTAAGGTGATTGCAAGAATAAAATAAATTAAATTTTTCATTTTTTTGTTTTTAGTTAAACATTTGAATCATAATTTGAATCATTTTCTATTATATACGAATTTCAATCAAAAATGTTACAAAAACAAGAAAAAAATTTTAAGGTATTTATATTATATGGATAAAAAGATTCAAATACTGCTTGGTAGTCAGAAAAACACTAATTCTGTTAATGTAGATACATACGATAAAGTTGAATTATTCAACAATACATCTGAACTTATGGAATATGATGTTAATGATGCAGTTAGTGAAACTGAAATTTTTAATATAGAAAGAGAAGAAAATGCAATTTATAGAATTTATGGAAGAATTGAATATATGTCATTATTAAATGGATTAATAAATAATTATACTGAATTTAAAGATTTTTTAACTCCAAGATTTAATGGTAATTCTAAAACCATAGAAAATTCATTTGAATTCTATTTGGTTAAACCATCAGCACAACATTCTTCATCTATTTTTGTAAGACATTTTGAAGTAATTGCAACCCCAAATGATTTTGAACTATTTCCAGTAGGTTTTTCTAATAATGTATATGGTGAACAAACTTACGCATTTAATTTTAAAAGAGATTTTGATATTTCAACATATTTTGAATCATTTAATTCTCTTAATACAGAACAAAATTATTTAATACCTATAACTGAACTATTTCTATATGCCAAATATATTCCAAGTGTAACAGAAGTTCTTAAATATACTAATTGGGATACTAGTTTAACACCAATTCAAACATTATTAAATACGACACCATTAGTTATAGGTAGTACTGTATATGGTGATTTAATTAATTATAATATACCAGAATTTCTTCAAACACCTGTATCAGAACAAACATATTATATTTCAACAACATGTTCAGATGTAAGTGTACTTCGTTGGAAATACAATCCATTTATTTCATTTAAATTAAGATATTTTTCTAATGAACTTGATAGTGCTAATACTGGTAGTACTTCATATGATATTATAACAACAATACCAGAATATGCAATACCAATAGATAATAAAGGAAATCTTGTTTGGCGTGATATTTTACCACAAGGATATGTAGACCCATTAACTGGAATTGGTGTTGATTATCCTTTTGTAAATAAAAGAAGATATTTATTTTCAAGAATTATTTTATCAATAGTTCCAGATATGACCGAACCACATACAAAAGAAATATTTAATAATATATGGTTTAGTAAAAATGCAAGTAGTTTAAACATAACACCAATGACAAATTTAGGTAATATAGGAGCACCATGCCAGTAATTAAAGAAACAATAAAATTTAATAATCTTGATTTGAATTTAAAATTCAGTTTAGGTTCTAGTATAGGTCTTACCGGATATCAACAAGAAATAGATAATTTAACAATTGATACTGAGGACGAACTTATTAATCCTGTAAATGATACTGAAGTACGTAGATTTAATAGTACCATTCAAAATAATTTATCATTTTATTTTCATTTAGATAGTGCTATAAATGAAATGGCAAATAATGTTGATTCTATTTCATTTATAAATGCAGGATTTACACAAGATGAAATAGATTTTAATCGTGACACAATACGCAATAGTTTTTTTATTTTAGATTTTTATGACACCTATAATCCAAATACTCAAATTAAAATATTTACAACATATTTAACAAAAATTCTTGCAAATAATAATACTGCAAATTATTTAGTTGGTACAAGTCCTTTAATTAATTTTTTAAAAATAAAAAACCAATTTAATTATTGGTATGTACCACAATCATATATTGATTTATCTAATGTATATGCTACTGGATACATTAAATTTAGTTTTTATAATGCAAAATATGGTAAAATTCAATTATTTTATAATAGAGATAATCAAGCACTTAAAACACCAGAAAAATTATATTTTAAAGCAATTTTGAATTTAACTTCGAGAACATGGAGTTTCTCAACAACATCAAGTCCAAATATCAATGCATATGAATTATATAATAGTTCTACATATACAAATAAAATAAATAACACAGTATCTGATTTTAATAATTTGAAACAAAATTATCCAACGGGAAATACATTCAATTCTACAAAAGATAGTTATACAACAGAATAACCAATAACTGGTTTTCTAAGAGTTTTAACCATTTGAAATTCTTTTTCATCTTGAATAAAACCTAAGATTTTTAAAGCATATTTACTAACAAAAAATCTATCACCATCAATATTTTCAATAGGATTTGATTCAGCAAAACCTTCAAATAATAATGGCATTGGATTTCCATTAATTGTAAGATATTCTTGACGTGAAGCAAAGTTTTTTAATACTTGTTCATCATATAAATTAACATCCACACGATATTTAGTAAATAATGCCACTTCATATATCATATCAACATTAACTGGTTCTGGCATTTTAAATTGTAAATAAATTACTTCACCTTCATCTAATATAGGAACATTCATATATCTGAATTTACGTGGTTGTGGAATTCTATACATTGTTCCAAGTCTTGTACCAGCTTGTTTATCAATACGTCTTACAGTAATATATGGTGTGGGAACATTGTGGTCCCCGTCCATAAATCTCCAAGTTTTGCTGAATTCACCCCAACGGTCATTGTCAAGATAAAATGTTGGTACTTCTTTATTATCGATAACAGCTTTCATACCATATTGATTAACATAATCAAAAAGTGCTTGGTCTAAATTTTCAAGCAAAATGGTTCTAGGTAAATATTTGGTATCTAAATTAGTTTCTTTCATTAAGTCAGCAATTCTATCCATACCATATTTAAGATATTCAGTACCTATCTTTGGTGGGTTAGTATCAATGGTTAATTTAGCTTTTTTTGGAAGTGACATAATCTTTTTTAGATAAATACTTGCATTTTAGAGATACTTTTAATACATTTGCAAGATAAATTTTTTATATATAAAAACATTTTAAATTAAAAACATAAAAAACATGAAACTTTATTATTTTAATCCAAATGACTATGGCACAGAATATTATGTATTGGCAGAAAATAAAATAAATGCGATTACATATTTATTAAATCATTTTAAACAAACAAAAAATATGGAAAAGTTTAAGATGTGGAAAAACACTAATTCCAAAAATCCTCAAACATTTCCTATTAATTATACTTTAGAGGAACATGGAATTGGCGATGTGTTAGTATCATCAATATCATAAATAATATTTATATTTACTTAATACATTTTTAATGTTAGTAGAACGAAAAGAATTTCAAGATAAAGATAAAAGTATTGGTTATATTGAAGCAGTTTTTAATTCCGATAATATATTAAAAACTACATATTTTCCTAAAACAGAAAGACTTTATATTGCATTTAGTAGAGGACATACATATTCTTATAGTAATGTTAGTTTTGAAAAATACAATGAATTTGAAAAAGCCGAATCTCAAGGCAAATATTTTCATCAAAAAATAAATAACAACAAAGCACATTCAGTTCGTAAGGAATTTACATTATATCCTAATGAAGTTAAAGATTTGAAACAAATTGTTGAAGATAAAATAAATACACAATTAAATGACAAAAATAACGAATAATATATTTCATAATAATGTCTTTTATGATAAAGATGAATATATTAACGATTTTAATGATTTAATTAAACTATTATCCAATAATTCAATTGAAATTGTTTTTAGAACTAGAATTCCATATTTAGATAAAAGTTATGAAGATTATTATGGTGTTGGCAAAGAAATAAGAATTGGTGATAGTTGTATTACTGGATATCATTCAATTAATCAAAACATAATAAATAAAATAAAACAATTGATAGTTAAAGATTTGAAACAAATTGTTGAAAACAATAAATTAGAAGAAGATAATGAATAGTACTCAAGATTATGAAAATCTAATTGAATTACTTAAAATAACATTGGAATTTTATGCCAATAAAAAAAATTATGAAAAAATAATTTATTCTGAGTTAAGAGGTAATATTTCATCTATTGATTTGGATGAATATGGTTCTCAAGCACGTTTTGCATTAAATAAAATTAAAGAAATTAGAGAAATTAATGAAAAATTAGTAAAGGATTATAGTGCCGAAATAGAAGCAGTTCAAAATAAAGGGGAACAAGAAATTATTAATACAATAGGAATACTTAAAAAAATGAGTAATGGTAATAACAACCTTTAAAGAATATCAAACCGAAGCAAATTTTCTTAAAATATCATTAGATAAATTCTTAGAAACACATCCTGATACACCAATTGATGTAAAATTATTATTAGCGGTTGCTTATGATGGATTAGGACTAGGTGAAGCTGGTGAAGTTCAAGGTAAAATAAAGAAAATTATTAGAGATGATGGCGGTCATATTACACAAGAACATGTAATTGAAATAAAAAAAGAATTGGGGGACTTGTTATGGTATATTTCATCGATGTGCGATAATCTTGATATTGGATTAGATGATGTAGCAACATCAAATATTGAAAAATTAAAATCTCGTAGAGATAGAAATACATTACATGGAAGTGGAGATAACAGATAATATAAAATATGAGAAAAATTAATATAATTAATAAATCAAACAATAGTTTACCTACATATGCAACAGAAGGTTCTGCTGGTATGGATTTGCGTGCAAATTTAGATAAAGAAATTGTGATTAAATCATTAGAAAGATGCGTAATTCCAACAGGAATATTTATTGAATTACCTATTGGTTATGAAGCACAAATAAGACCACGTTCTGGTTTAGCATTTAATTGTGGTGTTACAATACTTAATACACCCGGAACAATTGATAGTGATTATCGTGGAGAAATTAAAATAATTTTGATAAATTTAAGTAATCAAGATTTTTTGGTTAAACATGGTGATAGAATTGGTCAAATGATAATTTCAAAATATGAAACAATTGAATTAAATTTAATTGATGAATTTGAAGTTAGCACAAAAAGAGGTGTAGGTGGTTTTGGGAGTACAGGTTTTTAAACATCAATAAAAATTATGAAAACTGATTATTTTACATTAATTGAAATAATTAATAAGGAACTTGATGAAGTCATGGATTTCACAAATATTGATGGCTTCGATTATCAATATTTTAATTCAAACGATGAATCAACAATATCATTAATCGGTGAATTTAAATTAGATGATGGTTCGAATGTTCAAGTTCATATTCAAAAAATTAATCCAGAATTAGTTAAAACCCCACCAGTGCTTGATAAAACAAATGGTGTTTTTAATATAGTATATACTGTTGAAGGAAAAACAACAATAAAAGAATTGATTAAAATTTTAAAAACAATAACATTGATTGTTAAAATATATATTGATTCGAAGAATAATTCAAATCCAATATATATTTTATATTCAGAACCTAAAGATAATGTTGGCTTAACTGATGGTCAAAAAAATGAATTATATAAAGAATTATTAAAAAAACAGTTAACTCCTGAATATAGAATATCATCAACAATATATAATAAATCAAAGGAATTAATTGCTTTTCAAAAGGATAAAATTTGGACAAAAAGATATAATAATAAAATGAAAATCTACCGTAAATTAATTAAGGATTTAGAAAAAACAATACTAATTAAAGAATGTAGAAAAGTAATTAATAATGAAATTGCTTTACAATATCGTAAAGAAGCAAGAGAAATAATTGCTTTAACTACAACTAAAATTCGTAAGGAATTTATTAAATATCATAATGAAAATAAAGGAAATATTTGTTGTATGGTTCTTGATAAAGCAAAACAACAATTAATTGCTGAAGGAAAAATGAAAATTAATAATAATGCATTTGGTAAATTATCGAAAAATAATTAAATTATGGAAGAATATTTAAATTTACTTGAAGATATTCTCGACAATGGTGTCGAGAAAGAAAGTGGTAGAGCAAATATGCCAAATACGATTGGTATATCTCATGCTGTAATTAGAATGGATTTACAAGATGGTTTTCCACTGCTTACCACAAAAAAAATGTATTGGAAGGGCATTGTACACGAGCTTTTATGGTTTTTACATGGAGATACAAACATAAAATATCTTGTCGATAATAATGTAAATATCTGGAATTCTGATGCTTATAGATGGTATTTAAAACAAGCTAAAGACAGAGGATTTGAACCAAAATATGATAATATTGATAAATTTATTGAAGCAATAAAAAACAAAAATCTTGATAAATTTTATGAGGGCGAATGGGATTCTATATATAAATTAGGTGACCTTGGTAAAGTTTATGGTTATCAATGGCGTAATCAAAACGGTGTCGACCAAATAAAAGATGTATTAGATGGTCTTAAAACAAATCCATACAGTCGTTATCATATTATTAATGGCTGGAATAAGGCTGATTTTAAAGATATGGCACTTCCACCATGTCATTTACTTTATCAATTTATTGTAAGACCATTAAGTTTTAAAGAAAGAAGAGATTTATCATATTATTATGCTTTAAATTTTATCTTGATTTAAATATGTACCAACGTTCATGTGACGTTGGACTTGGCGTGAGTTTTAATTTAGCTTCAATGTCATTATTATTAATGATTTTTGCTAAATCATGTAATATGATTCTCGGAATTGCAAATTGGATTGGTGGTGATACTCATATATATGTGAATCATATTGAAGCACTTAAAAAGCAATTGTTAAAAAAACCATATAAACTTCCACAAATGTTAATAAATAAAGAATTGAATTCTTTAAATGATATTTTAAATTTAACTATTAATGATTTTGATTTGATTAACTATGAATCACATCCTGCAATAAAAATGGAATTATTTACTGGATTAAAAAAATAGTAGGATTACCATTTATATTTTGATTTTCATAGTATTTATATTAAATAAAATATTATGATTGGAATATATAGAATTAAAAATATTATTAATAATAAATGTTATTATGGTTCGGCAAAAAATATTAAAAGAAGATGGGTTTTACATAAATCAGCACTAAAACATAATAGACATGAAAACATATATTTACAAAGAGCATGGAATAAATATGGTGAGGAAAAATTTATTTTTGAAATTATTGAAGAATGTGAAATTGATAAATTATTAATTGTTGAACAAAAATATTTAAATATAAATCCTGAATATAACATTGGTAAACAAGCAAACGGTGGTGATAATTTAACCAATCACCCCAATAAAACGGCAATTATTAATAAAATTAAATTTAAAATTAATAAAAACATAGAAAATATGTCACCGGAAGAAAGAAAAAGAAAATTCTCAAGACCAATGGAAAAAAATCCGAATTGGAAAGGCGGGTCATCAATTAACTATTGTTTATGCGGTAAGCAAATTGCACCAGAAAATAAATATTGTATTAAATGTTTACCAAGAAAAGGTGAAAACAATCCGTTTTATAATAAAAAACATAGTGAAAATACCAAAAAAATAATGTCCGTACAACGAAAAGGTAAATATAATGGAACACAAAATATAAAATTTAAAATAGATAATATAGAATATTTTTCACTTGGTGATGCTCACAATAAACTAAGTATACCAATACCAACAATACTTTATCGTTTAAAATCAAATAATCCTAAATTTAATAATTATAATTATATTGAATGACAATATTGTACATATTAATAGGATTCTTAATAGTAATAATTCTATTACTTGCTTTGGCATTATATCAATTTTCAAAAAAGGGAATTTATTTATCAGATAAAGAAAAAGAATATATATTATTCACATTTTCAATATTTTCAGAATATGGTGATGATTTAGGTATTCAATCAAAAGAACAACATAAAAAACTTTGTGAAGAACTTGAAAAAATAAAAAATAAACACTTTAAAAAATCAAATAAAGAAGTTTAATTCCCTTATTTATTAATAATTATCTCTTTACGCTTTCAAGTGTAAATATGCTTTGGTCTTTATTCCAATTATCAAAATTAAATGGGTCAATTCCCAATTTTTGTAAATATTTTGTTGTAACTACTTTAGTAATTTTAGGGTCAATTTGCATATCTTTAATATCATCATAAAAATAATGTCTTTTATCTGCTTTAAGTTCTTCTGAATCATAACCATGATAATCCCATCCATTTAAAATTTTATTATTTGATTTCAAAACAGCAAAATGTGTATATTTTGGATTAACACCTCGTGCTACTTCATTAATTGGTTTATCTTGTACTTTATCATATAAATTACTCACAATTAAGTTAAATTCATCTTTAGCTAATTCCAAATCTTTTTCATTGGTAATCCAGAAATAATCAGTGCCTTCTTCGCTATCATTCTCCATTTGAATACCACTACTTCTTAAATCATTAATAATCTGTAATTTTAACTTATCATTAGCACCAACAACAGTTGTACCTTCTCCAGTGAATAAATCATTATACATTGCATCAGTAATTTGTTTTATTTTTTCACTTTCTTGACTTGAAACAATAATTTTTTGTTCTGGTTTATTATAATATCCACCATCAGATGCTACTGCAAGTTCCTCATTTACTGATTCACTATTAGATACTGTTAAAAGTTCCTCATTTAATTTAAATTCGGGATTAACTTTATGCATGACTTCAAAAAGTCTTTGTTTATTATTTGCCATTATATTAATTTTTATATAAATACGTAATTAATTTCCTTTTGTTTCATTTATCTTAAACAATAGAAGTACCTTTTTCACCACCCTCAAAAAATTTGATTGTATCAGAAATTACCGGAACACCAGTTACTCTTTTCCAATATGGAAAAAATCCTCCAATTGTTTTTTTTGTTTCATCTGTAACATTATTTGCACTTTCAACTTCATAATATCTATTCTTTTCACCACTCATATTATATTCAATAATATCACCTCTATTGATTTCTACTTGTTTTTCTTCAAGTTCTTTAAGATATACACCAAAACTAATATTACCAGTATTATCACGAGCAATACCACTTGGATTATTACCATAATTTTCCTGTTTACCTTCTTCGATAGTAACCATAACTTTTAATCTAACTGGTGACATAAACTTTTTATCATTTGCTTTGGTTTGACCATATAAATTATGTGTTTTGGTTTCTATTAAGTTAATTCTATGCAAAATAACTTCTTGCGCATTATCAGTTTCTAAAAATTGTCTACCATACATAATATCTAAATCAATTGAACTTTGAGTTACAAATAATCCATATCGCTGAGATTCAAGGTCAACTATTTGTTTTTTCTTTTTCATTAATAATATTAATTATTTTTATATAAATACTGTTGTTTATTAACTTTAAAGTATTTATATTTGTAATTAATTTAAAATACAAAGCTATGAGATACGATAAAGATAAAAATGATGTTCTTAATATTAGATTAAGTATTGGTTTAAAAGAACAATATTTAAAATTTGTAAAAGATAATGGATATTGTCTATCCAAAAGAATAAGAATTTTGCTTGAAAATGATATGAAAAATGGAAAGTGAAGAATTAAAAGTATATTTAGAAACCAATAATAAATCTGGATATAAAACAAGAGAAATACACATAAAAAATAATTTTCCTGACCTATACAATAAAATTATTGAATTCTCTAATTCAAATAGTTGGCATGAATTATTATATAATTACATTAATAATTTATTTGAAAACCCTAAATGTATATCTTGTAACAAAATATTACATTTAAAAAAATATAATATTGGATATCACAAATATTGTTCAATTAATTGTTTAAATAAATCAGAACAACATAAAGATAAAATAAAACAAACTTGTTTAAATACATTTGGTGTAGATAATCCATCAAAATCAAACGAAATTAAGAAAAAAATAAAAAATAAATTATATAAAAATGGAAAATGGTATAATCAAACGGATGAATGCAAAAATAAAACAAAACAAACTAATTTAAAAAAATATGGTGTTGACCATTTTTCAAAAACAAAAGAATTTCATAATAAAAGAATTCAAACTAATATTAGAAGATATGGTATGGATTCATATAATAAAACAGAAAAATCAAAAAATGAAACAAAAAAAAGAAATTTGGAAAAGTATAATACTGAATGGTTTTTATCAACAAATGAATTTAAAAAAAAATCAAAAAAAACTTGTTTAATTAAATATGGTGTTGACCATCACACAAAAACTGAAGAATATAAAAATAAAATGAAAATTTATTATTTGAAAAAATATGGTGTTGAATATGCTACACAAAATAAAAGGGTTTCCGAAAAAATTGCAGCAACCATGATTGAGAGATATGGCGAATTATGGTTAAAACATGCCCCAAAATATAATCCTAATTCAATAATATATTTAGATTTATTATCAGAAAAATTAGGGATAGAAATTCAACATGCATTAAATGGTGGTGAAAAGAAATTTATAAGATATTGGGTTGATGGTTTTATTGCGAAATATAATATATGTATTGAATGGGATGAAAAACATCATAATGCTAAACGACAAAAAGAACGTGATTTAATTAAAGAAAATTATCTTAAGGAAATGCATAATTGTCATATTATAAGAATAAATGAAAAAGAATTTTTAAAAAATATTGAAGAAAATATAAAACTAATCTCTAATCAAATTAATTCTATAATTTCTTCAACATAACTTGTTTATATCGAGATAATTGGAAATTTTGGAGGTTGGAATTTCATAGCATTGTTAACATTTTCAGCAATATCTGCACGAATTTTAGTCATATTTTCTTGACTTAAATATTCTAATTGGTCTAAAATAAGTTTTTCTGTATCTTCTTTTAACTTAATACCTTCATCTAATAAATGACGATAATCCATTGTAAGTTCTTTTTCTGTAACTCCTATCGAACCCGTATAAAATCCACGAATTCCACCAATAACTATTTTTACTTGAGCTATCAATAAATTTCTTATTTGTTGTTGTGCGATATCATTCATATTACTCCATTGTAATACTTTTGTTGGTGGGTCTGATGGAAGTTTAATAACATCGTTATTTTCTTCTAAACATTTATCTCTACCTTCTTTATTTGTATCATAATACCAATACCAAACCTTTCGACCTGCATAATGTTTTCCCCATACAGAACCAATTTCATAACGACTATCTGGTATTGGATATAAATGTAACATTTTTTCACCTGTTGCTAAACCAGTAATACGATATGTTAATATTGATTGTAATACTCTTTGTTTCATTCTACGGTCTTGTGCAGATAAAAGTGTTGAAAACGTAGGTTGAACGTATAATGCAGGTCTACCTAAATACGACATTCCCATCATACCAGCACTCCATGCATTTAATGCAAATGGGTCAACTAAACCGCCATCAATTTCTGGTGGTGTTTCCCACAATACTTCATTTACTTCACGATTTTTAGGAATAATATAATGTTGTGTATGTCCACTAGTAATAATAAAATCTCTTTTAAGTTCCCAACCAGTAGCTGCTGGAGCATTAGTTCCTAAACCAACTTGTTTTGAATAAGCATATGTAAAACTTTCCATATAAGTATTTGGTTTAGTAGTAAAAGCACTAAGAAAATCACTATTTTCTTTACTAAGACCTTCTAATCCAATCCATTGCTGTTCTATTAACCAAGTATTAACTAATGCAGAATAGTCTTCAACAACCATTTCAAGATATGAATCTAGCATTTCATCTTTAATTTCAAATGGTCGTAATGGATACCCTAATGTATGTTTAACTCTAAGATATAATTTATTTTTATCTACTGTTGTAATTAATGCCATAATAGTATTTTGATATAAATACTAAAAACTTTTTTTAAAAAAACATTTTAATCTCAAAAGATTGTTATATATTTGTGGTACTCAAGATTAAAACATATATGTATAATATTGAATATGAAATCAAATTAAATGAACAGGGGAGACCTTGTATTGATTTATCACAAGATTATGAACATAGACCTGAAGATAAATTCTTTGCCATCGAATTAGCACGATATATACTTCAAGAGGTATATGGTCGTAGAAGTACAGAATTTGATAAGGAAGCAGCTAAAGTAATTGAAACAAGCATCAATTTGCTTGGACAAATTGGTGATGAAATAGCTGAGATATTATGGAATAATATGAAAAGTATTGGTGATTTTGATTTAATTTTAAAGAAAAAATATCATGTAATGGTTGAAACCATTAAATTGAGAGATGAATTAAATGAAAAATATATTCATTATAATGACAAAATTTACACAAGACAAGAAGGATTAAGAGTTCTTGTGCTTGAAAATAATATAATTTATGAACTACAAGGTGGAATAACAAATGAAAATTGGAAAGAATTAACAAATAATGGAAGCGAGACATAAAAAAACTGGAAATAAATATTTAATAATTAATGATAATGTAATTAATGCAACAAATATTAATGACGGTCAATTAATGATATTATATTGTGGTAAAAGAAAAAATTCTGATTCAATTGAAATTTTTGTAAGGGAAAGATTAGAATTTCTCGAAAAATTTAAAATAATTTCTTAATATGAATCATAAACCAACACCAGAACAAGAAAGAATTTTTCTTTTTACAAAAAAAAGACCCGAAAATATACTTATTAAAGCCTTCGCAGGATGTGGAAAAACCTCAACTATTGTTGAAGCAGTTAAATTACTACCACAAAATAAAAATATTATGTTTTTAGCATTTAATAAACATATTCAAGAAGAATTAAAAACCAAACTACCTGAATATGTTAGATGTTATACTACTTATGGTCTTGGTACTTCAGCAATTAAAAGAAAATATGGTGATAAAATTCAATTTGATGAATTTAAAGCAGATAAGATAATATTAAAAAAATCAAAAAGTTGGGAATTACATGATGAATTTAAAGATGAAGAAGAAATTGGATTTTATTTAAATAACATAAAAAAACTCGCTAATTTATGTAGATTAACACTTACTACAAAATCAGAATATATTCCATATATTTCCGAAAGATATGATATTCCAATAAATAAACCAAAAGATATTAAAAGAGTATTAAAAGTCTTGGATGAAATGACAATAGATAGAAAAACATTTGATTATACAGATATGATATATTTACCTGCTGTTGATAATAGTATTTGGATGTTTCCTCAAGATTATGTTTTTATTGATGAAATACAGGATTTAAATAGATGCCAAATTAAAATTGTTGAAAAAATATTAAAAAAAGATAAAACAAATGGAAAAATTATTGGTAGATTAATTAGTGTCGGAGATTTTTTCCAAGGGGTCTACGGTTTCAACGCAGCAGATGACAAGTCTTTCGAATGGTTTGAAAAATTTCCAAATACAAAAATACTTCCACTTTCAGTATCATTTAGATGTTCAAAAAATGTGATAAAAAAAGCACAAGAAATTGTTCCTGATATTAAAGCATTAGATAATGCCCCTGATGGTATAGTAAGAGATGGTAATGTAATTACTGAAGCGCAAAGTGGTGATTTTGTATTATGTAGAACTACAATGCCATTAGTAAAACTATTTTTTGAATTTCTTACACTACATAGAAAAGCAATTATTAAAGGCTCTGATATTGGTGTACATCTTATTGAATTAATTGGTAAAATTAATAATATTGATAAATTAATTAAATTCTGGGAAAAAGAATTAGCAACATTTAGACGTGATTTAATGTCAGAAGGAATATTAAATCCTAATGAACATAGTGGATATACTGCTCTTGAAGATAAGGTGATGACATTATTATTTTTAGCCAGACTTTCTGATAGTATTATTGATTTAAAATATAAAATAAAAACAATATTTACTGATGAAATACAAGGAATTTGTTTAAGTACTGTACATAAAATCAAAGGTTTAGAAGCTAATAGAGTTTTTATAATCAGACCTGATTTATTACCGTTACAAAATGTTAAATCTTGGCAATATATTCAAGAAAAAAACCTTGAATATGTGGCTTATACAAGAGCTAAACTTGAACTAATATTTGATAGAAATTGGACAGATGAAAAATAATAAATTATAATATGGAATGGAAAGTTAAAATCGAAAGAAAAGAAAATCAAAGGATTGTTGTAAAATTCAATCCAGAAGCAGAACATTTATATTTTTATGGTCAATATAAACCTCATAATCAAGAATGGGTGACATTTAGTGAAAATAAATGTAAAATATTTGATATTGATGCAAATACAATTCAAGAAACATTATTAAGTACTTATGAAATAATGAAAAAAAGACTTGATAAATATAATGAAATTGCAGAAGGATTTACTTTAATTAAAGTAATCGAAATTCAGGAAAAATAAATTATTATTTAGTGTTTGCACCCATATTGCTTCCAAGTGAACCGCCAGTATTAGCAATAGGTTTTTCGTGATTTTGATTTTCTTTATTCATTGCTTCAATCGTTGCATTTAATGAACCAATCGAAGAATTAATATTACCAAGTTTATCATAAAATATTTGATTTTGTGATTTTTGGTCTTCAAACATTTTGCTATAAACCTTTTCAGTATTATCAACTTTTGGTACTATAACAATTTGATAAAACCCATAGAAAATTCCTAATATTGTACCTATTGTAGCAAAAAAACTTTTTAAAGTAAACACTATTTGAGTATTTGCATTTATTTGTACTTTAGTATTTATATCTGTTGTAGTTACTTTCTTTCTCATTATTTCTTTATTTATTTTGAAAATAATTAGAACTTTCCCAAGAAATTTTAATATTAATTGTATCATTGCTTGTTTCATACCAGTAAATTATTGTTGGTTTAGTATCAATTATTGCAGTAAATCCATTTGGAAATTGTTCATGTGTAACTTCAATGTCATTAATAAATACTTTTGCATTATATATCCATGTCTTTACTAAAATATTATTTCTTTTTGATTCACTAATTAAAACTAATTCATATCTATATTTAGGTAAATTAGCTACTGTTTTTTGTGTAATATTATAATTAGCATATGTTAAAACTTTTTGTTTTGTTATATAAGATGAAATAATAATTTTATCTACATATACATTATCTATAGATTTATCCACTGCCACATTACTCCAAGTACCAAGAGTATCATAAACAATTTTTTTATCATAAGATTGTGCTTTTAATGTTAAAATTGGAATAAACATTAAAAATAACAAAAAATATAATTTTTTCATAGTATTACTATTATTGCTATAAATACTTCAATATAAATAAAAAAAGGGATTGAATTCAATCCCTTTTTTCTTTATTTATTACTTAATTGATTACTGTAAGTCACCAATTCCAAATGTCTGTAAACCATCACAGTAAATTCTACCATAATATCTGTTCAATACCATTTTCTTTGCATAACGAGTCATGATACCACGAATCGGTGTAAAGTCAAATGGATTGTACATTACAGGAGTTAACTGCATTGGTACGTATGGAGCATATATGTAACCTGTTTCCAAGATACTTGTTCCTTTATGACCAATTAATACTGTATTAGCTGGTGAATAAGGGTCACGATATACTAAATATCTTCCACTAAGAGTACCGATTTTTTCAATACCCATGTTATACTTATCCTGTTCAGGAGCAGCATTACTTACATGGAAATATTCAAGGTCATCGAATACTGCACTTACTTCAGGAGATACAACTACCCATGATGCACCACCACGCAATGTCGATTTGTGGATTTGAGCAGAAATTTGGTTAATCTTTGTTACCAAAGTTTGATTCCAGTCTTTCTGTACACCATAGTAAGTGTTAGTTCCTTTACGAAGTCCGTTATAGTCCCAACGAGCAGTCCAAGCAGCACCTCTACGTAAATCACGAAGAATTTCACGGTCAATTTCAGCAGCCATTTGTTCTGACAATAAAGCTGTTAATTCAGCTTCAGCGTCAATGTTATGGAATGCACTAACGTCCTGTGCCAATTCAGGTGTCCACATAGCACGCATTTTACGTGTTTCTACAGATACTGTTACTTGGTCAAGTACGAAAGTTACTTCAGCCATTCTTGAATCTTCTTCAAGGTCGCTGTAAGTTCTATAAATTGCTTTAAATGTAGTTGTGCCAGTTGTGCCAGACAATGGTTGATAACCATTTGCGCCCGGATATTGAAGGTCAACAACAAAAACAATTTGTCCTAATTTATTAACAATACCTTGTCCATATTTCTGAACTTTTACGTTGAAAGGAATAGGATTACCAGCTACAATAGTTTCACTTGCATAAGGAGCAGGTGCGGTTAAAGTCTTATTTGATATGATATGTAAACCAGCAAGGAAAGATTCAGTATCAATCTGAACACCAGCAGGACCGATTAATTTACCATCATTAGTAGTTGAAAAACCGCTAAGTGTTATTGTTGCAAATTTGTCAGTACCAAGTGTGAATGCTGCAACTGTAGTTGCACCAGTAGCTACACTCATTGTACCTTTTGAACGGTCAAATAATGAAGTACCTTCATCGTTATATGAAGTTGCATAGAATGCATCATACAATGAACGTGTTTCAAATTGTGTTAAACTTGTGGTTGGTTTTTCAGCAGCGTTGCCATAAGCACCGTCTGGTGATGTGTGTAAATTACCCGGAGTGGTTGTTGTAGTAGAGCTATCTACTCTAACACTTGTTTTTGGGTTAATATAGTACAATTTACCAATAGGTAAGTTAAGTGCTTGTACAGACACGATATCATTTGCTAACAATTTAGCAAATACTCTTCGGATTACAGGGAATGCAACAGTTTCGAACTGACCACTTGAAGAAGAATCACTTGATTCATTAATCATATGTGACAATTGATTTTCAAACAATTGTGCGCAGTTTTCTTTTACGTTACCTTCCAAACCTTCTAACAAACCGATTTTTTCCCATCTGTTAGTAGTTATTTCTCTTTGTTCACGGAGTTGTTTTAATCCAATATTACCAACTTCCGCAGATTCCATTAAAAATCCCATTTTATTTATTTATTTAATTTTTTTTTAATTAATTATTTTTTTGCTTCTTGATTTTTCTACATACTCAATTAAATGTTTCATTCTATTAATGTGTTCATTATTTTCGTATGCCGTTTTTTCAACTACTTCATCAAGTTTTTGTTTTGAAGACGGTTGTATCGAAGCAGATACTTTGTTTTCAATGTTTTCAGTTAAAGTTTTACGGCTACCTTTCATTTCAGTAAGGATTGCTTTATACTTTTTCTGTGATTCAGCAATTGTATCAATTTTTTTAAATTCATTGATAATTTTAATTTTATCATCTTGCGTTAATGCCAATGTTTCATTTACCAAAAGGTTATTTACATGAGCCAAATTGGTATTGAATGTTGCCATTTCTTTCAATTGATTGCGATATTTTTCCAATGCAGATTTATATTGTTCCACTAATGTAGTTACTGATTGTTTGTATTTCTTAGTTTCATTTAATTGTTTTGTTAATTTCTTATTTTCATCAATTAAACCACCAAGTTTTTTATCAGATTCGGTTTGAAGACCACTACGCATTTTGTTTGCTGCAGCAGTATCTCTATATCCTTTACCGGGTATAGTTGCTGTTACTTTTTTCATATTTGCAAGTGTTTGTGTTTTACTTTCTTCAATTTCACTTTCTGAAACACCACTACCACCTAATACGGCTTCAACGTCTTTGTCAGTAATTGGTTCTTCATCAATAAGTTTGTCAGTAGGACCTTGTGCATGCTGTGTATTTATTTGACTGTCCGTGCCATAAGTTTGAGCACCATCAGTTGCACCACCAGCGTGCATTTCTTCTATGTTTTTTTCGTCAATAAGTTTATCAGTAGGACCTTGTGCGTGTTGTGTATTTATTTGACTGTCAGTGCCATAAGTTTGAGCACCATCAGTTGCACCACCAGCATGCATTTCTTCCATATTATTACCCATTGATTTAATCATTTCATCAATTTGACTTCTCATATTAACTAATTGATTAAATGCAATTCCTTTATTGCCTTTTTCCATATATGAAGGTGATTCTGGTGCGATACCTTTCAGTTCCTCACCAAGTCCTTGCATAGTTGAAATTTCTTGTTCGATTTCATCCATTGTAATGACTTCATCTTCATTTCCTGCACCTTCTAAAGCAGAACCTACTCCATCAACATCAAGTTCTGTTATGTTAAATTCTTCAGTTTGAAGTGGTTTTTTTGCTTTTTCATCGAAAGGTTTGCCGTCACCAGCAGTTTCTTCGACTTTTTGAACACCCTTTGCTTTTTCTTTATAAGGGTCACTTTTGCCTACAGTATCAGTGATTTTTACATCTTCTTCAACTTTTGCCACTTTTTTTGCTGGTTCTGTGAATACACCATCTTTTCCAGCAATTTCTTCAACCTTTTTGGTCTCTTTTACTTCTTTTTTCATATCAGATTCTTTATTTGATTCGGTTTCACCTACAACTATAGGTTCTTTTGTTTCGTCAAGTTTTTTATATGACTCTTTTGTTTTTTTATTTTTATTTTGTAATTCTTCCTTTAATAAGTTATTAAACTTTTCAGGAAATTCTTCAGCTAATTTTTGTTTAGCATTAGCTTCCGCAGATTCCTTGATTGCATTATAATCAGTTAATGCTTCTTTGATTATCGATGATTTCTTATCGTCTTTCATATTATTAATGTCGTAACTAATACCATAATTTTTATATAAATACATTCTCTTTACGAAAAAGTGTAATTACATACTAAAATTCTTATTTGTAAGTCTTTTTTATAATAAGAAATTATTAATTGCTTTTATTATTTTACCTTCTTCTTCCTTAATAAGAATACCATTTTTGTTTATATAATTCTCACCAAAACTTTTATCACCACGTTTTTCTGGAAATAAATATGCACCCGGAGTACTTGGAGTTGAAACTAAATCGAAACCAATTAATTCAAAATCTCCTTGAACTAAATTTTCACCATTTATTTCTTTAAGTGTTCCAACACCACGACTTGAAATTCCTAATTTAATTTTGTTTTGCAAATACAAAACAATTTTATCACCAATTACAGAAACAACACCATATCTAATATATCCGGGACTAACAATTATTTTTAATTGACCATATAACACATTTTCTTGTTCACCAGTACCCCACCACATTTTAGTAATCATATGAGAAATATTTTGAAGTGATATGATACTGGAATTACCTGTCCAATGTGATTTACCATTTACTTTAATTAAAAAATTTCCATTTTTTACTCTTACACAAGCAATATTATCATCGAAATTTATTTCACTTATTTTTATACTTCTTTTATCTAAATAAATATGTTTTGTTTTTGAAATATTTAAATTATATTGTAAATGACTATTTTCTAATTTAATTAATCTTTTTTTATTTGCGTCTTCAGTAATATACTCAACAGTACCATCAGAAAGAATCATTTCCCTTTTTAATATTTTATGGTCAATAATTTCTCTATCTTTTGGTTGATAAGTAGTAATATTACCACAGCCACCAATCTTAATTAAAACTTCATGTAAATCTTCAATTAATTGTTTTGATATCGAAAAAACTGATTCTTTACGTATTTTATTGATAGTTTTATTTTTTATTAATCTTCCATCACCTAATTCAAACCATCTAAACAATATTTTCAATAAATCGGAAGATGCTTGTTTTAATTCAATAGGAATATATTTATTAAATGAATCACCTAAAACATATAAATAATCATATAATCTAGCATCATTTATGTGATATTGACATTTACCATCATTATGTTCATCCTTCCAATATTTAAAAGGTAATTTTTTTAATAAATTTTCGATTATTATTTTCTTTTCAATATTCTTTTGTGTTATAACAACATCGTATCCCTTTAATTTATATTGATTTGATTTAGTTCCACCACAATGACCTTCAGCTAAATATATTCCTATAAATGCAAACCAATCTTCAGATTTAATATTTATTGATTTTGTGTATTTTTCGATTAAGTCATGTTTATAGTTAAAACTTAAAGTATTTTTATTTACACCGTTTAAAGTAAAATATTCCAAATATTGACCATTCCATTTAGCAGTTTTTAATATTTTATATTTACCTGACGATAAAATATTATTTTTATTATCATAAATATCTTTAGCATAATAATATTCTTGTTTACGTTTAGAATCTTCTAATAAAAATCTATGATTTGCAGTAACCGTTAAATCAATATTAGTTCCCAAAAATTTATACATTTTGCCTTCATATGGCATATATATTTTTTTATCGATTTTTTGAATCTCAATTTGATTAGTATCTATATTAAGTGTTAAAATTTCTTCATTGTCTGAAATATCTTTAAACCATTTCCAACCACTCTTTGTAAGTATTTGAGAATTAGATGCTTGCACACAATCGGGATGGTCTGCTTCTGATACTGCACTATTTGTATTAACTAATTCCTGATATATTTTAACTTGTGGTATTAAAACATCTTTGGGATAAATTCGACCATTTTTGTTTTTAACACCCCATTTTTGTAATATACAATTAACTAAAACTGGTTCATTAGGTTTAAGTTCAAAATTTTCATTAAGAATATCTTTATTAATTTCAGAACTAATATATCCTGCGTCATGTTCTATAAGAATCCCAAATCCTGTTTGACCTGCTTGTATTATTTTACTTTCGTTTAAAGGAAATATCATACTCATTATTAAATGTCTTTTATATAAATAGTTTCAAATGCTATTTTATTTCAACAGCTATTTTAGGTTTTTCTTCTTTAATTATATTTTCTTTATAATCATTTGTATTTTCAATAAATATCTGAGTTTCTAATTCTGCTAATATATTATTAAGCAATAAATTAATTTCCTTGAGTTTATCTAATTTTTTTTGCATAAAACATAAGGATTATTCTGGGATTGTTATTTTTCTTACTTGCAATTGAATTTCATCAAGTTTTTTTAAGATTTTTTCAGATTCTACTCTACCAATTTTTTCACTTAAATCTAATAATATTGAAACGCCATTTAATACATGTAATGTTTCTTTTTCAGATTCCATCCATTGACGATTTCTTTCTTCTTCACGCTTAAGCATTTCAATTCTAATTTTTTCTAAAGTATCTGAATGTTCTTTTCTGATAATATCAACCTTTGCAACATGTTGTTGTTGTATTAATTTTATTTCTGCACTTTTTTTCTTTAATGCTCTCATCATAACCAATGTTATTGGAAAAAATAATATTCCTGAAACAATAAATAAATAAAAAAATATATTTTGCCATATTTGCACTTGTAATAATATTGATTGAAATAACATCATTTTCGTTTTCTAATAAATAGTATAAATAACTCGATTGTCTTTACTAATTTTTATATTTTTTGTTATTCTGTATTTATATAAAAAATTGATAGATGGTAAATGACCCTACAATAACAAAAGGTGCACATTCAATTATTAATGGTAATGTAATTCTTGTAGAACCTAATGATATAAATATAAATAATAATTTAATTGATGGTGTTCCATTCGTTAATGGTATACCACAATATCAAGATATGTTTATTTTTGCAGAATTAACTGCGGTAAGTAAAGGAAGGTCAGTTATTATTAATTCAACAGTAACAAGTGATAATGGTAAAAAAATAAATTTAATGGGACCAAATCAAGATAAAACATCTGATAATCCCGATTATTTAAATTTTACCACAAATTATTATGACGGTAGTATGGGTAATAAAGATGTTCTTGAAAGTTTTGGTATTACCAGTATTAAAATAACAGTTAATTCATCCTATGTCCCACAAGTTACTATTCAATTTGTAGATATAAGAGGATTATCATTTTTTAATACTAAAAATTCACCATATAGAGCATTATTTGATTTTCCACCACCAATGTTCATGTTAACAGTTAAAGGATATTATGGTAAAGCATTAACATATAAATTACATCTCGTTAAATATACAACAGAATTTCAAGCAGAAAATGGTAATTTTATAATTAATGCTGATTTTGTTGCAATGACATTTGCGCCATTAAGCGATATATTATTTAGATATATTGTAAATGTACCATTAATTACGCATAATGAATCAATAAATCCTGAAGCAAAAAATCCACCAAGAACTACATATGAATTAATAATTAAATTAAGAAATTTATATTCAGATATTGATAAAAAATTTAAGGCACAACCAGTAAGTCATGATTATGATGTAGTACTTAATAAATTAACCGAAATTAATAATGCAATACTAACAATAAATGAATTTAATAAAAATGATAAATTAATAAGTAAAGGAAAAATACATTTAATAGTACAAATGGTACAATCCATAGTACCTAATGCAAAACAAATTCCAACAACGCAACCAAATCAAAATTCTGATTATCAAGAAATTAATAATTTGAATCAATTTGATGATATGTTAAAAAAACAATCAACATCTGGAACTGAAATTAATTCAAATATGAGATTATGTATTGGATATGTTGCAGGAACTAATATACCGACACCTGATGCAAGTACTGGATATACTGCAAATGTAAGTCGTATTAATGGATTAATAAATACTTTAAATGCGTATCGTGATAGTCTTATTAAACCAGTATCAATAACAAATAAAAACATTCCAAATGCTGTTTATAAATATGGTAAATATAATATAGAATCAGGAACATATCAATCAACAAGATATGTTATGCTTGATATTACTGATTATTATACTGAATTATACAAAACAAATATTAATTTAAATAAACAAAAAAATGACCTTGCATTAGATATAAACAATAAAGTCAATGATATTGTTATCAATGATTTAGGCATGATACCAACTGTATATAATATATTTAAAATAATTTTAAATGATGTTGATACCTTTTTTGATACGCTCAGAGATACATCAAATTTAGCAGAAAATTATCATAATAGAATTCCAGATAAAACAATTATTGGTGGTAATAAATTATATGCGGATAATTTACAACAAATTTATTCGTTTCCATTAGTTATTCGACAATCTCAAGTAGCTGGTGGTACAAAAGAAGAAAGAATTGCACCAATTGAATTACAAAAACAAGGTGCTGATTTTCCCGAATTAACACTTGTACAAAATTTTATTGATAGTTTCCAAAAACAACACAATATTCAAGCACAACTTGATATGAGAGCCGAACAAAATGATGATGGTAGTTATAAGTGGATACCAGTATCCCCATTTGACTCAATACTTGGTGGTGCATCTCCAGTAAGTCCATATATTGGAACAATTAATTCTTCTTCCGATAAATTAACACAAATTTATCAAATTTTATTAAGAAGGTATTACATATTATCTCAAGGTACAATTCCTAATGTATATGTAAATAATAATGATGTAACTAATCAATATATTAATTTATATGCAGCTTCAGAAGCAGCAAATTTAGCTGCATCACTTGGAACACAATCAAATCCAGATTTTATTGATGCTGTAAAAAGTTCTATAGAAAATTATGCAAAAACTAATGGACTTGTTACATTTTATAATGATATGTCAAAAGTTTCTGAAAATGGTATTAATTTATATAATTTAAATAATATTCCTAATGGAGTAAAAGAATTTCCAATAACACCAACAGATGATACAAATGGACTTGTATATGTAAATAAAAATAATATTGGTTTTGAAGGAATTAATTTATATCCATCTCCTATTATTATGAGAACTGCAAATGATACTCAAAATACAAATAATCCTATTGATAAATTTACTTCTGGTGTAGAAGGTCCTTGGTATAAAACATTATTTGTTGGCAGTCCTCGTGAATTTTGGTATAACTTTACTCAAGAAAATGTATTATATATTAAAGATGTTGAAGATAAAGATGGTGATTTTACTAATGACAATACTGTATATAAATCAAGATATTTAGGTGGTTTAGTTACAGCAGCAATTATAAATAATGGTGATGTAATAACAACATTTAATAATTCATTAGCAAATGGTAACACATTTGGTGATTCTTCACATTTTTATGCCAGTGGTAATCTTGAAAATGCTACAAGTATTGTTGATGTATGGAGAGATTGTTTATCATTTAGAGTAACAAATATTGAAAAATCTATAGAAAATTCTGTTGATAAATTAATATATAATAAAATAATTAATATCAATTTATATCCAAATAATGCACGTTTAAGTGCATTATTATTGATATCAAATTTTGGATTTGCATTAGGACCTTTTAATTTATTTCCTAATGGCTTAAATGAATTAGTATTCACCACACCAGCAGTAATTGAAGTTCCAACATACTTACCATTATATATTGGAGCATTAATTGATGCAATCGAAGGTGGTGATACATATGTTCCTTGGATTAATACAATTATAGATTTTTATACAAAT